TAGTTCAACATCACAAATGTTGATCAATTTATGTCATAAATTGAATAATTTTGCCCGACGAATAGACGACGCCTCCAGAGCCCTGCAGCTGAGCGGAGAACCGTCGCTGGTTATAACGAAACTCAAATATAACCTAATAATACACATAAATAAAAGAAAATTAAAATTCGAGCGATAATAAAACAGATCCAAGATAAACGATGACCAGAAAGATAACGCGAGCGGACCGGTGCCGGGCCTCCTGGAAAGACTGGAAATATTAAATTTAGTTTACGCGAGGAACAAAAGAAATGATTTATATAACAACTTTACAGCACAGAAAACCAAGACAAATAACATGGGAAGATGTTATCGCTGATAAGTTGACACTGAACGATTTTACTTTAGACAATTCAAATTCTTCTGGTACAATAACAAGAAAATATGAATCAATAGAAAAAACAATATTAGACAAAATCAATGTCAATGAAATGATTAAATGGCTTAGCCTATTTAATCAAGAAAACGAAGAATTGTTTAAAGTAGATAGAAACAAATTATATTATAGTTTTAAAATACCTAAATCATCTGGCGGATTTAGACAAATTGATGCGCCAAATGATAATTTACAAAACGCATTGAGAAAACTAGTTAATTTCTTAAGCGAAGATTGCGGAGTTCTTTACCATACATCCGCATTTGCATACATTAAGAAACGTAGCATAGTAGACTGTGTAGCAAAACATCAAAAAGCAGACAGTAATTGGTTTCTTAAAACTGATTTCAGCGGGTTCTTTCCTTCTACAACGCTTGATTTCGTTATGAATATGTTTTCGATGATCTTTCCACTTTCGGAAATATGTAAAATAAAAGAAGGAGAAGCGGAATTACGAAAAGCATTGTCGCTAGCCTTTAAAAATGGCGGGCTTCCTCAAGGAACATGTGCATCACCTTTCATAACAAACGCCATGATGATACCCATTGATCATATATTATTTAATAAGCTTACAGAACGCAAATTAGTATACACACGTTATGCCGATGATATATATGTGTCTGGTGAAGAGTGCTTTCCTTGGAAAGATACTGTAAAACTTATCGAACAAACACTAAAAGAGTTTAACGCTCCGTTTATCATTAAAAACGAAAAGACTCATTTTGGTAAAAAGGCTGGACGATCAGCTAATTGGATGCTTGGACTTATTTTGAATAAAGATAATGCAATTACTGTATCCGCGAAGAAAAAAAACTATTTTAAGGCGGCTTTATGCTCGTTTATACTTGATACACTACATAATAAGCCATGGAGCATTGATGACGTAATGACGCTAAGAGGGCAACTATCATATTATACAATGGTAGAGCCAGATTATTTCAACAAAATAATAACGCAACAAAATAAAAAGTGGAATGTAAATGTAAAAGATATGTTCAAGAGATATTATAATGGGTAATGAAAAGAAATGCTGAAAAGCTCATTTAATGTTATTGGATGAATCACAATAAATAAGTCTCATGTATATATTTAATTAAATTTCCTCCTGAAGGCACACCTAAAGGTGAGCCTTCAGGATTAACTTTAATTAAATATATACATTTTAACTATTACATAGTTTAGTTTTCATTACACGGAGCGGGATTTTACTCGCTCCTTTTTTTAATCTCAAAGATATAAAGGAAACATAAGAAAGGAAGGAAAGCTCTCCCTGTGTGTTTCCTTTATGCTTATTTGGAGTCGTGCACCAAATAAGCTGAGCCGTATTAAAGATTACAGTGATAATCTATACGGCTCAATATATGGTGAGGTGACCGAGTGGACTATGGTAGCTGTCTTGAAAACAGATGAGCATTCGCTCCGCAGGTTCGAATCCTGCCCTTGCCGCCAACAGTTGCGCGTAAGCATTAATGCAGAGCTCGCCACTCTGCGCTGCAAATTTAATAAAAAGAGTTTTCTGGATACGAAAATAACAGACTCGTCCGGGGGAAACGCTACAACAACTCTCTTGCTTCAGTATGCTCTATAGGCAACCATCGACTCCCTTCAAAAGCAAGTTCTCGTGTTGTTTGGGGCTGTACATTCGCGTGCTACAGTCCCTTTTTTTTCGACATTTTCGAGCGGCAGAACACTTATTGGTCATTCCGTCTGTATAGTGTCAGACGTTAAAAGTGTGTACAGCACCTCCTTTCTTAAGAAACAACCGACCAATAGGACACTGCTACTTTCGCCAGCTCAAGCATGAACCCGTAGTAGTGCATGTTTCTCGCTACGCATTAGGGTAGGCAGCTCTAAAAGGCGTTGACCATAGGGTATGGAAGGATGGTCTGGCTATGCGAAACGCCCATAACGCATAGTCATTTTTTATTTCGGTACCTAACTTTGAAGCCTTTCGAAAATTGGTATAAAGGAAAAGAAAGTAATTTCCATTTTGTGGAATTTCTACATACAACAAAATAAATGAAAGGGAGGAGCGTTTTGTCTGTTAAAACCTATTTACAGGAACAAATCAGATTGGTTTCGTTATCTAGTTATGATTTATTTACAGAAGAAGAACACGATCTGTATATGCAGATTATTGAATTAAAAAACGAACTAGATAAACTTGACGAAGATGATGAAAAAAGAAATGATATTCTTGAAGAAAAACAAGTTATAAAAAAGAAACTAGAAGATTTAATATTAAAACACGGTGAAACGCCTCGAGTCGTAAGACTTCAGTCAGTTATTTATTATCCAAAGGATGCGGACTACCCTTTCCCTGAAGGAATCACATACAAAAGCTTAAAGACTAACAAAAAAATAGCTGAGTTCTGTTGTGAATTATCAAGAGCAATGGGATTGGAGAATTTAGATTGCACTTTGGATTTGGTTGTAGTTAAATGGAAAAACCTTGAAGTGCTTCGACAGCTCGTAATGAATGGAATAATAATGCCTATATTAACCCAGAATGGGGTTGAAAATAGGCATTATAGATTTTTTACGGCTTCTGCTGGACAATTGAGACGAGACAAACTTGTTCTTATTTCAGACGATGCATGGGAAAAAGTCCATAAACGCTTGGAATGCGGTATGAGTTGGGACTTGATTAACGAAAGAGGCTCGTTAAATCAAAACAAGTATCTTGCTTATCTTGCATTGTCTGCTTCTGCAACAGAAGAGTGGAAAGATTTTGATATTGATCGTTGTATTGTAATACCAGAGTTTGAAGCGCCTGTTACAGACCGTATGATGTATATTAAACCAGATTACTCATATGAAATAGGTATGAGAACTGTAACTATTGACCATACAGACGGCTGCGGAATGATGTTGCCAGAAGTATCAAAATCTAATTTTATGGTACGTGGCGATTGGATTAAAGGGTTGCTTGGAAGCTTTGATTTTATAATGTTTTGTACCGTAAATAAAGTTAAGCCGATCATAAAAGATGCCTGGGGAGTTGAACATGATTTAGTAAAAGAAAGAATTAATATAATTCTTACTACGTCGATGTTTAAACTTTGGAAGCTTTATAAATCATGGGATGAATATAAGAAATTCTATAAAGAAAATGACTGCAGATTCTGCAGAACAAACTATGAAGAAGATTATATTAAAGACACAACAATCAATTATCAAATGTTGCAAACATGCCAATTAATGACGGATGAAGAGATAAAACAATTTACACAAAAAGAACATGATCGCATAAACAGTTTGTGTAAAGATGAAGACGCTATGTTGAAAACACTAAAAGCAGATACAGAATCTGAACAACCTTACAAAGCAGCTTTAGCGTATTATCCAGAATTATTGAGAGAAGCGTACAGCAGAGAAAGCTTAAAGAACATAAGAAGACGAATGCTTTTAGATGCTAAATCCGGAAGGTTAAAATGCAGCAACAAACGTTTGTTTGTTTTACCTGACTTTTATGCATGTTGTCAGCATTGGTTTCTTGGAGAAGAGCAGCCAAAAGGGTTGTTAGCAAAAGACGAAATTGCGTGTAAGGTTTTCAGGCTTCATGATAAAGCCGACGTTCTTCGATCTCCTCATTTATATCTGGAACATGCAATACAAAAGATAAGCCACGATCCGAATGTTTATGAATGGTTTTATACGAATGCGGTACACACAAGTATACATTCGATGATATCACGTATTCTACAATTTGATGTCGATGGCGACCAGTTAAATGTTGTTGTAGATCCATTGTTTGTTGAAGTCGCAGAAAGAAATATAAAAGAATTTGATATTGTTCCTTTGTTTTATGATGCTGAAAAAGCTAAAGCCGAGCCTATCACAAAAGAATCTTTATATGAAGGACTTAAACGAGCCCATGAATATTCTAATATAGGAGAAATTTCAAATATGCTTACTCGTTTATGGAATAAAGATAATCCAGATAGAGTAGCGGCTGCCCTGTTAACATATTTGAACAATCTAAGAATTGATGGTGCTAAAACTGGCGTTGTCCATGAATATACTTCATACCCGTCTGTTGCCAAACAAATAGGAAAGGCAACTGGAGGTAAAAACGGACGTATGCCATTCTGGTTTAAGTTCTCAAAAAATCAGCGTTCTGAAAAAGATAACAAACAAAAGAAATATGCCGAACCAAACAATTCTACAATGAATCGCATATGCAGATCGTTCGACGATATAGGGAATATTAATATGAATTACGCTGGCATTCCTCCTTTTAACTGGCAAATGTTATTAAAGGAGCCATGTGCAAATTCATATATGGAAATTCCTGAACTATTTTGCGAAATGGATAATGCAAATCTTGCATCAGTCATAGAATCGCAAGAGAATTCATATGCGAATGAAAAACAATTGATAAATGGTTATGCTTTAGTGGCAGAAGACATAATCGACCGTCTTGTAGAAAAATGTGGATCTTTGGAAGAAGCTTATCCTCATGTGGCAAAGTATTTATTCGCTGGTGACGGAATGAATAAGTCTGCGCATAAACAAATGTTCTGGAGAGTGTTCGGTGAGATAGCGCTGGATAATATAAAATGGAATTTAATAAGCTGTGATATCTGTCCTGTATGTGGGATGAGAGTTCCAAGTTGGGTAAAAGTTCATAACTGTGTTAAGAATACTCAAGGTTTTTTTGAATGTATTGATTGTCATACAATTTGCGAAAGAACAAATTCCAAACAATGTAGATGTGAAGAATGCCAGGACAAATATAAACATAATCAAAAAAGAATAAGACAACGGCAGAGAAGAGAACTGCAGAAAGAGTTGATGACAAAACGTTCTACTCGCTTGCAATTGTTCTCGACAGAGATATAAAAAGCGGTGAGTTCTGGCCTTCATACGTTTTGTGTAAAGCAAATACAACATCTACGAAAAGATCAGGATGGCGCGTATTAAAACAGTTTGGAAAAAGAAAACAACAAGACCTTAGAAAAATTCTTGTAACATCAATACATGGGCATGAAGACATGCTTGACTATTTATCGGACTATAGAACTCAAGACAGTTTTAAAGGAAAACATTATTATCCAAGCGGAGCATTATGTTGGTTTGAGACAAATAAATATGGAGATCCAATAGGTTCTGTTTATTATGTTCGTAAAATACCTGATCTTAATCTTCTTGCTTTGCCGCTAAAACAACGTGGATATAAAAAACTCATTGAACAAAAAAACAAAAAGAAGAACATCAATGAGATACTTGCAAAAGAAATAGATTTAGAAGAAAGATCTTTCAAAAAACCACAAATACATCAATAAAGAGAGGATAAAATAAAATGCCTGCAAAAAAAGTTGTTGAAGAAAATACAGAAGAAAAAGACGTTGATCTCATACATCAAAATATGAGATTCTATGGTAAAGTTCAGGACACTCCTAAAGAAGCTCAGAAGTCCTTTAACAATGGTAGGTTTAGTGGTACGGATATTAATCCAATGTGGCGCATTAAGAAACTTACCGAAGTGTTTGGACCATGCGGCTTTGGATGGTGGACACAAAACGTCAAATATAATTTCGTTACTTCTGAACAGACTAACGAAGTTGCGGTATTTTGTGAACTTGAGCTTGTTGTAGTAGATCCGGAAACAGATTTGGAAAGTCATCCAATCTATGGTGTAGGCGGAAACACGTTTGTAGCACAGAGAAAGTCTGGTCCTCAGTCTTCTGACGAGGCTATGAAGATGGCTTATACCGATGCTCTTTCCATAGCGTGTAAGGCTCTTGGTTTCAGTCATGATATTTATTATCAGGCTGATAGGACTAAATATACTTCTATGGAAGCAGAGCCATCTCCTGAAGACTACAAGGTAATTACAGATAGAATCCAAAAGGGTATTGCATTGGTCACTAAAGACATGAGCAAAGAAGAAAAGGATAAGTTTGGTCAGGATGTAGTAGCAAAATATATTGGTTCAATCAATTATATGACATGCAAAGACATGACTAAGCTTAAGGCATTGCTCGATGCTCTGCTCGAATTGGCTAAAAAAGCTGCTTAAACTATACCACCAGTTTAGGCAGTGACACTTGCATTGACCAAGAACTGGTGTTAAGTCACCCGGAGATGTGCGTCGTCTCCGGGTGTTTGTCTGAATAAAGAAATTATATTTAAGAGAAATGCATCAGACCTTATGGCGCAAATATAGAAATTAGGTGGTAAGAATTATGGCAAACTGTGCTAAAGTAGGTTTACTCGGTCGTATAACAACTGAACCAGCAAAGAAAGACTGGCAAGGAACAACTGTAGTTTCTTTTTCTATGGCAGTTAATACGACTAAAAAAGAGGGAGACAATTACATTTCGGACTTTTATAACATTTCTGTTTGGGGAAAGTCTGCTGAATTTATTCTTCCTCGCATATCCAAAGGCTCTATGGTTCAGGTATATGGCGACCTGATTCTACAGAAGTATACTGCCAAGGATGGCACTGAGAAACAGTCATTAAGTGTTCGTGCAACTGAAGTTATCCCGTTAAATTTCGGCAAAAAAGAAGACAAGAAAACCGAAGCTAACGACGATCCGCCTCCGTTCTAATTTAACATGAGGCAAAGTCGAAAGACTCTGCTAATGTTATTAACAGAAACAAGAAGGTACACATATGGACTTTTACAGCTCTCCAAAACTGAGCTGTAAAAGTCTAATTTAACACTCACATATTTAGCTCATGTAAATAGAACGACAAAAGAAATAAATTAAACAAAAGAAAGGAAAACACTATGGATAATATGAATGCAGCTGTCATTAATCTGGCAGAGAAACATAATTTTGATGAATGGCGTATTGTAGGAAACGAACTTCAGGTCAAGGGTGTATGTCCCATTTGCTTTGGAGGAAAATCCAAAGACAGAGGAACGTTTTCGATTAACACTTCTACTGGTGCCTGGAATTGCAAACGTGGAACTTGTGAAGGTATTGACGGCAAAGGTACAAAAGAAGGAAGCTTTAAACAGCTTTGTGATTTCTTCGGTGAAGAAATGCCTACAGGATACTCTCTTCCTAAGGTTACTAAACAGCAAAAGAAAATTTACGAAAAGCCGGATACAAGCATTCTCTATCCGATGACGGAAGAAATTGTCACATACTTTGCCACAAGAAGGATTTCAGAACAGACTCTTCTCGATTGGAAGATCGCAGCAGATGATAAAGGCAATATCGTATTTCCGTTCTATCGTGATGGCGTTTTGACATATGTTAAATATCGTAAACCCAAGCCCCATTCTAAAGCTGATGGTCCGAAAGAATGGCAGATGTCTAACACAGAGCCCATTCTGTATGGCATGGACATGACCGACTTCAATAAGCCTCTTGTAATTTGCGAAGGCGAAATTGATGCTTTGGCTCTTTACGAAGCTGGAGTTTATAACGTAGTTTCTGTTCCGTGCGGTTGCAACAATCTTGAATGGGTTAATCTCTGCTGGGAATATCTTGAAAAGTTCAATCAGATTATTCTGTTTGGGGATTCTGATGAACCCGGTCTTGAGATGGTATCTACACTCTCCAAGCGGCTTGGTGAAGATCGCTGCATGGTCCCCGGAGAATACCCGGAATTTGTAATGAATGGCAAAGACTATAACCGTATTTGCAAAGATGCCAATGAGATTCTTATGTCTTGTGGGCCTGAATATCTTAAGAATATGGTTCTGTCTTGTGAACCTGCGCCTATTAAAGGTGTTCTTGAACTTTCCAAGATCCCTTTCGTTGATCCTACTACTGTTCCGAGGCTGCTTACAAAGATTCCTGCGCTTGATAACATGATCGGTGGATTTAGCGAAGGAAGCCTTTGCATTATCAGTGGTAAACGTGGCGAGGGTAAGTCTACTCTAACGGGACCGTTCTGCTTGAACGCTATTTCTCAGGGAGAAACAGTTTGTGTTTATAGCGGAGAGCTTTCTTCTTATAAATTTCTTGAGTGGATTATGCTTCAGGCAACCGAACGTAAATATATTGAATACAAGACTGACGAACGTTCTGGTAAGAATATCTGCTGTGTAAGCGCAGAAATTCAGAAGCGTATTAAAGACTGGCTGGCTGGTAAATTCTTTCTCTACGATAACAGCATTGTAACTGACGAAAAACAGACGGAATCTATCCTTAAAGTGTTTGAAGCTTGTGCTCGCAGGTACGGCACTAAGACTTTTGTGTGCGATAACATCATGAGCGCTTTGGTTTCTGCGGATGAAGAGAATAAAGCTCAGGCAAAGTTTACTGCACAGCTTAAAGCGTTTGCTAATAAGTATAAGGCACACGTAATTTGTGTTGCTCATCCTCGTAAAACTGCGGCGGGAGCTACCTTTAGCAATGACGATGTAAGTGGTAGTTCTGCTATAACCAATTTGGCTGATGTTGTTCTGAATGTTGAAAAATCTCCTAAAGGAATTCGAGTGACTAAGAATAGGGACTTTGGTGTAACTGGGTTTATTAATACTTGCTACGATCCTGCAAATCGAAGAATCTTCCAGTATAACACAGGCGATAAAACTGTTTATGGTTGGGATCATACCGGAATTAAAGAGCCTGAGAACCCTGCAGCTACTCTTGAAGAGTTTGCAGTAGACGACGGTATTCAGCAGCAGCCATTCTAAGGAGAATAAATGAAGTATATAGCTACTATTTTGTACAAAGATGGAACAATGAGCAAAATGTTTTCAACAACAGCGGAAGCAGAACAATGGTTGGATGAAAACAATAGTAATCTTGAACACACTACAATTATTGAAGAATATGATCAAAACTGGTGGAAAATTGGCGGTTTTATATACACTCAAGGAACAAGTTAAGAAAGGGTGATTCCATTGGGATTACTAGGTGATGATCATGTATATTCTTATTCGCAGTTAAGTTCTTTTGATGAATGCAAATATGGGTTTTATCTTCAAAGAATTGAAGGCATTGAAGAAGAAAGCAGTAATGCATTTGCGGAGCGAGGTTCTTTAATTCATGATTTATTGGATCGTTGGGCAAAGAAAATACTTACAAAAGAACAAATGCTTGACGAATATGAACGACGATATTCAAACGAAGTAGTAACAGCATGGCCTAGATTACAAGCAGCTAAAGGGTATGCAAAAAAGGCATATGAAAACGGGATTCAGTTTTTAAAAGACTTCGATGAGTTTGAAGGGTATGAAGTTATTTCAGCAGAGGAGAAGTTTAAGCTGAATCTTAAATTAACCAATGGAGAAGAACGCCCTTTTATTGGCATTGTCGATATGATACTAAGAGATCTTAAAACGAATGACATTATTGTATGTGATCATAAGTCAAAGTCGATGTCATCTTTTAAGAAAGACCAAGACAAAATGTATCGACAACAACTTTTATATTCTACTTATATAAAAGAAAAGTTTGGTAAGTTTCCAGAAATTTTAATGTTTCATTTATTCAATGAAAACGGTGTCAAACCTCAACGGCTTTTCTCTCAGGAAGAATACGACGAATCTTTAGAGTGGGCAACCAAACAAATACTTGGTATCGAAGAGTGTTCGTTGATTGATTGGCTTGAGTGCAAGGAAAAGTCTGATTATTTTTGTTGGAATATTTGTGGAGCACGAAAGGCTTGTCCAAATGGAATAGAACCAACACGAAAGAAAAAGACAGAAGAATATGAAGGGTATAAAGGTGATTTATTTTGATTGAATATCATAAGATTGGCACACTGTTTCAGAGAGATGTTGAAGGTACTAAAAAACTTATTGAAGGCATGTATTGTAATGATACTGTTCGGTTTCTTAAAGATCTTTATTGGGATTGGACGGAAAAGGTAGACGGAACAAATATTAGAGTTCATTGGGATGGACACAAGGTTGAATTTGGTGGACGTACTGATAATGCTAGCATTCCAGCTTCGTTGGTTGCCAAATTGAACGAATATTTCGGTGGAGAAACTAACGCACAATTGTTTGAACAGACATTTGGTGATCGTGACGTATACATAATGGGCGAAGGTTACGGAACCAAGATTCAAAACGGTGGAGACTACACAGATAATAAAGGCGTAGATTTTATTATGTTTGATTTGAAGATCGGCGCTAATTATCAGGATAGGGCTTCTGTTGAAAGATGTGCAGAAACGTTTGGAATTAAAGTGGTTCCAGTTGTTGGTTGCGGAGATCTTGATGCTGCAGTTAAGTATGTAAAATCACATCCTATGTCTTTTCTTGGTAACGGCAAACACGAAATGGAAGGTATAGTATGCAGACCGATGGTAGAACTGAATGATCGTTGTCATAATAGAGTAATTGTAAAAATAAAATGGAATGATTTTAAGGAGTTAACATGAGAGTTACAAAAGCAATTCGCGAATATGTAGAAGATGAAATTTACAAGAAGTATCAAGTGAAAATCGATGAAATTGGAAAAGAATATGAACAAACTAGACGAGACATTGTCGAACATGTAAAAGATATTATGGAAAAAGCCTCTAAAGATGCAGAAAAATATATTGCGTCAAGAGGTTTTGAGTATGACTATGGATATCGTGGATGTTGTTTGTTTAGTATTACAGGAAACATACAGAAAAAGAACATTGAGGAAGCCAACTATAAAGAAAAAGATTTATTTCGAACAAAAATGAGAGAAAAGACAAAGCAGGTTTTGTTCGATCTTGAAATGGGAGAAACTGGAAAAGCAGAGCTTAAAAATGTTCTTGACAATATCACTGTTGATTAACTTTTATGTTTGAGTCTTATTGACACCAAAGTGAGGAAGTAAAATGGATGAAGAAGTTAATTTAACAGAACATCGTGCAATGGTGTATCTACCTGAAAATTCTGTTGAGATCGAGATAAACTGCAAAGTATTTAACGACGGTGAACTTTTAAATGTACGCAAAGTTCTAAAAATGTCTGATATCCGTGATGCATTTCAAAAAGCAGATGACGGATATATCGACGATGAAGATAGATTTGTGCTTACTGAAAAAGGTTTGAAATGGCTGGAAGAACAAAAGGAGGAATAATTATGAACAAATTAAAACTTTCTCCCCCGTGGGCTGAATACGTAAATAAAATTAAAGCATTGTTTGAAAAAGATCATGATATCAGAGTCGAATACGACGAAGATAAGATGAATCTTGTAATTAAAGTTGATGATACCGACAAATATGAAGCATTAACAAAGCTTCTTCCAGAAATGAAAGACTTTGGCGGTGTCGAACTTTTAATTACTATTATTCCAGCTAACACAAAAACTAAAAATAGTAGCTATTATATTAAAAAACTTTTTAGTGGAAATAACTCAGTAGTTGAAATTCAGGATGTAACTATTGGAACAAATCCAATGACATTTGTATCTTTTGAAAAGGAAGTTATTCAATACTACAACGATAACATTGGAGATCTTCACGGTTTGAGATCTACACTCATGGAGAATATTGCGCGTGAAGTGTTTGAAGGTTTAGACGGCGTATATTTCTGTACAGATAATGATGCATGCATGCCGTGGTAAGAGGTGATTGAATGATAACATCAAAAGCCTTTTGGGAAAACGAAGAGATTGTTTTATTTGATAAAGGATCTGGTATATGGACGTTTTATCGTAAATCAAATATCCCAGAAAACAATCCATGGAAAGTTATAGAAGATCCTGAGAATTATATGTTGCGAATGATTGCAGTTAGATCTGGTACTGAAGTTACTAAAAAATATTATGTAACACCTCCAGACAAACTTGAATGGTGGATGGGTACATATACTTATTTACCATCTGGTGAATGTATACATTGTGATCCAATTATGTATGGAAATGATGATGCAGATGCTTATGATCCGGAAAATGATATATCTGATACAACTATGAATGTTGTATTGCACTGCGAAGGTATAATACCAACAAAAGATGAAAATGGTAAAAAACGTATTGTAAACTAAAAAACGAACCATAAAACAAAAAGGATGATACGTACCATGTTGGAATACGAACCGTATCATGTTCATACATCATATTCTAATTGTTTAACGCAACCAGATTCAACAATGTCAATTGAGGATTATGCCAAAGTATATAGAGAAAGAGGGCATCGTGTTCTATGTATTTCCGAACATGGAAACAGATCTAATGTTTGGCAACAGTTTGAACTGGCAAAAAAATATTCTGACGAAAACTTCAAGATGACTCCATTAGCAGCAGCAGAAACCTATTTTGTACCAGACAGAACGATTAAGGAACATAGAGGTTTTCATTTAATTCTTGTTGCTAAAAATATGGAAGGACTTTATCAGCTTAACGAGATTCTTTCTGAAGCGAATCTAAGTGGTTTTTATTATCATGCCAGAATTGATTTTGATTTATTACGAAGGATAGATTATAAAAACTTCTTATGCACGAGCGCATGTGTTGCTGGTCCAACAGATGAGACAATGTTAACGGAGCTTTATAATATCTTTAGAGAGAATTTCTATCTTGAAGTGCAAGGGCATCCACAAGAAGTACAAGTAGAAAGAAATAAATGGATGCTGGAACTGTCTAAAAAACATAGATGGCCTTTGATATATGGAACCGACAGTCATTATGTATATGAAGAAGAAAAAGATCTTCGCCGTGAATTATTGCTGGCTTCAAAAATAACTTACGGAAATGAAGACGAATTTCTGCTATTTCTTCCAACTGCGGAAATTGCTTTAAAAATGCTTAAAGATCAAGGTGTTCTAAACATGGCTCAAATAGAAGAAGCTATGGAAAATACTTTGATTCTAAGAGAGTTTGAAGGTATTCATTTTACTAATGAGAAAAAAATACCAAATCCATATCCAGATGTGCCATTAGACAGAAGAAACTATTTGTATAAAAAGACAGTTTGTGATGAGTATATACGAAAAGCAGGAATGCCAAATAAAGAAGAAGCTGCTGAAATACATGCTGAAATGGATACTATGACAAGCACAGGAACTGCTGATTATCCATTAATAATGAAACGCATAATAGATAAAGGAATAGAATATGGTGGAGTCTTAACTAAGACTGGAAGAGGCTCTGGGGCATCATTTGTTTCTAATTATGCGATGGGATTCAGTTCAATAAATAGACTAAAGGCTCCTGTAAAAATGTATCCTGAAAGATTTATTTCAGCAGACAGGCTGGCAAATGGATTACCTGATTTGGATTGCAACATGGCTAATGTCGAGGCTTTTGAAAAGGCAGGAAAGGAAATACTTGGTGAGTATGGATGTCTGCCTATGATAGCTTACGGCACAGCGAAAACTCTTTCAGCGTTTAAGCTATTGGCTCGTGCAAGAGATCTGGATTTTGAAACTGCAAATGAAGTTGCAAAACAAATTCAGAATTATGAGCTTGATGTAAAACATGCAAAAGAAAACAATGCTGACGATCCAGATTATGATGTTGATGATTATGTTAAGATAGAATCGTATGTTGAAGATAAATATCTTGAATTAATTGAAGCATCTAAAAAATATAAAGGTATCGTTACAAACCTATCGCCTCAGATTGGGGCTGCATAATGGCGACATTATGTGAATCATGGTGAACCTAGAAATCTAGGGTGTCGTATGAAATACGGCTAACGGGGAAAGCTAAAAGTGATAGCTTTTGGAGTGATGCGCATGCCGCATTGGAAAGATTTGACCGGATATAGATCTGGTTATCTAGAAGCTATTGAAATAGTAGAAGGAAGCGGAGGACCAGGAAAACACACAAGATGGTTATGTAAATGCCACAGATGTGGAAAGATAGTTGATGTTGAAAGCGGACATCTTACTAGTTCTTGGAGACCGCAATTAAGTTGTTGCTTAAAAGGAAGTATCGAATCTTCTACAAGAAAAGATTTAACAAATGAAATATTCGGATGCTTGAGAGCTGATCATGTTGCTAAAAATGGTTCAAACGGAAAACACGTTAAATGGGCATGTGAATGTATTTGTGGAAATTGGACTGTGGTTGACGCAAGCGATCTAACTAAAGGCAATATTATCAGCTGTGGTTGTAAAGCCATGTCAAAAGGTGAGTTAGCTGTGTATGCCATTCTTAAAGATATGGGAATTAAATTTGGAACACAGTATATTCTAAACGACTTGACGACTAAAGCTGGTGGGCATCCAAGAATGGATTTTGTTATATATAACGATGATTATACGATAAAAGCTTTTATAGAATATCAAGGTGAATTACATTATATTGATACTGGAGATTTTGGGAGAACTGTTAGAGAAGAAACAGACCCAATGAAGAAGGAATATTGTAAACAAATGAACATACCTTTGTATGAAATTAAGTACACAGAAAATATTCCTCAATCTGTTACTAATATTTTGTTATCACTCATGCTAATCCCGTGCCAAGCTCCGTAAGGAGAAGGTGTATCGACTATCCTGTAAAGGAGTAGGATCTACGTGAAATTCGTAGTTCCGAAGTGCCATGCTCTCGCAATTGCGAGATGAAGATATAGTCAAAGAGACGACAAAAGCGGATGGAAACATCCATGTCTCTTGCATCCCTGCGCACATCTTCTGTCGGACAAAGATCTTCGCAGAGAGATAGGTATAATAAGGGTTAAGTCAAAGACTGGTTCAAAAGAACCTGTATATGCTGCGTACATAGATGGTAAAACAGCAGACTCTTATAATTATTTGAAAGCGGACTTTCTTCGAGTTGATGTTGTTAAAGTAATTTCTGATACATTTAAACTCATAGGACAACCCGTTATGTCTGTAGATGAACTTTTGAATGCTGTTAAAGACGATAAAGAAGTCTGGAGATTGTATTCAGATGGATTTACGATGGGCTTAAACCAGGTAGAGCGAGCTAAGTCATCTGAACGATGTCACGTATATAAACCAAAAAACGTGACAGAGTTAGCTGCTTTTATTGCAGCTATAAGACCTGGTTTTAAATCAATGCTTCAAACGTTCATTAACAGAGAACGGTTTTCTTATCAAATTCCTTCTTTGGATAAATTGTTAGCTACCAAAGAAATACCAGACAGCTTCTTAATGTTTGATGAACAGATCTTGCAAATTTTGAAAGCCGCTGGAATTCCTGGTCCAAAAGCATATGCAACGACAAAAGCCATTAAGAATTAGTGGCAATATACAGTAATGTATGTTGAAAATGTGGTGAACCTACAAATGTAGGGTGTCTCAAAAGAGGCTAACGGTAAAAAGCTAAATAAAACAGAAAGGAGGCGTTCATATGAAAGATATAATTGGAAACAAGTATGGAATGTTAACAGTTATCGAAAGAGCTGGGAAAGCTGGAACAGTTCAGCTAATAAAGTGTTTATGTGATTGCGGAAATACTTGTATTGTCAGATATCCAAACTTAACATCTGGAACAACTTCATCTTGCGGATGTTTGAAAAGTAAAAAATCATCTAAAAGATTTTTAAAAGATTTAACTGGTAAAAGATTTGGAGAGCTGACAGTAAAAGGAAGAGCATCAAACATCGGTGGAAAGAAAGTGCGTTGGGTTTGCGAATGCACTTGTGGCAGTGTTTGCGTTTGCAGTGGAAGCAATTTAAAGAGTGGTAATACAAAAAGTTGTGGTTGTATGAGAGCAAGCATAAACGAAGGTATTATTATTAACTATCTTAGACATTATGGTTTTGTTTTCGAAAAAGAAGCAAAGTTCGATGATTTAAAAGCTTCTAATGGACGTCCTCTTAGGTTTGATTTTAAAATATATACAGTCGATGGGTTTTTCTTGTTAGAATATCAAGGTGAACAACATTTCAAACCAGACACCTGGTCTGATATCGGAAGAACGTCAAGAGAATACACAGACGCTATGAAGATTGAATATTGTAAAAAGAATAAAATAAACCTTGAATTTATAACATATATAGAAGATACATTATTAAAACTGGATTATATTTTAAATAAATATGAAGTTTTACATGTTGATACCGTGCCAAGCTCGCAGGTAACTGCGTGAAGGTGTAACGACTATTCCGTACGGAAGTAGCTGTATGGTGAAACTCCATCAGTGAAGCGCCACACAACCTATTGGGTTGATGAGATAGTCTACTCCCTTAATAAATATCGGGAAACCGAGGGTAATGTGGTAAGAAAAAGAAGACTGAAAAAGTATTAGAAGCGAAAGAAGAATTCAAGAAAGGATTTACAAAAGTTCTTCAAGAACAAGAAGGTGCATCAGAAGAAAAGGCACACCAGACAGTAGAACAGATCTGGAGAATTATAGAAGACGCGGCAAATTATATGTTTTGTGCAGCTCATGCGTTCTCAATGGCGTGTGACAGTTTATACGCTGCATGGTTAAAAGTTCATTATCCGTATGAACTATATATAACCATGTTAAAGTTATACGATGAAAAGAAAAACACGGACAAAATATCAGCAATTATAAGCGAAATGAAACGCTATAAGAACATTAGCTTAACTGCCGGAAGATTTGGACAAGACAACAGAGACTGGGTTATGGACAAGGAACGTAAAACAATATCTCAGTCTTTATCAAGTATCCGATTTATGAGCAAGCAAGCTGCACGAGACCTACAGAAACTGGGCGTCAACTCGTACTCTACTTTCACAGACGTATTGCGGGCCATTCAGATGGAGACATGCCTCGACACAAGGCAAATCTGTATTCTGATTGAGCTTAATTACTTTGAACAGTTTGGCAAGCCAGGAAAGTTAATGAAGGTATATAAAGAATTTTTTGAAGGAAAAAACAAACTTACAAAGACTGTTAAATCATATGAAGCAAGGCTTGAACTATGCCGTAAATTTGAAAAAGAGTTGGCAGATGAAGATTTAGATGTAAAGATAAGGCTTGCTTCAGAACTTTCAAATGTTGGGTTGTGTTTATCGACAGACAATTCTCAACCAGATAATTTGTATTTTGTAAGAAACGTTGACGACAAATATGGAATTAAAACAACGCTTTATTCTGTTAAACGTGGTACAACTGGACTTGTAAGAATAAGAAAAAATGATTTCGCAAAGAAACCCTTTGAAGAGGGAAATTGCATTACAATTAACAAACATACTATAAGTCCGAGGTTTACATATAAAGGCGGACAAAAAGCAGAAATACCCGGAGAAAAAGATATCTGGGTAGAAAGTTATTCAGTGCTCCCACAGTAATTGATGGAGGCAAAAGAAATGAAACACATTTATAGTCAGGAAGGGTTGTTTGGAGAGATTAATCATTATGACGAAAATGGTTATATTGGTTATTCTCAAGAGGGACTCTTTGGTGAAATGAATCACTACGATGCAAATGGAAATTATGTAGGTTATAGTGTTGAAGGAATTATAGCCGGAGCAAATCATTATAGTACAGAAGGATATGAAGGATATAGTGTGCCTGGTATCGTAGGTGGAGAAATTCATCACACAAATTTCGGAGATGGATTTAGCGCAGTAAATATCATTGACGGGTTTGACACATGGATTGACGAATAAGTGGGAGCATCATTCTGAGACGGTCGGCACCAAAGCCGACCGTCTCCGTTAGTAAGGAGTGAAGTTCTCATGGGATATATGGTTCCTCTTCGGTTTATTCGCATCTCTAATAAGCGTAGTGATAACAGGCAGTTTGACGTATCAATTTGTGCTACTCGTATTGTGGCTATTATGTCAACAGAAATATATCAAGCAAGAAAAACAATATCAGACGAAAGAAAAAATGGGACACTGATTAACGGTTGCGGCTTAGCAAAGGCTAAGTCTGCAATTTTCCTTGATAATGGTTCAGTTGTATCATCTCCTTTAAGCGTTAAAAGATTAATGGGATTAATAGAAAAAGCAAATGTAAAAGCAAATTCAAAGTTAGATAAACGTATGCGTGTTTATGACGTATATGATGGTGAGCCAAACGAAGATGATGAAGAAGTTGATGACATAACTTCTGAGTATGACGATTACGATGAAGATGACTTTGAATAATTCGGTACCAAATTATGAAGCCTTTCGAAAGTCAGTATAAGGGAAAGGTGCCGACTTCAGATGATCGGTTAAATGACCAGTAACATGGCGACCGTCCGGTGTACACAAATGACGGCGAAAAGAGGTAACAGCCTTGTGATTAATATTTTTTGATTAAGGAGTGATGTATTTGAGTGTACACAATTACGGCAGCGAAGACCAGAATGACTTGATGGACTTAATCGACAAAGGAGAGGTTGAACCTATGGAAACCACTAAAATTCAAGACCTTATGAAGGAAGTCGAAATTTACAAGCAAGCTATTCAGGACGCAAAAGATGCGTTAGCTTCTGCCGAAACGGAGCTGGATGAAACGCTTGACGCGGAATTCAACCAGTAATGCAGTGGGGCAGGAATAACATCCTGCCCCTTTTTTTTATCTTAGGAGATAGTATGTTTTACAATCAAAAATGGTTTGTTGTTGGAATAGATGAAAAAAACAAAGAGGCTACAATATATAACGTTGCAAACGCATCTTTATCTGTTTCTTTGGGTCAAAATATAAACATAAGTGCCGATGTAGATAGGATAAAAAAAGTTGATTTAGAGAGATTAGCATCAAAGTTTTTTATTAGTAACATAGAAGATGTTTCTGATGAAGAATTAATAGCATTGTTGAATGAAAATGGATGTTTAAGGAGTGAAAAAGTTGGATAAATTTTCAATTGAACTTTCCAATGGATATAAGATTGTTTCAGAACGTAACACTGGCGAGTTCGATAAGGAACTTTATGTTGGTATCGAATCTCCAAACGGTGCTTATGTGCAAGATCTAGTTATTATTCGTCCTACCTATAAATTTAAAGAAGATCATGTGGATTTTGACAGCGATAAGTTTGAAATTTTAGTGTTTGGAGATGCGGACAAAGACGATTATACAGACAAGTATACTGTTCCGCTACACGAAGATGAAAACTGAAAAAATGATTTGGGATTATTTAAACAATAAATTAAATAATCCATATGGAACTGCTGCTTTAATGGGAAACTTGTTTGCGGAAAGTTCATTTAATCCAATGCTGGCAAACAATATTAAAAAACGTGGACTTACAAATGCTGAATATACAGCTCTTGTAGATACAGGAGCATATAACAACTTTGTAAAAGATGGTATTGCTTATGGATTAGCACAATGGTGTTATCATACACGCAAGCAAGGACTTCTCGATATAGCAAGAGAAAGAAAAATTTCTATTGGCGATCTTAATCTTCAGTTAGATTATTTATGGATTGAGCTTCAAAAATATACAACAGTTATAAAAGCTCTCTTTGAAGCTAAAAGCATAAGAGAGGCTTCTGATATTGTGCTAACAAGATACGAAAGACCTGCAAATCAATCAGAAGCAGTAAAAATAAAGCGGGCAAAGATTGGACAAGAATATTTTGATAAATACAATGTCACACAGCCCGTTATTAGTATTAAAAAAGATATAGCAAAAATGATCATTAGCGAATTACAAAAGGCCTTAGGAAATTAAACGCAGATCGACCACAGAATTTAATAAAAAAGACAATAAGGTTGGCTGCTCATTAAATATAGGAGTGGTTACCTTGGATGACTTTGTTGTTTTTGAATTAGATGCAGCACAAAAAGGGTGGAGATGTTCTGGATGCGGCCTGCGGGTTGATGCAATCGGCAGGCCCATCTTTGGTAAGGAAATGTTTGTAATTACTGCAAAAGGAACCGCATGGATAGAAAACAGACCTGAGTTTAAATATTGTCCACAATGCGGTAAGAGAGCAAGCAGTTTAAAGTATATAAAGGAAGCCGGTGGCTTACATGCCTAAGGCTTCGGATAATGAAGTAATAAATTTTCCTAGAATGTATAATGTTTTAGGAGCAGACCTATCACTTAAAAGGCCTGGGTTTGCTTTATTAACTGTTGATAAAACAAGCGATGAAACTAAATTAATATTAAAAAAAATAAGTTCTGTAGATAACAAAAACGATAGAAAAAAATGTCATGGAGAATTGCTTTCTGATATTCGTATAGCTTTTTTAAATGCGGCTTTTCCGTCTTATAATACTTTTTTTGTAAGAGAGACTGAAATAATGCATATGAAAACTCCAGCAGAAAGAAACTTATCCAAAGTTGTCGGTTTGTTAGACTGGCAATTATGGAACTTATATAAAAAAGAATGGTACAGCATTTATCCTGTTACAATCAAGAAACTTATAACCGGGTCTGGCAAATCAGAAAAAGAAGAAGTCGCCAAATCGCTTGAAGCATATGTCGGGAAACAAGATTACAAGTGTGATGATGAATCAGATGCTGTTGCTGTTGCAATTGCGTGGTTAATTCAGCAAGGCGAATTAAAGGAGCTTGTATGAAAAGAACATACATATATAGATTAGAAGTAGGATACGATAAAAAGCCGCCAGAAGTAATCGAATTTTTTTATGCGCCAAATGCTAAACGGTTAATACAGTATGCCCAAACAATGTATCACGATAAAAAATACAATAAATATAAACCAGTTAAAGTTGGTATTTCAAGAGATAAAGAACCCATTCGGATGATATCTTCATTTGAAGCGGCATATCTAAAAAAGAACATGAATGGGGAATTCTATTCTGAAAGGTATGAAACCGAATGAAAGTAATCTTTTTTACGGTAGACAATGTTTTAAATTTCCCAGAATCTGATGCAATAGCTCCAAGTGGACGAAAAGGAGTTGCAGATTCTTGTGTAAAAAAACTTAAGAGCCTTGCTATAGAATCAGGTTCAAAAATAGTTTTAATTGGGCCTTGGAAAAAAGATTGGGATTTTGATGATACAAAATGCACTTCTGATGGAACATATTTAAATAAAAAATTAAATAAAAGAGGATTACATATTTTAGATAAAATTCGAGATGATATGACAGACGAAGACGGTTATGCTGACTGGATTCGCAGACATCCAAACGTAACTGAATCGTGTGTTTTAACAGATATAGATAATATTAAATGGACGGAGTGGTAACTTGGAAGAATTTAAAAGAAGGATGATTAAAGCACTTCTAAAAAAGATTAAAGAAGTCCATGATTTAGAAACAAAACTTGCTATTTACGAAATTCTCTTAACAGACGAGGAAAAGCAAGCTGCTGATCTTTTTACTCAAGTAATACTTAAAAAATCAAAAGGAGGTGATGTAAGTGACCCCACATGAACTGATTATAATGCTTTCAAGCTATCAGGGGCCTTGCTAGTATGAGGTTTTGCGCATACTGTCCAGAAGATCATAATACAGCAGAAGTAAAAGAATGTGTTGAAAACATGTATAAAGAAATTTATCTTTTACAACAAGATAAAGATAAACTTCTTGAAGACATAATTAAAATACGTAAAGCATACAGGGAGGCTACTGGTAATGAATATACGTTTGATTAAAGCTGACGGGTTTGCACCTGCGATATACGCAATGCGGTCGCCAATGTCGTCATGGCATTTAAGTGATTCGGTTTGGGAAATTACTCAAGGTGATGGAGAAACCATTGAGAAATTTGTTCTTGGTGAAAAAGACAAAGAGCTTTCTTTGAAACTTCAGAAAGCTGGTCCTGAACATTGTAAACATTTAAGGATGATTCAAGCGTGGGTTGAAATTGAAGCGCCATTGTATCTTTGGAAGCAAATTGATACATATCGCTTTGGCGTAGAAAAAGTTTCGACATCAACCATGCACACATTAACAAGACGTCCGTTAACAGACGATGACTTTGAGCATGATAGTATGAATAATGATTATTTGCACTATGTTCTGGACAGCATCAATTCTTCAATGGAAGCATGGAGAGCCGAAGAAGACCCAGAATATAAAAAGCAAATCTGGCAAAGCATTATTCAAGCATTACCTGAATCATTTATACAAAAAAGGACAGTAATGTTTTCTTATGCAGCATTAAGAAATATTGTTCGCCAAAGAGAAGGGCATAAATTAAAAGATTGGAAAGAGTTTATAGAGTTTTGTCACACTCTTCCTTATAGTTTTATGATATTTGATGAATAAAAGAAAGGTTAACAAATGAGAAGATATGATATTCCGTATGTTCCAAATGGGCCTGTGCATTATTATCCGGTTGTCGCATTGGAAGATATGACGCTTCAGGAAATTAAAAAGAAACATATAGACACATGCGGAAAAGCAAGAGGAGATTTTGCTGTTTGTTCAAGATGTAAAACACCTTGCGAAGCGGGGAAAAGAGCAGCACAGTTGTTGGCAAATGAAGTATATAGTGATCCACCAATACCGTTGTATGGTGGTAAAACATTGATCGAAAAAGCGAGAGAAGAAAATATAAGACGGCGTGAAATGGAAAAAGTAAAGATGGAAGAAGAAAAAGTAAAGATAGATGAGCCAAAAGTAGAAGAAAAAGCGAAGACTCGTTCCGAAGTCCCGTTTACTGGTTGGTGGGAAGTTTCGCTTCAATCCGGAGATCAAATCAAATGGCTAATGGATGAGATGGGAATTGATAAAGCAAAGGCTAAGAAAAAGATTTATCAATACAAATGGATGCATGGATTGACGGGGAAGACAGAAAAAAGAACGGAACAGAGATTTGAAAGTATCGAGACAAAGCTTGAACTTTTAATGAAGAAACAAGAAGAGCATAAGAATGCAATGGATAAGTATATGGAACTTTATAATCAGGAAAAAGAGAAATACGATACTATAAAGCAAAAGACTGATATTCTTTGTAATGCGGTGGATATTATGAATGAATGATTGGGAGAGGGCGGCATTGAAAGCCGCCCTCGACCGAAAAATATGTGGGTAAAAATGGTTAAAAAGGAGCAAAATATGTGGATTATCGTTAAAGATAAGCTTGGAAATAAACGACATGTTAATACGAAATTTTTAACTGATTTTTATTTTAACGGGGAAGACACGATTATTTGGCTGATTAATGGTGCGCCAATAGAAGTGCCCGGAGATTACGAAAAGGATATCATGATGGCAATTCGTATGAGTGATGTTGGGTTAGGAGTGAAGCAGATTGGAGAATGACAGAATATTTGAATTTATTAAGTTGTGGAGAGATTATGCGTCTGAGGAAAGCGACGAGCTTGTTATGGCAAATAATAAGTTTATGACGTACCTTGAAAATGGTGGTTTCTTTACGGCTCCTGCTTCGACTAAATACCACGGAGCATACGAAGGCGGTCTGTATGATCACAGCAAACAGGTTTTCCTTAGACTTTGGGAGCTTACAGAAAAAAACGATTTATGTTGGCAAAGAGATGAAAGTCCTTTTATTATTGGAATGTTTCATGATTTATGTAAGTGTGATCAATACAAAAAAGTTTATGATGAAGACTTTGATTGCACAGCAAGCGGAGAAAGAATTAGCACAAAAGAAAAATTCCATTATGAGTTTAATGCAAATACGTTGTTAAAGGGTCATGCCGTTAAATCATTAATGTTGCTATCTCAGTTTATCAATCTTACAGAAGAAGAAATGTTGTGTATCAGATATCATATGGGGCCTTATGAAAAAGAAGAATGGGCCGAATACGATGCGGCTATTCGCAAATATCAAAATGTTCTTTGGACTCATCATGCTGACATGCTGGCATCGAAGGTTGATAATATATGACAGACAGATATTCGTTTGATGAAATTTTCAAAGTGTATCAGGAAGCACGTTATGGTTGGAACATGACAACCAATACGACAACAAATAAATATATTAACAGCCTAAACACTGTAACATCTACTATATCAGATTGTTCTGGATACATACAACCTTCTCCAACAATACAATGGACAATGTTCGCAGAAGCATTCAACAAAAGAAAAGAAATAACGGAGGAAGAGATTATTGATTTGATAAAGGGTGATAAATAAATGCCAACCGACTATCCAAATTTTAATTATCCTGTTACAACAAATACTTATACCACATACGCAACAAATAATACAACACAAGGTTATTTGACATATGATCGTATTAACAACAATTTGTTATGGGATTATGATATTGGAACAAACACCGTAAAAGTTAAGGAAAGATACATAACACAAGAAACATTGGATAATTTTGCTCATAGAATATATAAAATTATAAAAGAAAATACACGAATAGACATTTCCGAAGATGAATTTATGAACCTGCTTAAAGAAGGTGAAGATTGATGCTTGGGCGGCTGAAAGATTTAAAAATAAACCATGATGGCACCCAAGACATTGTTGTTACTGTTCAAAGCGACTTTAGTGAAATGTTTGACGAACTTATCGAAAAGGATGTCGACATCGATATAAAAAGACACTCCAAGCGAAGATCAATGGACAGCAATAACTTAGCCTGGGCTTTAATAGATCAAATAGCAGCAAGAGTTAATAAAAAGAAAAGTGAAGTTTATCGTGAAGCAATAAAAGATATTGGCGGTGTTTCGGATATAGTATGCGCTAAAAACATCGCAGTTGAAAAATTAATAAAAGGATGGACAAGTAAAGGACTTGGATGGCAAGCCGAAACGGAGCCGTCTAAGATTCCTGGGTGTACAAACGTTACGTTGTATTATGGAAGTTCAGTTTTTGACACAAAACAGATGAACGACTTAATCCAAAGTTTAATCCAAGACGCAAACGCATTAGGGCTACCCGTAATAACACAAGATGAAATAGACAGATCATTGGCTATATGGGCAAGGAAGAATGAGCAAGTCCATACTGAGTAATGAAGAAAAGTGTTATTTGTGCGGACGACAGTATAATTTAGAGCGGCATCATATTATGGCAGGCCCAAACCGTAAATGGTCGGAGAAGTATGGGGTCTGGTGTTTTTTATGTCATAATTGCCATACTGGTACAGAAGGCGCTCAATATGATAAGAACAAAAATTTACAACTGAAAGCAGAAGCCCAACAAGCGTTTGAAGAAATATATGGTCACGATAAATGGATGGAAGTTTTTAGAAAGAACTATATTTAGGAGGCTATTATGAATTCCAAGGAAAGAATTAAGAATTACATGAAAACATTCGGTTCTATATCCACTATGGAAGCGTTTATGGATCTTGGGATCACAAGGCTTGGCGCAAGAATTATGGATCTTGAACGAGAAGGAATTCCAATTGAACGTAAAAGAGAGTCCTCTGTGAATAGGTTTGGCGAGAAAGTCAATTACATGAGATATTCGATTGGTGAATAAATTATCATCGACAATTTTTTTATCCTTTTATAATCGATATGACTATAGAAGATATAAAAAAAATAAATAAGGATATCTTAACACCAAATGATATAGCTCCGGTGTTAGGGTGTGATCCAAATATCATACGCTGGCAAGCAAAGCATGATATTAAGCAATTAGGCTTTCCTGCAACTAAAATTGGTTCCAGAGTTAAAATACCTAAAATAGGTTTTATAAAATGGTTTGAGGGAAAACAATGAAAACATATGCAATGTATATTGGCAAAAAAGATACAAAAGTGCCAAAATGTCGTGTGTATATAGTAGGGTTTTATCAGACTTTAAATTCATATGTTATAAGATGTATGAAAACAGAATTTGTTTATTCATCAATGAAATCTGTATTGAATGACTGGAAGTTCTTTGCTGAAGTATCTGACCCGGTTTTGTTTGAATAAGTTTACAAGAATAAGTTTTGTTGTTATAATTCTCCTACTAGTCGCAGGAGGCATGTATGGGCAAGTCAAAAGCCAGAGGCAACGGTCAAGGATCTGCAATTAAAAGAGGAAAGTATTGGGAAGCACGAGTTGTTATAGGATGGAAACCAAATTCAGATAACACAAAATTACTTCCTATTATAAAGACAAAGTGCGGGTTCAAGACCAAGAAAGAAGCCCTGGCTTTTTGCCCTACGTTAAAAGAATTGAACGGTCGTCCAACAAAGTCTCCTACGCTGGAATATTATTGGAATTTATACAAAAATGGTGAGTACCAGAACTTATCCGACAGTAAACAATGTGCCGACAGAATAGCATGGAATAAACTTGAGAAGATACATCACCATGAAATAGCATCGCTAACAATAGGCGATTTAAGAAATTCAATTCAAGGCTTAACTTATTATCCTGCAAGGGATGTAAAACAAGTGTTAAGTCACTTATTCAAATTAGCCGGAGCTGACAGATGGGTAGACAAAACACTACCGACTTATATAGTTCTTCCAACATTAGAAGAAAAGGAACGTAAACCATTTACGGAAGAAGAACAGAAAGCTATTTGGAAAGTTTACGAAGAAGGAAACAAATGGGCTGGAGCTATTCTTGTAATGATTTATACCGGAATGATGACTGGGGAGATCAGAAGATTAAAACCGGAAATGGTTGATCTTGAGAACAGACGTATAGTAGGCGTTGGCATTAAAACTAAAGTACGAAAGAAAGCTGTTATATATTTGGCAAAAGATATTATTCCTATTCTGGAAGATGCTTTGAAAGAAGGCCTCTGGTATTGCAGCAAGGATGTCTTTTACAAGCACTATTATCAAGCCTTGAGTCAGGCTGGTTGTCGAAAGCTTAGTCCTTATTCATGCAGACATACTACTGCCACCGCACTCACAGTTACTGAGGGGGTCGCGCCACAGACAGTACAGAAGATCATGAGATGGGCTTCTACAAAAATGTTGGATCGTTATGCGCATCCGGATGAGGAAAGCGTAAGAAACGCAATAGAAGTCTTAAATAAGAAATAATAGTAACAATACTAGTAACAAGAAGGCTGAAGCGTATGAAATACTTGAAGAACGATTCCCAGACGAAGGGAAGAGACAATTAAATAAAACATTATATTTCAAGCATTTCATGAAATAAAAAGTTTATACAGATGAGTAGAGATGGGTTCTACTGCATACAGTACTAGTAACAATTTCTTTAATTTAGAACACCCGCTGGGTGTTTTAAGTTTTGGAAATTTTAGGAGGGAAAAATGGCAAAGGAAGTTGTGAAACGAATTTGGACAGTAAAGTGCTACAAATGTGGTACGCTTTATATTCCAGAATACGTCAAAGACGGATATTTCGAAAGATGTCCAGTTTGTGGATGCACGCTCAACGACAATCTTAATATTATATCTCCATGGAAATACAAATGGATTCGATTTTGGAGAAATATAAAGAGGTGATTCTATGCCAAACGAGGTTGAACTGTTGGTTGAATGGCAAAAAAGACTTGGATTGCAAGATTGGCTTATTGAACTTCAGACAAATGTATCTCCAGAGGAAATGGACTTACAGTATGCGGACGGATGTGTTGCTTACGAAGAGACAGTTAAAGCTGCGAGAATACAAACAATAGACCCGTCAAAGCGCTTGGAAACAAACACTGAGGAAAAAATAGTATGTCTAAGACCATTCAATTTTGAAGAGGTTTTAGTACATGAACTTTTACATTTAAAGTTTTGTTTACTTGAAAAGGGAACTAACTGGGAAAAGAAGCTTCAACTAAGAATGCTTCATCAGATAATCGACGATCTTTCGAGGGCTTTAGTTAATGCTAAGGAGTATAAGAATGAAAAATGATTTAAGTGTATGGACTTATCCGTATCGTAAAACATATTACTTAACTCATCCATGGGCATGGATAAAAGAAACCTATTGGAACTTCAGAAACTGGTGGCACAGAGGAAGGTATGGGTTTGCTTATGTGGATGCGTGGAATTGGTGTGACTGGTGGACCAAAGTTGGAGCCGAAGCTATAAAATATCTTGCAGATAATGGTCATGGATATCCTGGTGTTCAGCCGTGGGATACTCCAGATGTATGGAAAGATTATTTATACGATGTGGCAGAAGATCTTGAATGGTGTTCTAAATCATGTGATTTTGACGGCGAAGAAAATAACGAATATTACAAGGCTTTTAAACATGCAATGGATAAAGCATGGCATGAAACTAAAGATGAGAACGGATTTATTAAAATAACATTTGATTTATCTCCAGAAGACGAAGAAATAAAAGATAATTACTTTAAGAAAACAAAAGAACTAACAAAAGAAAATGAATTGAAACGTGAAAAAATATTAGGAGAAATAGGTAGAAATTTACCTAGATTTTGGGACTAATGAAAAAAGCAACTATCGAAGATATGGAACTTGGTAACTTAATATTCGGTAACAGTCGCGGGGAATATGTAGTTCCAAGAGATGAGCATCAAGATTTGTTTCAGGAATTTCTGGAAAACAACGGCTTCGACGCGTATGGACATTATAAAAACAAAGAATACTTTGAAAATAAGACATTTATTATAAGACCGTATTATTGGGGAGAGGACGAGGCAATAGCTCAACTCCCTAATTTTGTTTATAAACTAATGAACTTTGAGATTAACTGGTACAAGTATCCAATGCGTGATGCTTATAGCAACCAAGATATAAACATTGAAACATTTAAAAGTATACTAAACGACTGTGAAGATTCAATGAAGGAGAATTTTAATGGATAGATGTACAGATCCAGTTGGTGGATTTCGTCATGTGTGCCCTGTTTGCAATAAAGAATTTTATGCCGGTGCTGAATGGGTATACAGGAAAACCATTAGAACAAAAAAGTCTTATGCAAATTTGTATCTTTGCTCATGGACTTGTTTCAGAAAGATAGAAAGGGGTGAATGGAATGGACTATGAATGGATTCACGATGATATAACGTGGTGTGGTAATGAATGCCATTATTTAGAGTGCGAAAGAAACATTGCTAATAGATTAAGCAAGGAAGGCTTGTTCTCAATGGCTATGTTCAGAAATACTGAAACATGTCCGTTATATGAAAGAGAAAAATATTATTTCATTACAGTATTCAGTAGACTTGATTTGGATGAAAAAGGATGGACTGACACAGGAAACAGAAGATGCTGGGGCTTTTATAAAGACAAGGATAGGGCTTTCCAAGCAGTTCATGAAAATTGGACAGATCTAAATGAAACTATCTATGACTATGCTTTAATCGAAGAATACGAAGAAGGAATTTCCGGACTGACTGGATTTAGACAGTTCTTTAAATTTGATGGAAAAGGATATGTAGAAATAGAGGAGCCAAAAGGCTATGGACTATTTAGTGGATTCGCATTGGGCTGAAGTTGAGTGTGAAGATGTGTGTGAATATGCGCCAAGAGGATATAAATGGCCTTGTATTGATTGCGATTATATACACTTTAGTAAGGCAAAACCAATAAGATGTTGTAACTGCGCATGGAAAGATGAATGTAATGGTGGATTTGAATTCCCTTGTTCAAGAGCATGGTTAGATCCCTTTGTACAAAACTCTAATCTTTTAAACGAAACGTAAAGTCGATAAAAAAAGGGGACTTACGTCCCCTCAGGGTACTACTTATGTAGTACCCTTTTTTATTCGCTTCTAAGTGCGTTGTGAAGCATAAGCACATAAGCTTCAATTTCCGCATCAACAGAAGCTAAATCTACATTAATCCCAGAAGCCGTTAAACGTTCCTGAACCCACTTTTTCTTTTCCGGCCCCTGATCAACAGCAAAGATCTGTTCGGCAGCTTCAACATACATATGAATAGTGTTGTTTACATCTTCAAGCTGTTCCCTAGTATATTTCTTTTTAAGAACCGGAATAACAAAAGCCACAAGCACAAAACATACAACCTTAAGAACAATAGACACGATATCATTAATACTCATAATAACCCTCCTTAACCGTTGCTTTCATCTTCTTCGTCTTCTTCCTGAGCATAAAGACTCTTGCGCTTACCAAAGGCAATAGCAATTTTCTCAGTAGCTGAATTAGTTGTATAAGTTCCCATGTTGACTATCATAATAGTATCAACACCAGCACTTAAATCAACTAAAGCATTGGCTACTTCAGGACGAAAAAGGACAACAATAAAATTTAATATCCGATATAACATCCAGAAAATAGTCACACAAGTGGCTATTCTTTTAGAGTACTGTATAAATTTCTTACTGGTATTCATTCTATTCACCAGCTTATTCTTCGTCTTCGTCTTCTTCGAATGGCTGACCGTTGTCCATTAAGAAGCTTCGATTCTTTTTGCAATCATGGTAGATCTCCATGATATATTCAAAGTCATCCGTATAGACATCGTTCTTCATACCATATTTAGAAATAAGAGTTTCGTATTCTTTGTTTTCTTTAATGATATTACGGAAGTCTCTTACTGTGTGTTTACGCCCGTTCATGCATGAGTTTGCGAAGTCCAGAACGTGCGTTTTAATCTGACGTATTGTTTGCATATCGTTTGACTTTTCCATAGCATCAAGACGATCTTTTAATAACAAACAATTGTCATGTGTGCCAGACTGCATATCACCTATACTTTTGTTTGTGCTTGTTTCGAATCCGTCTAAGTCATCCCTTAGTTCTTTAATCTGCCTTTCATAATCATCTTTTAATTCTTGAATCTTTGCTTCTCTGTCTTTCTTTACACCTTCAAATTGCAAAGCCGTGCTTTTCTTTAAGTCAGCAACGTCTTTACGAACATCACGGGTGAAAGCCTTACCAAACCAGCCAATAACCCAGCCAAGAGGATCAATTTCCTTTTTGGCTATTTTAAATAAACAAGATAATATGAATAAGAAAATAATTACAGAAAAGCCAACGTGATTTATTATCCATTGACCAACTGCTTTAGATATTTCGCCCATATAGGGTCACTCCTATACGTTCAACGAAAGTTTTAATGCATCGTATAATTCCTTAGCAGCAGCTTTAGATATGCTGATTGTAACGATATCGTCTTCGCTTTCGTCTTCAAAATTTAGATACTTAGTCATTACATATCCCGTATAGGCATTGTAAACAGCTTTACACCATACAACACCTTTTTCGAGAACCGCAATAACAGAACCGTTAGGTATGCTAGTGATTCTATTAGACTTAATATCAGTATCTTCGCGCATGTTTAAAGAGCCGCCGATGACTGTTGCGTATTCCACTAGAATCACCTCCTTTAATTAATAGTCTCCCTTGCCATCCCCAATTATGTCAAGGAATTTAGCCATCATATATCCAGTATATTTGTCATATGTGACTTTGCACCACTCTTCACCGGGTGAAACAATATTTATAATTGTTCCAAGAGGAAGCCTTGTTATAAGAGATGCGCTCAAACTTGGTGCCTTACGAAGGTTAACAGTTTTACCGGATGGTGCAACAAGAACAGCTTGAGTTCCAGAAGTAGGAATTGGAGTAGGGGATGCTTCTACAAGCTGCCTTGATTTTCCGTGATAGTTCCAAGGACATTTCCTGTTTTGGTCGAGCCTTGTATCTATTGTCATTTTAGAACTCATATGACGGATCTGGAATGGGTTTAAACTATAAACCACACCAGCGTGATAATAGTCTGTAGTATCTCCGTTGTAATACTTTCCGCCGTTACGATAACGAGACGGGAGATCCCATCCGCTCTTTCCTTGGTCTACGCCTTTCAAAACGATATCGCCAAGTTCAAGTTGCTTAATATCTTTTATTGGTTCAAGTCCTACTATTTCTTTTCTTGCAGCCCAGTTAGAACCATGAATTCCAGTCCACTTAAGTCCCATGCGACGAATTGCACCGATTATTAAACCAATACAGTCGCAATATCCATCAGAACCATCTCCAGGCTCACGGCGCTTTGGGTTTAAATTGTAAATAACCAATACTTTAGCCAAAAACTTTTTTACAGCTTCTTCATATGTCATATAGTTTCACCTCCTTTGAGAAAATAAATAAAACGGTATAGTTAGTATAACCATACCGTTTATTGCGACCTTTAAGTTGATAGGCATTGCACCTTAAACTCCGCAAGCTGTTCCGCTGTCATGTTAATCGGCAAGACAGCCCCAGAATCATTTGGATCTGTTTTCCACACAACAACCACAGCGTTATATCCGCTTGGCACTTCAAACTCAAGATTGTTTTCATACGACCAAGTGTAATCGCTTGCGGTTTCTGTGTATCTCTTTCTGTCAGCGATATAATACTGCGATCCGTTTGCATTCTCGTTAGTATTATTTGCTCGTGTTGTTGTATCAAAGAATATTGCTCTTGCACCATAGCTTGCATTCAGACCGATGCATTTTATTTTTGCTGTCCCTGTCGGTATTTCCATAGGAACGGGATAACCAATGTTCTCATATACACGCTTTTGATTAGATCCTGCATCTCCATTTGTTAATTCTGTTGGAGTTGCCATTTGATAGTTATATCCGGAATCAGCTTTGTTTATTGCCATGCTTGCACAAAGCAGCTCCCCGTCATAGCTTTGCACAGCGTTCATCATTGTCAAATAACCATTGTATTCTGTATGACCGGTGTATCCGATATTGCAGTTCGTCTTTGTGAAATTGTTGTTTCCGCTTTGGTTCGGGTCTGTTAGCGTGTTTGCTATAACAATCCCTGTCAGGTATGTGTCTACACTTACAACAACGGAACATGTATCAGAATACGATCCACTTGTTGCATTAATTGTACAGGAACCTACACCAACTGCCGTGACAAGTCCGTTCGTTACTGTTGCCACGCTTTCATCAGAAGAACTCCATACAACAGGGTCAACAGAATTTGACGGCGTTACCGTTGCAGACAGTAATGTCGTATCTCCTATTGTAGTTATTTCTGCTGAAGAAGGTGAAACATCAATTGCAGTAGTATGCGCTCCGTCAAATGAAATGGTTGTCACCTTGTTTGTTGAAAAATCCGCGCCTTTAATAACCAAAGCCTTTGCCATGATTACTCCCTCCAATCCAACTTAATGAATCCGTCACCGATTTCGTTTTCATAAACAATTCTTCCGATTGCATCCGTTGCGCTGTTTATCACAACCATGCTACCGCTGGACAAACCCACATAATCGCCAAGATTGAAGGATGTAATCCCAACCCTGTCCGTTCTGACATAACCGCTCACTTGGATGTATGCGTCTGTGCTGTCCTCATATACGACCACGCCATGCGCCGTATCAGCACTTGTTGCTGTTCTCCACTTCGGGCCATTTTCAGTATCGGCGTACCACTCTACAACATCCCCAACGGAAAGGTCTGTCCTCGGATCAATCACGATATCGCCTGTGTTATAAAGCATTCCGGTTGGAAGGTCATAAAGCGGAGATTTTCCACATACACCCATAACCCTTGCGTGTGAAACGCTGTCAGGCATTGTGCTTCTGATCCACATGAAGTCGCAATCTATGAACGTATACACACTTTTCCCGGGCTGGGTTTCTTCACTGATAGAAGAATCACCAATTCTGAACCCATGCCCTTTGCAATGCACAAGCCGACATTGCAATCTGTAATTCTGTACTGCACTTGCATGAAGACCCGCATTTTCTCCGAAGTCGCAATCAATGAACTCATAGTAACCACCACTTATCGGACATCCTGCCCCGTATGTGGTTTCCGGACTGTATGCAATGTTATACCCACGGAAGATGCAGTTTTTTACCAACCGTTTCAAATGCTTCGCCCCGTTGAACTGCCAATCATCATGCACACAGTAACGGAGATTTGTTGCGATCACAGTAAGGTTTTCAATGGAACTTGTCCCTTGCAGATTAAGTGTACTGATTTGTCCTCTGTATTTTTGCGTCCATTCTGTTGTATCAAGGTATCCATTCAGCACGATTTCGGAAGGATCACCAATTCCTACAAGGCTCATACCATTTAGCAGTTTCGGGCCGACAAAGCCTTCCTGTGTTGACGGGGAAGTAGGATCGTCATCGTCATGGATATTTGCGATCTCTTCGTCCGTATAATCGTCAAGCACATCATATGTGCCTGGATAGATTTCAATCCTGTACGGATTCAGCACATCATTCGCCGTCAAACCTATTGCTTCAAGGCAATCCTTCAGATTCGTATAATTGCCCGTCCCGTCCTTTTTGATTGTTACGACAGTAGGCTCAATCGGAACATCCCCAAGAACAGACAGCTCAAATGTGATATCCAGCGTTCGAGAAAATGCAGACGATGAATAAACACCGGAAATCGAATTACAATCCGTTGTTACAATGTGTTCATAATATGCAGAATCACCCCGGACAAAAGATGCGATTTCCTTGCTACCTTCATAATATGTGACGGGCGAACCATACTCCCACGGCTTTGCTCCGTATTCCATGTGCAGAACAACCTTCTGCCCTTTTTTGAAAGATCTGTTGATTGTCAACGATAGCGCCGTCCTGTTGAACGATCCTGTTACTGAATACGTTGTGTATCTCCGTCCGTCAAACTGCTTTACAATGAAACCACCATCGGCAAACCTTGCAATAGCGTTCCCATTCGTGTCGGTAATGTCTATATCAGGATCAGTTTCTTCCGTAGCCTTGACAATTACATCTTGCGTCCCGGCATCCGAACTGTCAAAATTCTTTGTCTGAATATGCCCGCCAGCAAGACGCAGAATAACGTTTCCGTTTGCATCCGAAATATCAAGATCAACATCTGTTTCTGTGCTGTCTTTCTGTTCCGGCAAACCGTTAATTTCGTTCAATAAATTGCTATGATCCGTCGCATGTTTGTCAGCACTAACTACCTTATCGGTATCTCCAATACCAGCTGTGTCGTCAATTTCAACACCGCCATTCTGATCCATCCAAACAGGATTCAGACTATTATTAAGTCCGAGCACCTGACCTTCAGTCCCTACTGTGGCAGGCGCATTAAGTTTTTTTATAATATCTTTATAAAGATCTCCGCTTAATTTAATAGATCCTGTTACTGCCATATTCTAATCACCTTCCTTATTCAGGGTTAACGTCAGTAATAAACAGCGTTATTGAACCACTTGGTGCCCCCGGCAAAATCATTATGGAAATGGCTACATTCGAGCTGTTCAGCGTATAGCTAAGACTTGTATAGTACTTTTCTGTAGCGCTGTTATATCCGATCACGTTTGACTTGTCAGACAGCCTATTCCTTACAAGGTTAACGCCCACATTTGCGTACCTCGGTGTGTCGCCAGAGTTAGCCATAACTGGAACAGTAACACTAATTACGTTCGTGTTGTCTTTCCATATAGGATTCCCGAAAGTATTTAACGAGAGAAACTGACCCGTTGTCCCTGCAACAGAAGGCGCATCAAGCTTACCGCTGATGTCTGGTATATCACTCGAATCGGCTTTATCAGATAATTCGCTTACAATCTTATCTGCACTCCAAATCTTATCAGTGTCACCAGATCCAGCCGTATCATCTATTGGAATGGAAGGGATGTCTGTAATTTTTGCTAGTTTTGTCCCACCAGAACTATCGTCGTTACATCCGACATACACATCACCGGAAAGTCGTTCATTACCGTTCCAGTCAAGTGTACGGGCATTCTTTTTTGCTGATGAAGCTGATCCTTTACCAACAATCTCTATATAATTTCCTCTATTAGAAGCTGAAGCCGTTGATGGGTCTGCAATGTTATATGATCCAAATGCATGCTGATATGCATGGTTCGCTACTGTACCCATTCCTTCAGCATGTGAATATGTTCCGCTTGCGGTTGTAGTATATCCTTCTGCATGAGCAGCGGTTGCAGTCGCTTTAGTAACATATCCCTCTGCATGTGAATATTTTCCACTTGCCGTCGTAGCCATTCCTTCTGCGTGAGAATATTGTGCTGAAGCAGTCGTTGTGCCGCCTTCAGCATGTGCTCCTTCAGCAGATGCTGTTGTTGAAGTGCCTTCTGCGTGTGCTCCATCTGCAGTAGCGGATGCTCGATGTCCTTCTGCATGAGCTCCATAAGCAGAAGATCCAGATCCAGAATTCGCTCTAGTTTGATATCCTTCAGCGTGGTCAGCTTTTCCCAACGCACCACGTCCTGTATCTCCTATGCCTTCAGCGTGGCTGTATTCACCAGAAGCTATAACAGATGAACCAAACGCAAAGCTACCAGTTCCTGTGTTTCCTGATCTTCCACGACTAAGCGTAGTGTCTAAAATAGTATTTTCTTTATCTGCTTTGTTGGAAATATCTACAGTTGTCCAAGATCTTCCGCCTTCACCATCTGTAGAAAGTACCTGACCATTAGTTCCTTCTTCGGAAGGTTCATTTATTTTTGAACTAAGTTCGTTATATGTTTTGTCTGCAGACCAGACTTTGTCTGTATCTCCTTGACCAGATTCGTCGTCAATAATTGCGACTGAAGTTTCTGATATTCTTTTACGGAGATCTTTATATAATACTTGTCCGTCTGCAAGAGTCATTAATTTTTTAAGTATATCCATATGCTCACCTCGCATTATGTTATAAGAGCATAAAAAATGGCAGTTTTACGGATCTGCCAACCGAAATAAGTTAGTTATGTATTACCGTTAATTGCGACCTTTTAATTGCCAGAATGCCGCAGTAAAATAACTAAACAGATTACACATTCAAGCAGAACGGTTGCAACCGCTCCCGTTATAATCCCACGGATAAAGTCCGTCATTCTTCGGTTTCCTCATTGGGTTCCGGTTCCGGGGGTGTCATGTCCGGGAAAGCACCCTTGCTGTCACGCATGATCTGCCGTCCGTCCGCACGGGTCAGAGTGACCGTCCACATGGCACGGTTGTTCGCCGTGAGGAAAGCAGATACACGGCTGTAGAATTCTGCCTGTGCAACTTCCAAAGCACGGGATTCGTCCCCGTTGGGGTTCTGCTCTGTTGCTCCATAGTTCCGTGAATCATAGTTCTTCGGATAGTCCGGTACAACGGACATAATCCCTTCCGGGTGAGAATCGGAAACAACCACCTGCGTTGCGTTTACTGTGAAAATGTTCCTCATGTTTATTACCGTCCTTTCTGATTTAAGTTACCGGAGCAACGTATGTCCCGTTCAATGTTTCATAGCCGAATTCTCCAGTACCATCGTTCGTCAAAAATGTTCCAGTGATTATGTTGTAAACCCCGACTTTGTTGTCGGATTTTCTCATGCACGGGATAAATATCCCTTTCCCAACTACTTCAGCATATTTTAGTTTCAATCTCGTTGTGACTGAAGTTTTGCTGTTATAGTTGAATAATTGATACTGTTTAAGTGTTGGCGAATATCTGTCCCATCGACCTTCATATTCATACACAACACCGTCAAAAGTATATGTTGTATTGATTGCGTTTGCTTCTACTTCATAAAATGTGTTGATATCCATTAGCGGTCTTGTGCCACTACCATCGCTAGCTCCTATATATATAGTTAGAGGTTTTTGTACGTATGGTGATTGTCTTGTTAATGATCCAATTCCGAGTGCCCACATACCCGTTCGTCCTGCAAAGATAGCAGAATCTTCATTAGAACCTCCCAATGTGCAAGCAAAGGTAGCTCTTATAATATCATTCATGTCGGATTGGTAAGCATCCGTGTTTATGAAATGGTTTCCATTCGCTTCAATATATTTAAGTTCGACATATCCGGCAGGAAGCAAGCCCGTTTTCTGCATTGCCAATAACCGTCTGCGGATTCCGTTTACGTCCACGATCCCGCCACCCCCAGACATCCGTCCATGATGTTGATTTCATAGGTTGTGTTGGCATCCAAACTGGACGGATCGAATCCGTTCGCCCACCGCATTGTCATTCCTGTCGGTGGAGTAACTGTCAGAACTGTTGCCGTACTACCGGATTCAAATGTTACATCAATACACCCGGAAGACGGAACAACGATGGTCAAGGTTGAGACCTCGCCGCAGACGTATCTGACTCCGGCTTTCGCCGTGATGGACGGGGTAGTGCCGCTGACGGAAACAGGGGCATTGAGCATACTGCTGATTGCTGAAAGCGATTTCTCCGGGTATGTTCCAACTGTTACCGTATCATTCTTTAAGTCCTCTCCTGCCAACTTTGACAACCCATAATAAAGTGCATAGGTCAAATATGCTGGCATTATAGGACATAACGAATTTGTCCCCTGTTTTATTTGATTAACGGTTGACCCTTCTACCTTGAGATTCCCGTTAGCATCAATATTTACACCTTTTGTTGCATCAATTTTAGCAACACCAAGAACAGAAGTCCCTGCAACAGGGACATTTGCAACACCCTGTGATACAACCGAAACATTATTAACCTTTACGTCCGAAACCCCACCACCACCGGACGGTGTAGACCAAACAGGGTCAAGGTTGCTATCAAGGGAAAGCACCTGCCCCGCTGTCCCTGCGGTTTCCGGTGCATCCTGTTTGCCGTTTATTTGGTTCAATAAACTGCTATTCATATCAGTCAGTTTGTCGGCACTAAACGTTACATCCGTGTCTCCGGCTCCAGCAGTATCGTCAATGCGCGTTACACCGAGCATGCTCTGAATAGCGGATTTGGCTTCATCGGTATATGTGCCGACAGCATTGGAGGATGCGCTTTGAGTAGCATCACCTGCAGCCTTTGCTAATCCATAAAATGCGGCCTCATGTTGTGTATTTGGAACAATAGGGCGTTTATTATTGGATGCGGGTGTTTTGATATCGCTACTTGTCGCAGGAGCAATATATAACATATTATATGTGCCATTACGATATATGCCAGTTGTTGTACTTGAATTGTTTCCGGCACTTACAACACCAATTTGATTTAACCCGGCAAGAGGAATATTTGCCACGCCGATTTCATTAACAATGCTCGTGCCGTTAATCTGCACATCGCTAATTCCGTATATGTTTATTTGCCAATCCTGTGCCCACGGCAATTTCGATAACATCAATGTGCTAAGACCACCAGACCTAACCGGATCAAACGCTGATCCCATAAAAGCAATAAATTGCCCAACGTTTGGTATATTTTCTATAACAGATATCGGAAGCTCTGATTGAACATCATTGAGAACAGCTACAGCCTTGATCTTTACGCCATTATCGTGAGCAGTTACAATATCTGAGTCTGTCGTATCGCAAACAACCGTGTAAATAGGTTCACCGGGTGGAACTACTCCGCTTCTCGACACAAGCGTAAACGTCACAGTAAGCCCGGGCTTATCTTCCTTGGTTGCGAGGGCAGTGTCTACGTAACCTTTATTGGCGGCATCTGTAGAAGCAGTTGGATTAGCAAGCTGTGCGATTTTCATGTTCTGAGCTGTATAAACACCGTTCATAGACAGCATTGGCTCAGTCTGCATTACTGGTATAGTTTCGCTTCCAGAAGAATGAGCCAAAACTATATAAATTATACCTTCAATAGTAACTGTTGTACTGACAAAGAATATATATGTGCCACGTTGTCTTAATCCAAATATTTGTGCTTTAAAACGTTGCCCGTCACCAACTATAATAGCTTCTATATTCTTTCCACTATCGTATGCTTGTCCAATTTCTTCGATAGTCTTATCACAGGTTGCTGTATTATTACCAGTAATAGTATATGTTGCTATCAGATCGGGCTTATCTTCCTTCTCGGCAAGAGAAGTATTTACACTTGAGAATTCTGTAGTCAGTTTGTCAGCAGACCAAGTAGAGGTTGTATCTCCGGCTCCTCCGTTATCGTTTATGACTTCAAGAGAAACCGGGATATAAGTAAGTCGCCATGACGGTATGATTGAAGCGCCGAGTAATTCGATGTCGATAAATCCTTCTGAATTTACATCTATTACTCTGCCGCCAAACACCGCAAGAGTATAAGTCGGACCTCCACCGGGCAACGCTTGGGACTCCACATAAACGGTATTTAGCTCAGAAGGATAGCGCATACTATCATTTCCTGGTTCCAGAACGTTTGCGATAGCCTTTATACGCTTACCGACATTGTAAGCAGCACCTATTTCATTGAGAGTCCTGTCACACTCGACTTCTGCGGAGTCACCAGACTGGTCAGGTGTAATAGTAAACGTTACAACATACGGAGCATCCTCTTTTTCTGCAAACTCTGTAGTCAGCTTATTCGCAGACCATGCCCTGTTGGTAACACCCGCTCCGGCTGTATCATCAATATAAGATGGTAGTTGCGAAAAAGGAATCTTTCCTTCTTCATCTAAAGTTGCAACACCGTTTGCAACACCTTTTTCTGATAAGTCTATTTTATTTAAAACTTGCGTTAAAATTTGAGAAGAAATATCGTCTCCAATGAATGGAAGATTATTTAATGGAGTGTTTCCATTTCCTATTTTAACGCCTGGATAAGCGACATTATTTATAACATTTCTATCTGTATATATAACAATCTCACCAAGCTCTGGAGTGATTGATTGATTTTCCCAGTAAGTTGTTGTGTTAATATTCGTTTTTGACAATAGTAAATCAGCATAAGCCATATCGCCTTGTATTGTAATGCCGCCTAAAGAAGGTAGATTTCTCAATTCGTTATAATCTGCCGATGCAACAAATGCAGATGTTCTTATTTTTATTTGAGAAGAATTTATTGGGTTGATATTAAATTTATCCATTTTATCACCCCTCATTTGAAGCCCATGTGACTTCTCTTGTTAAGATAAATTGACCACATACTGTGGATTTTATAATGTTTTCATGAATCAACTCTATGTCAAATTCATAAGATTCATTTGATTTACAAATTGGAAGATTGTTAGTGTCTTCTGGATTAATTTTAATTCTATAAGTTCCCGTATCGATTTTAGAAATTCCACCAGTACTTAACTTTTTTTGAATAATAAAATTCTGATCGCTATATTTTTTCTTTACTGTAAAGAAAATTTCTTGAAAATCTATATCCATAATTTTATCAGGTTCTTCATCTATTACAGTAAATTCTATATAATAAATATCTCCTCTAGGCATTGCAATTCTCATAACATTCACCTCTTTTTAAAAGGGGAGGCGGTTTCCCGCCTCCCCAGATCGTCACGTACCAGTAGTAGCTGGTGCACCACTACCAGCCCAAGCAACATAACGACCCATCGCAGAATCAAAACAGCAACCTAAGTTGCATGAGTGTTATTCGCCTTCGGGTTCAGGTTCAGGTTCGGGTTCGGGTTCAGGTTCCGGCTTCACATGCTGAAGCACTTCACGCTTGATCTTACCGGATTCGATAGTACCAAGTTCAACGGATTCAAGTTCGACCTTCATGTTCGGATCGGCAACGTTGATCTCGTTGTTCCACATAGCGCTAACCATCAGCGCATACTGTTTCTCCGCTTCCGCACGGGTGCCATAGGGGTAGTTCGCGGGAGTCTTCCTCTCGCCATTTTCAACATACTGCCTCTGTACATAATAATTAAGTGCCATAATAGTATACCTACCTTTCATTTATTTTAGTCATCATATCTGATGCCATATAATTTTAAGTTAGCACCAGATGGGATTAACGATTTGCCTGTTCCGCTTTGGTATATACGTAAAGATGTTATATATTCAGCAATGTAACTATCTTTAGTCATCATTTGAAGATTCTGTGAACTTCCTTCTGACGAAGCAGAAATAGTCGTTGCTGAGATTGGAGCATTTGGAATTGCCTCAACATTGACCCTTGCTGACAAGGTTGACGATGCTGTTACATATGTTATAGATGGAGCACTTGTTGATCCACCATTACCTTGTTGATTTGCATAGCCAACTTTAATGTAAAAACTATCTTTGGTTCCTGTTGTAGACGGTCCGGATGTAAATATTGCAACTAATTTGCGAAGCTTGAAAGGCATCTCAAATTGATCTTCATCAACACGTATTTCTGTCGAATCTTCAGAAACAGTTACATCATTTATAAGTTCCCATTTCGTATTAGGAATTCCAAGCATCTTACGAATTGCTTTCAATGCTTCGTCAGTGTACTCGCCTACTTCGTTGGAAGAAGCAGATTGGGTAGCATCACCGGCGGCTTTAGCCAAACCATAGAAAGCGGACTTATGCTGACTACTTGGCGTAACCGCCACATAAGGCCAAGACCCGTTTTTAATTTGTGTATCAGACGGAGGTTGAAGGACAATATGACGGTTTGTCATATAATGCCCATAAGTAGGATTGACGATTACAACCCCGGCTTTGCTTTGCGTTGCTGCGGTTATTTTTGCAACGCCGTTTTCAAGCACGGAAGTGCCGTCAACCAGCACATCTTCAACCGGATATTCTTGCGGGGTTACATACAGATCGTCCGGAGAATAATTGACAGTAACGCCGTCAACCGTGATTGTTCCGTTTGCAAAAAGCTGTTGAGCCTGTGCATTAGTAAGATAAACCACTTTTTGTAAACTCATGCTACTGTCCACCCCTTTGCTGTTGCTACTGCAAGTTCTGATGAAGATAATTTTGCTTCGGAAATATTGCTTAAAGTAAGCGTTTTTCCAGATACTTCTCCAAGTTTTGCAATTATTCCATTAACAAGACTATCATGGCTTAAACTAACGCACGCTGCCAAATTTATTGATTCGACTATATTATCTCCCAAATAGCAATCTTCAAGAGCATAGCAAGAACTAAACATTGCTCCTGTACTCGTACATTCAGACATATCACATCCAGACATATCTAAAGATTTTAATAGTCTACAACCAGAAAATGTGTAATACGTGCTAGTGATTTTAAGTCCATCGGTACGAATGCTTATACTTTTAACGTTTTGGTTATCCTGAAAAGTTTGCCCCAATGTTATACTACCAGTTGTACTTGACAAGCCATCAATATTTATAGACTTTGAACTTCTGCTTCCAAATGTTCTGCCATTAACAGATTTAATATTTTTCGCAACAATATCTATATTATCCCCATTAATGCCGCAACTACCACTATTTATTAATCGCCCAGCATTTTCAAAATCTCCATCATTGATGATTATAGATTTCAAGTTAGGGCAAGGAGCAAATCCGTAGCCTATAGACATAAGAGGTGAAATATATAATCTTGCCCGTTCAAGCATAATAGTGGATATTCCACCGCTGCCATTTGAATATAAATCAATAGCAGTAGCTGAATATGTTTTTCCATACATCCATAGACATGGTTGATTACTACCATTATTATTGCTTGTATTATACATTTTTTTTGCAGCATTTGTTGCGAAACAAAATTGTCCGTTATTCAAATTAGACAATTTTACAACAGCATATTTACAATCATCTGGTAAGCTTACAAACACATTAGGACTGGAACGTTCAATTGTAGAGTCATCGAATTCTGATAAAACCCCATTCTTATACGATGCAACAGATAGACTTGCTGTAGAATAACCGCCAACTGAGAATCCAGCATGCTTAACTTCGGTCTCACAATCATATAAGAAATAAATGCATGCTTCATTACCAGACGGAAGAGGCAAAGCTTCAATATCTGGCCAATCTTCAGGCTTAACCCATACATTAGGATCAGTCTTTGTCACGACACCAACCGGACTATTCCCAAGATATATCATGCCAATCTCACCACCTCTACGTTGTGGATGCCAATCATGCTCTGAATAGCGGCTTTAGCGTCATCGGTGTATGTTCCCACAGGATTGGAGCTTGCAGATTGTGTGCTATCTCCTGCCGCCTTTGCAAGTCCGTAAAATGTTGCATTGTGCTGATTTGACGGAACAATCGGCATATTCGTATTTGCCCCGGCTTTTATTCGATCGTCTGTTGCCTTTGCCGTTGCAATGACTCCTTCATTGCCAGAGGATGTCATTATCAGAATTCCTGTAGCCCCCGTATTTGTTGGGTGCTGTCGAACAACCCCTAATGCGGACAAACTCGCAATCGGAATATTTGCAACACCAGACGAAACAACGCTCGTACCATTCACCTGTACGTCCCCAACCTTACCAGATAATGCCGTATTCATTTCGGCAACTGTCGGTACGGAGTATTCGGCTACGTCATCGTTGTTAATCCATAGCTTATTCTCTTCTTCAGTAGGCTCGGTATCAGAAACGATAACCACATTGGATGCTTCTTCGGTGGAAGGAACATCGAGCATGGACTGGATAGCGGTTTTAGCGCCATCTGTGTAAGTACCGACAGGGTTGGAAGATTCGCTTTGTGTTGAATCGCCACTCGCTTTTGCAAGCCCATAGAAAACAGAAATGTCTTGGTTATACGGAGTGATTGAACGATTATTTGAATTCCCTGTTTTAAGCGTTGCGTCATTTCTATTTGCGCCTTGCACAGATAGAATTCCGCTCGACGACATTGCTAATCCATTTCCTATATAAGCAACACCGGGAGTCGAACTGCTCGCAATTGGAATATTCGCCACACCATTACTGACGATGCTTGTACCATTGATCTGAATATCAGTGGGATTTTTGAAACTTATACTCCAGTCTTGCTGTCCCATAAATGAAGCTTTTGTAAGAACAACATCGCTGAATCCAACATTGCTCAAACCAGAACCAATAGAGTAAAGATCGATAGATCTTCCCATGAACATTATAAGTGACCCGACATTCGGAACTGTTTCTATCATGTATAATGGCAACTCAACGCGCATTCCAGCAATATCTGCAACGGCTCTTATTTTTTCTCCATTATCATGAGCATTCACGATATCGGAGTCAGTTGTATCACATGTAACCGTATAAGGGTCAGTCTCTTCTTGACCTGGCGCAGTAATAGTTTTATTTGTTATAACAGTAAACGTCACTTCAAGTCCGGGTTTATCTTCCTTGGTTGCAAGAGCAGTGTCTACATAATTTTTCGTAGTAGCATCTCCGGAATCAGTTGGCTCTCCAAGATATGATATTCTTTTGGAATACGCGATAAATGAAGAGTTTCTATCAAGCATGTCTGTTGCTATAGTTTGATAGAAATAAACTTCCCAAGTTGCACTTGAAGTATTGCCAAATACTCTTATGAAAACTGGAGCGTCTTCTGGGCTATATGTCGAATCCGCCATAATAGTAGTAACTTGCCCACTTTGACTAAAAAGTAAACGCGCAGGTAAGGCTGTTTGACCGTATAGAGAAAAGAACGCTTCTACCTTCTTATTATTGGCATACGCTTGTGCAAGTTCTGCTTGAGTTTTGTCACACGACACAGTAAAAGCAGGAGTCTGCGATGACAAATCCGGAGTAAATGTGAATATCGCCGTAAGATCAGCTTTATCTTCCTTTGTCGCAAGAGCCGTGTCAACATAACCTTTATTGGCAGCGTCTGCGGAATTAGTCGGATTTGCAAGCTGCGTAATTTTCATGTTCTCTGCTGAATAAACGCCATTCGCAGATAGCATTGGTCTAAATTGTATCGCAGGTATAGTTTCACTCCCGGAAGAATGCATCAAAACAATGTGTATAATTCCTTCAAAACCTATCGTTGCACTAACAGCGCACAAATATATATCAGGGCGTGGGTTCAATATCATTGGTTGTGCATTAACTCGTAGCCTGTCAGCAACTATAACAGCTTCTATTGTTTTCCCACTGCTATATGCTTGTCCAATTTCTTCGATAGTTTTATCGCAAGTTGCTGTATCCGTTCCAGTAATAGTATATGTTGCTATTAGATCGGGTTTGTCTTCTTTTCCATCAAGTGCGGAAGAGATAGTTGTCTGAATGCAATTTGTATTCGGAAGTATATAATCATTTACAGCAATATTAGAAGTTGCCTTATAAAGCTTGTTATCATAAATGAAAATATCCCCAATAGCATATGCGTTGTCAGAAGTATTATCTTCTTCTATAGTTGCAATCATTGCATTGCTGTTTGAAGCAATTGTTTTTAATTCATTTCCAACAGTGACTTCGTTCCATTTTGATGAATTAAAAGCTTCGAAAGCAGCGATATCCGTATTTGCTTTATAAAATTTATTTTCATTTATACAATAGTCTCCAGCTTTAACCGGGAAAAGACCAGTATTAAAAGCGTATGTTTTAGCGAAAAGTCTTAAAATATCTAATTGTGTTTTCTCTCGACTTATGCTTCCATCGCTATTATAACCTAAGGATATTGTTGAAAAACCGCCTTCCATTGAAGCTGTTTTTACAAAACTTACCATGCTCGGAAGGACAGCCATAAGCTCAAGTCCCATCCCCATGCCCGGGGCAACTTGAACTATGCACCCATCACATTTTCCATTTGAAGCAGCATCATAAACTTCTTGGAAAGTTAAATTACATACATATTCACCAAGATTAGATCCTGGAGAGAACACAGGTGTGATATGAAGTTCCGTTTTATCCGCTTTAGAGCTGATGTCAACTTCAGTACTACCAATCATTTCCCATGAATTATTTACATAAATGTATTCATCGTAAATATCATGAGTGTCCGGAATCTTAGGCACAAAATAGATAGTATGCGTTTTGATATTTTGTGTCGGAAGTTCCTGCACGATCTGAACATCGAATGAATTAATATCTTCAAGCACAGAGGATATCTTATTAGCAGACCATGTTTTATTTAGCCCATTAGAATTATCATCAATAATTCTCGTGGCATAGTCGGACATCTCGTCATCAACACTAGTGGATGCCCAATGGGTATTATCCCATTCTTCAGACGATGGGATATCCACGGTTGCTCTATATAAACCGCCGTCATAAATACACAGCGTTCCTCTATTTACTGGAAAAGTAACGTCTTCGTATTTTGGAGCGATTATACTATATAAATCATCTCCTACTTGATTTAAAGAGATAAATTCCCCAGTAATGGGATTTTTGTATTTCAGTACCCCAGTTTTAATTGATACTGGCATATAATCTCTCCTTTCTAATTAATTATTCCCATTTACGTTTACCAAATAGATAATAGTTGCATGTTCCTTTTACAGCATCAATCCTTATTTTTGTATAAGTTTTCTTTGTTAATTGCCACTGTGAATTCATTCCGGGCTCAAACGCATTGTTTGCAAGAATTGATGGAGAATTTCCGCTTGTATTTCCGTTCGTATAATGTCTTATAATCATTCCGCCCTCTTGTATAATCTCAGCTGTACCACCTTTTGCAGTTCCCCCAGGAGCTTGTGTCCATGCTGAAATATAGCAAGCATCATTTGCATTATCGTCATAGTAAAATTTAATTCTTCCATACGCCCCAATGCTTGCTTCATTATCCTGTTGCGGAAGAGATATCATAATTCGACAATCTGTTAATTCAAAAGGAGAACCGTTATTATCCGTTGAAATATCAAAATACGTTTCAGTTTCATTTGTGAACGTACCATTCTTTATCAATTCCCACGGAGCTTCATATAGTCCAAGCATCTTCTGAATAGCAATTTTAGCTTCATCAGTAAACTCACCAACAGAATTAGATGAGTTCTTCATGTCTGCTCCAGCGAGCTTTGCGAGGGCGTAAAAAACCGATTCGTGCTGATTGTATGGGCAAATTACATCATATGAGTTTTCTCCACTTTTAATTAATGAAGAAGTCGCTTTTTTTGTAAAAATTTGACCATTTGAATTTACTTGTATCCCACTATTGCTTGGCTTAACTACACCAAGTATATTGCTTGTAGCCATTGGTACATTCGCCACATTATCCGTAACAACACTTGTCCCATTCACCTGCACATCTGTAACATGTGCAGTATCTCCGACAGCATTAACTTCTACATAGTCTCCGGTATCGGGGTCTTTGTAGTTAATAACCGCTGATTTAATTGTTAAGGGCATACGACCCCTCCTTTCAAAAATTCAAATCAAAAAACATCTCTATGTCAGTAGAGACGCTGTCTTCATTTTCGCCTTTAGTAGTAACAGTCACTTTATCGCCTTGAAGGATGTTTAACATTATCATTCCCATAAGGTTCATTACATTAGCACTATTCGTGCCTTTAGTGACCACAACCTTGCATTTAGATTCGGAAACTATGCCTTGTAAGTCCATGATAGGTCTAACGTGTATCCCTCTCGGATTACGGATAGTATAGTCAAACGTCCTCATCGTCTTTCTCTTCTTCTTCTTCTTTGATTATCAGTTTTTCACGATCACGTATCCACGCTTCACGAATAAACTGCCTCATTTCTTCCGTAAGTCTTCCTTTCCTTACGGTATTCATAACAGCCATGTATTCTTTCTCTGTCATGACGCTACCCCCAAATCTGTGTAAATGGCAATGCCACCGATTATTTCCACTTCGTACATATGACCTGCTTGAAGAGTTTTATCTCCAACGCTTATAATGTTATCTATACCGTTGATAGTAATAGAAGTGACCGAACTTGAAGGACATGAGAACAGGAATTTGTAGACAGTATTTTCCGGAGTAAGGCTCTCACTCGCTGTATAAAGTGTCAAAGTAATAGATTGCTTCTCGCCAAACATCTTTATAAATGGGTATGGATACAGTCCTGCTGTAATTGTTGTTCCACCATGCCGTGATATATAAGGCGTTCCCTGTGTATTCATTGACATCATCGTTGGATAGAATTCTTCTGGATAACCATGTTCTTCATCAGCAGCATAACAAATGACACTTATAACAAGTAAGTTGACATAGGTTTGGATATCCGGGTTTGTACTTTGGAATACAATTCTATCATCAACATAAAACGTTGCCTGTATAATAAAAGGTAATGTTTTTTCTGCTCCGGGATATTGCGAAAAGGGATTAAGTATGGCGTAAGAACATTTTCCTGCACGAATTGCTTCCAGTATCTCATTGAATGTTAGATTACATTCAAGTTCATAGTTTTCGTTTTCTGTAAAAACAGGGACTACTATCGAGTCTCCCCAGACGGGATTGAGATTATCGTCAAGCTTGAGAATTTGTCCGCTTGTACCCATAGCAGATGGAGCATCTTGCTTTGTTTGGAACTCTCGGTATGTTGGAACTTCGTAGTCTTCACCAGTTTCATCAGTATCAATCCAAAGTTTAGTGGTTGAAGTCTGTGGCTCACTATTCCCAACAACAACTTGGCTTTCTGCTCGTCCACGGAGGTCGTCATACAGGAGCATGCCGTCTCCGAGATTCATGTTTTTATTTACTTGTACGCTCATGCTCCCACCCTCGTTTCATATTCATCTATAATTGCCTGTGTCTCTTGAAGTGTCGCAACTTCAGGGACATCTTCCATAGTCGCAAGTTTAGTTCCGCCAGTAAAGTCATTGTTACAATTAACATATACATCACCAGTGAAAAGTCCATTGCCTGTTAATTCAGGATTGGCTTTAGGAGCTTTCAAATCAAATTCGCTTGTTAACTTATCTGCAGACCAAGTAAGAGTTGTGATTCCAGCTCCAGTAGTGTCGTCTATTATTCCTTCGCTAGGAATATATACACCGGTAAGCCATCCAGGCATAAAAGTTACACCAACTATTGAGATGTCATGCGGACCCTGTCTCTCATATATTTTACCAAAAAACGCAACAGTGTATTGGTTTACATCAAAAGAAGTCGCCGAAATACTAGATAGTTCTGTTGAAATTGTTGCCATACCATCCGAATACGTTGCAATTGCTTTTATGGTTTTTCCCTCGTTATATGCATTCCAAACTTCAACAAGTGTTTTGTCACATGTTGTCGGATAAGACCCATGTTCATTGTCGTACGTAATACTAAAAGTGACTATAAATGGAGAGTCTTCTTTTCCAGCAAGAGCTGTGTCTATATATCCTTTTGTAGCTGCATCAGATGAAACTGTCGGAGCAGAAAGAGATGTAATTTTCTTATTTTCAGCAGAGAAGTTTCCACCATCTATACTCGTTATTTGTCTAGCTGGTCTTACGATCCACGTATTATTTGGTGCACCAACGATACTAATATCAATTGCATAATCATCAAAAAATCTTCCAGTAACAATAGCCATATACATGGTAACTGTGCCACCCTGAGGATCTGGAAACTCATTAGACATCACATACAGTCCAGGTAGCTCAATTTGCATTTTTGGTAAGTCTTGATCGATTTCTAATTGCGCTATTGCTTTTATCTTTTTCCCTGAAAAAAAAGCTTCGCCAATTTCTGTAATTGTTTTATCTGCTGTTGCGGTAAGTGCATTACCATCTTGAACAAGTTCAAACGTAACAACAAGATCTGGTATATCTTCTTTTGTGTTTAATCTTGTTACTAAGTTATCTGCTGACCATGTTTTATTTAAAACACCAGTATCAGCTGTATCGTCTATTAAGTCTGTATATTCAGGATCTTTAATTGATGCAGTAGTAGTACCATTAACATCGGTAATGGAAATAGTAGTTACTTTGTCTTCTTTGGTTACTGTAGCAATAGGAGAGAAGCCGTCAAACTCACCTGACTCTTTAGCTTCTTCCAACGCTTCATTAATCGTATGCGGAATATCTGCTAATGCAGCTTCCGCTCTTGTAATCCAGTCATCTATTGGATCAGGTATTTCACCAGATGGTAAAATACTTTTAAGAACTCTGTATTGTCCAACATATGACTTGACTACAACTTCGTCTTCAACAAAAGACAGTTGAAGCTCACCTTTTCCTTCATGAATCAAGTCCGAGTTTGTTACATCCCAGACTACTTCATCCCCGTCTCTGGTTACAATAGTAGGGTAGGGTTCGCCTTCTGGAGGCTGAACTGTTAATGTAGCGAGAGCGTCGGGGTATTCTTCGAATATTTTTAGACAGTCTATTCGAACCTGTGTGTGCAGATTTTCACCAGCAAAGCCTACGGGGATAGTAGCTTTAGCCAAGTCTGCAAGCCGTATGCTAACGGATCTCATAGTCTCTCACTTCCCCTTTAGTTTACATGTTATTCAATTGATTTATTATTACATTAGGGTCTTTGCCCTTTTGTTTTGCCATGTCGTAAAATAACTGTTTAGCATTTCCACCGTTTTGATTTATATAATTTAAAACTTGTCCTAACTGTGAATTATTTTGCGCCAGAGACATAAGTAAAGCGCCCGGGTTTTGAGCATTCCGGACGCTTTTAAACATGTTCATTATGCTGTTTCCGCTAAATAGCTGGTTAATTATTGGGTTCATCGAGCAACGCCTCCTCTAAACTTTTCAGTCGTTTATCGATAGATGCAAAACGTTCATCCATTCTCATTTCGACAGTTGGTTCAGGAGTGTGTAAAGAAATATCATAAGGAGTCTTAGTTTTATATCCAGCGCCATCAGTTTGAACAAACCATATAATAGGAGCAGTTTCATCTAATAATAAGACATCGCTGTTTGGTGCCATCTGAAATGCATCAACACCTTGTTCACCGCTTACTCTGATAATGTGCATCTGCTGTGCTGGCATTTGCATAGCCATTGCATATGGGTTATTCATAATCATATTGTTTCCCCAGTTAATGCCGTTTATAGCTTACACTCCTTTGTACATCGAGATAGCAGCTTTAGCTTCTGCCGCTTTGTCTATATGTCTCCTATGTAAAATATCGTATACCATTTTCATGGCTTCAGAAGGTTCACCGTTTTTACGTTTATAATCTTCAATAATTGATACAACTTGAGAATGCAGAGTCATCATGTGCTTCATCTCTTCATCGGCTAAACGGCTGAACATGTCTGCTAAAGCTACGTTTTCTTCTTTATAAGCTAAAGCACATTTAGCATATTTCATTGCGTCTGCAATTTCTTCATCGATCATAGAGGATAATTTCTCAATAATTTGCATGGGAAAGTCTCCTTTCAGATTATTCTTCCAACGCCTTCCTTACTTGTTCACGCCATTTTTCAGGAACATCATTGAGGCTCATTTTGCCTTCTCTAATTCTTTTAACATATATCTTAACCATAATTAAGCCCCCTTGTTCTCAAGTGCAGCTACACGATCTGCAAGACGATTATAAAAACTCCAAAGACGATTAAGACTATCATGCATATTAGTTGCAAGAGCAGATGTACTATCAACAGTTGTTTGCATACTATTTACGGAATCAAGAGCGTCTGCAACAAGATCAGCTATCTCAATAATACCGTCTATACATTCATCAATGTTTCCTTGAAGGACTTGTTCTGTCCCATCATTAATAACACTCATACGAAACACAGTAGTAACGGTACGATTCTCAATATTTGTTTCTGCGATAGAAACAACGCATGCATTATACCATTTCATTTTTTCAACATCGTTATCGTCATATTCAATAATTTCATTGCCTTCTCCAAACTCATCAAGAAGCTCTGCAAGAGATGCATTAGTCATTATATCAAGAGTTCCAGTTCCATTAATTGGATCAAATCTCCAATCAACATTGTTAAATATAGTATCATTGATTTTTATTTTCATATATTTCCCTCCATTTCATCATGCGGTTCTTTGCCATGTATATACAGCAAGATAAGGCGGAAGCGTATCAATAGTTGTCTGACCACTTATTGTAAAAGGATGATCGTGTGCAAGTCCGTCACCACTTACACCAGTAGTGTCGTTACTCTTGCCAGAACTTCCGGATAAAGTATGTGTATGTTCACCTTTATAGCCAATGCCGTTGAGATCGTCGTCTGGACCACCAGTATTTACCCCAGAATCAGATTTAATGTATGCCTTGCGTAAATTTATACAATTTGTAGAAGCGCTATTAAGACCAACTTCTGCCTTAATTTCATGTTGATGACTACCGTTGGTAGATGTACTAAGTGCCTCATTACTTTCATGAGTATGATAATATATATTATGCGCATGACTTGGTATTTCTTCTATTTTTAATCTATGCCCGTCAACAACACCTGTAATGGAATAATTTTTGCTTGCAGATCCGGTTGACTCATTGATTGTTAAAGTGCTTCCAGCAGCAGCAATGAATTTATCTTGTATTTGACTCCATTGTGTGTTTTTAAACAAAGTACTTGGATTTATATTTTCCACACTCATGTAAATCGATCCAATTGGATAGATTAAGTTTACTATATATTCTTCTGGAAAATCTCTATAAAAAGTGTTTGTAGCCACATTATTCACCTCCAGATTACTCTATGCGTTTCCACACATTCACAGCTAAATAAGGTGGAAGTGTATCTATAGAAATAGTAGAGCCAATAAAATCATGATTATGCGATTGACCCTCGCCTGTACTGTCTGTGTTTACATCAGAAATTTGTTCATTTACAAGACCAGAAATTTTAGCATAACCTGTTGTCCCTGTAACTGTATGAGAATGGCTGCCGCTTGAAAGAATAGATGTTCCTTCGTGCGAACCAGAACTTGCGTGTCTTGCCGCCCAAAATGTAACGCCAGACCCTGACGAATAATATCCATACCATGTGTGAATATGAGTAGATGTATTTTGATCAATAGTATATGATCCTTTATCGTGAAGATGCTGTCCAAGATCGTGTTCATGACTCGGCATTTCTTCTTCTCTAAGAGTATAATTTCCAACTGTTCCAGCAGGTGTATATTCTTTAGAAAAAACACCTCCGCTATTTATATATGTATTGCCAGCACCAACTAAAAACGTATCTGTTATCTGTTGCCACCTTGTTCCCTCAAAAAGATTTGAAGGGTTTACGTTTCCGACATTCATATAAATAGAACCAATAGGATGAAGCAGATCAATTAAGTTCTGCTTTGTTAATTTATCTTCAAATACAGTACTTGACATATATCTGCTCCTTTCTTATCTTGTACGTCTCCACATATAAACAGGTAAGTATGGTGGCAAAACATTTACTGTTTCAGTTATGCCTGTAAAAGGATGTGCATGAGAATTTCCTTGCCCATATGAACCTGTATTTCCATCTGCTTGTTTCACCGTATAATTATCATTTAATGTATGACTATGTAAACCAGAAGCAGCCATACCATCATCATTTGGTACTTTCCAGCCGCCACCACCACTTGCTCTTTTTTGCGTTCTTGCTTCGTTACCAGATCCGTTTAAACTTGCAGTTGCATTACCTTTTGTATCGTGCGTATGGCTACCAGTTGCATTTGTCTTTAAGGTTCCTGCACCATGCGAGTGTTCATTTAAAAGATGTGAATGGCTTGGAATTTGTTCTGTTGACAAATAAGTTCCTTCAACTGTACCAGAAGGAGTTATATCTACTGTTGCGCTACCACCCGTAGTTCCACCTTCATATGTTTGACCAGCTGCAATCAAAAACCTATCTTGTAATTGAACCCACTCTGTATTAATGAATATTGTTTCCGGATTAACGTTGCTTACGCTCATATATATAGAACCAACAGGATAAGCAATGTTAGTAATTATAGATCTGTTTATTGGGCGCTCAAATATACGTACTCCCATTATATATCACCTCAAGGCTCTTCCTGAGGCTCTTCTTGAGATTCCTCTTGAGATTCTTCTTGAGATTCTTCAATTTGCTGGTTCATCAGCAAAACAGATACTGTAGAAGTTCCAATAACATCAGAACATGTTAACGTTACTGAATTTAAACCAGTAGTAATAGTAACAGAATCTCTAAAAATTTGAGGAGCGCTATATTCAATTCCGATTGGTTTCATGTCGTCTGTTACGCCTTGAATTGTAGTGCTATGAGAATATGATCCGCTTTCATTTGTAACCGTATCTAATGTAACAGAAAATGTTTTATTAGATTCTATTTCGGCTTGTAAAGCAGACACAGCATCGTCTAGCTCTTCTTGTAAAGCATCTATAGCAGTTCCAACATCAGTACCAATACTTCCAAAAGAGGATGATATTTTATCAGCTGACCAAGTTTTATCAGTGTCTCCAGCGCCAGAATTATCATTAATAACATCAGAAATTGCCTCCATCATACCTCTATTATCATCAGCACTTACTTTGATATTGTCTGCATAAAGTACTACATCTCCTGTTTGTGTGTTAACAGAAGACACTCTACCTTCACCATCTTGACCTTGATATGTTACAGCATATGTTTCAACAGTATTCTCATTCCAAGTATAGGTTGTCTTAGCCCAAACATATTTACCTTTTTCTGGAGTCGGAGTAGAAGTCCATGTTCCTCCTATAGGGTGATTACTTCCATCAGTACTTGTTTGATAAGTTGTGACAGCTCCGGTCAATGCTTGATTAAAAGACGCAATTTCTTCTGCTGTTAACTCTAAATAATATTTGGAATTATTATGATACGCAGGATCAGTTGATTCGACATCAATCCCAGAACGCTTACCATTAGCCCAAGACTCTGAGTCTTTGGAGCTGTTTAAAGAGTTTTGAGCATATTGCGCAGATTCATTTTTATAATTGTATGCAGCTTGAGCATTTATAGTTGAATCGACTAATGTGTCTACCCATTCTTCTACTGTTCCTGTATATCCATGTGCAACTGCATAAATATAGTCAGATGCATGTCCAAGTTCCTGTATTTCTCCAGTTCTATATTCGGCTTTTAGTTTTCCTGCGTCTTCGCCTTCTTCTTCAAGCCACACTCTTATTACTCCGCGATATAAGGCTACATCTTCGTTGAACTCAGCTGTAAAATCAAAAGGAGTAGCATCAAAACTCATTATGTTTCACCCCCTTCTTGATCGATATATCCGTCAATAATTGTTTGTGTTTCTTCCTCTGTGGCAACTTCATGATCTTCTGCTACATCAGGCATTGTACCGTCAACAATATGATCTCCGATATTTGTGTCATAATGTTGTACACCTGTAGAATCTATTATTTCTTTGCTTGCCATTCTTGACTCGTCTTTCATATATACGTTCAACTGTATGCGATATTTAGACTTTTCTTTAAAGAGTAACGACTCGCCTTGCGATAAAGTAAGCAATACTCTAGTTTTATGTATTTCATCCCAATGCTCATTATTCCATTGTTCTGCTATTTCAATTTTCTGATTTGATTTGTATAATTTATTTTCGTGCTCACATAATGTACCTTCTGTAATAGGCACCTCTAGAGCAGAATAGTTTAAAACATAATCTGGAATATATTCTTCGAAATTAGAAGTGATTTTTTTAATAAGAATTACATCATTGTTTTGCTTATAAGTAACAATAACACTATCAATTTGATCTGCTACAAATGGAACAGTAAATTGTTGCGCAATAGTTTCTCCTGGATTAAACACTTAAATCACTCCTTTCTTGTTTTCCAGATATTCTATTCTTCTACGCAATGATTGAATTTCTTTAAGTAAAACAGGAATTAATTGAGTATAGTCAATTGCCTTATTATTATCGTTTTTTGTGCATATTTCAGGCAACACTTTTATTGCTTCTTCGTATATTAAACCAAACTTAGTTTCTTCATTTGGGTCGTTATTATACACGAAAGATACAGGGTTAAGATTATCAATAGTTTTCCCTACATCATTTAATGGCTTGATGTTATGTTTTACATCTTTTGATGATGCGCTGTGAACAGTACCATAGAAATGTAAGGGTTGTCCGCTTCCTATTATATTGATAACTTGATTAGAAATATCAGCTATAAAATCACAAGAATAATTTTGATTTGTATTATCTGGGCGAATAGACACTTGATAATCTTTACCATTAATTTCTAAAGCACTAAGTTTTCCGTCTCTTGTTACATAAAAATCTGGTTTTGCGCTAGTGGATAAATCATCTGTATATTCTCCTCCTGCCCAAAACACGATACCTTCTCTGTTTGCAAACCCAAAAGTACTGTTTGTAATTTCAGTATTGTTTCCGATATGAGTCTCTCCGATTTGCATGTTTGCAATAGAAGATCCTTCTGTAGAAGATAATACGCCATCTACAGAGACGTTATGTGCTGTTAATATTCCATCGCTTGTTACATTAAAATTAGTAACGTTATTATCATCCTTTATATCAATTATTCCACCATTAATTAATATACTGTCTGTCTTAGCTGTACCATCTTTGTTGATAATAAATTTTCCAGCACCAAGATTAATTCCATTTGTACCAACATAAATACCATTATGCGTGGTATCATCAATGCTCATAACGCCATTTCGGATATAAGTGTTTGAAGCATCAGACCCAATATCTAAGTTATTTCCACTTCCAACTGATATTTCACCAGGGAGATCAATATTTAATGTTTCATTTCCTAACACTCTTGCGTTACCAGTGTCAGCATCTAAAGTAAATTTTTGACCAGTTATGCTTTTTTGTGCATTTTCAAGCTTGGTTTTTAATATCGCACCATCGCTTAAAAATGTTTTTCCGTCATCCATATGGACACTTTCATCGTCGTCGCGATAAATAAAGTCTCCACCAAAGTTAACACCATCTGTGCCTAAATACACACCAGGTTCTGTGCTTGATAAACTGTCTGTGCCAGCATACATATAGTCTCTCTTAACAATTTCAGGGTTTTCTTCGTCAACTTCTTGACCCAAAGTAAACCCAGCGATCATAGCACCGGAAGTGTTAATGTTGCCAGAAATAATAACTTCGCCTTGACCGTCTAAATTAACTTTTAAATTAGGAGAGTCGAGCTTAAACGTTGCTTCTGCTGTAACATCCAATATGCCTTCTGTGCTAATTGATAAGCTACCTCCGGCTTTAATAGCCATGCTACCGCCGGATTCGATATTTAAATTGCCGCCAGACTGAACATTAACTTCTCCGCCAGATTTTACATCAATCTTTCCTGGGTTTTCAGCGTCTCCTGCGCGAATCTCAATCATGGAGTCGCCGTCTCCTAAAGCCCCAGCTGGTCTGGTACCGTCTGTAGTTGCAAATAAAACCAAAGCTTTATTACTGCTAATTTCAAGTTCTTCACCAACAGTAGCGTCAATTTTATCAGCAGTAATACTTCCAGTCTCGATTAATTTAGCTGATAATGTTCCTGCCGTTATAGCATCGGCAGAGATACCTTGTCCAGTAGCAATAGTCCTAAACACTGGTTCACCTTGGGCGTCCTTTGTGTCACTTAACATCCAGCCGTCACCAGATAACATCATAGAAGATTTACCGTCAGAAGACTCGAACACCATTCTTCCTTTGTCATCTGTGTACCAGTTGGCTGCTCCACCTACCAGTTTGTTTTTACCAGTTTCCAATGAACCTTCAAGTTTATCTGCTGATAATTTACCAGATCCGCTTAAAGCTGCAGCTCTTTCATAAAGAGTCTGCTTGTTCTTTGTTTCATTAGAAACTTCAGCAATACGAGCCATAACGTCAGAAAAGTCATGTTGACCAATGAGACTTAAATTAGTGTTTACTTCTATTTTAGTCTGCCATGGTTTGTCATAACATTTCTCAAGTTTGTCTATATAAGCCCAGCAGTTTATTTTGATTTCTGGATCTATTAAATGAACAGCATCAGTAACCTCTATATCCGGATATTCAATCTCTTCTATTTTAGTATCATCATCCGGTTCTTCGTCTAATTCATGACCTTTTTTAAAGCCAAACGAACTTCCATATTGATCAACAAAAGTAAACGAATAACTTACTTCGGGTTTAGCAACCTTCTCAAAGTTATCTAAAGCATCAGCGTAAAGCTTATCTTCGTCTCCTTCGATATACGAGTCATCAGACCAGAAACCTTCTCGAAGCATATCGCCAAGGAAAATATTTAAGTTATTTGTCTTTTCTTCTATAGCTTGTTGAGCATCTACCATTGCTTGGTATTCTTGCTCATATGCTCTGTCCGAAATTTCTCCGAATTTCTTTACCAGATTATTTATTCCGATAAGTTCTCCATCATTAGTGATAGGATATAATTTAGTGTATTGCTTATCAGATAAGAACATTTTATCCTGATAGTCTTTAACTTGGATATAATCTGTATCATAAAACTGTTCAGTACTCATTGCACGAACATATCTTGCATTTGCTGGTGTTGTAATAGTTCCAATACCATTAACAGGTTCAGAATTAATAAATGTTTTTGTGTTTGTATAGAAAAATAGTTTCGTACTAGAAGAAAAACTATATTTATATAACGTATTTTCGTATACAATAGAATGACCAGTAATATAAGCTTCTCCACCTGTAGCAACGCCACTGTCGTCAATTTCTCCACGGTTTACTTTGGAAAAATCAATAATGTTTTCAGTAGGGAAGGTTATTGTATCATATGTCCTTGTTGTTGCTGTTGAAACAATGTTAGAAGAAGGAGAATCAACATATACATATCCTTTTATTGTATCTAATGTTAATGTAGTTCCAGCCGGCAAATCTGCATGAGTTGAAAATACCCAATAAAAGTCATAATCAGAATTAATAGCATAATTCCCTTGATCTAAAGGATTGACTATTTCATAAAGATATTTTTCGTAATACCCATGGTATGCCATATCTCTAGAGCGACATGAATGGAATACGATATTGGTTCTTGCACCAACACGCTGCTCTTCTAACGATTCAAGAAGCTTCCATTCCCCGCCTTCTCCATGATAGAACTTTTTCATCTTGCGGTCGTAGAAATATTCATTGTCTACTTCATCAGGAGTTTCTTCTTGAACATATAACCTATGCCATTCTGTGTCTCCGCGTTCTGCCCAGCAGAAATAAAGTTCACCATCTTGAATAGTGTGTTTATAATACTTATAAAACCAACCGTAATTAGCCAGTTCGACTTCAGGGAATTCTTCTCCAAATAAAATAGGATGGTATATCGTATCATCCTTAACAGCTTCTGAAAGCTTATCAGGCAAAGCATCATCTGTAGAAATAGCTGTGCCTAATCTTCCAGACATACTATCGGTACAGAACAGATAAAACTTATCATCTTCCGACCAGGTAGGCACTTCGTCTACACTACACCAAAGAGTTATCTTCGTTGGCTCATCATCTTGCAAACTATAGTCAAAATCTCCGGGTTCGCCTTCTGAATTTAAATAATAGTTTCCTTCGGAGTCCATAATAGCTTTTACATAGAACTTTTCAAAAGTAACAGGTTCTGTGTTGTGTAAAATATATAAAATACTGGCGCTTGAAGGAATTGGCAAACCATTGTCTTTAATTTGTTTTGCAACGTGCCATCTGAAATAATTCTTTTTAGCTTCACGATAATCTGAGCGATAAACAACTCCATTATCTCCGACACTATTGTTTATAACAAGCCGCAGATGTCCATCGTCAGATTCATAGCCGCTTGTAGTCGAAGCTTTAGAAACTGAAAGCTTTAAGAAACCAGTATTTGATTGAGCTAAGTCACTTAACTCCGTAAGACTGTTTACGAAAGCAGTAGAGTTTTCAATGCTTGTTTTATAATACTTAGGCATTTCCCTTTGATACTTAGCAACTTCCTGAAGATGTTCATCAGTAAATAAACCAACATCGTCATAATAATCAAAGTTGAAAAGCTCTGGAGTTAAATTGTCTACAAGCTTAACGGTAGGGGAGGGAAGTTCTGTTCCAAGCTGTGCATCGCATTTGTGATACGCATGACCAGATGTATCATCCCACAAATAAGATCTGGACGTAAAGTCTTTTCTGGACCAAATTAATTTATTACCTTCTGGCACATCTTGTGTAAGTTTGAAATACTGATTAATGCCGTCGTCATCTTCAAACCAAACAACATCACCATTATTATATCCTTCAGATATAAATTCATATTCTTTATGTTGGCACGTTTGAATACTGCACATACCTAGATTGGCATCACCATAAGCTCCGTAAGCATAAAACTTGGTTGCCATATTCTCGGTGTTTGTCGTTCTTGTTAAACTATGAATATTCCTATCGTAATGAAGCTCAATTATATCAGATAAGCCTTCTTTTACTTGATCTGGAATTTGTCCTGCCGGAGTTTTTGAAAATGGGTTCATCGGAAGAATGTCTACTTTATGTGTATCTCCGTGATAAATAGCTTTTGCTTCGAATAGATCACACATGTCAGATACCATCTTGAAAGCCCCAGTTTTCAATGGTGCAGTCAGGCTCCGTACTTTGGTTGACCCATCTTCCTCTTTAAAGTCTGCAACCTCACCTGGTTCCCAGCCACTGCCTTTCAGAATTGCGTCAAGTAATTGATATGCAGTACCGACATTATTTCCTTCGTCATCTGAAAACTCAAGGTTAAGATTTTTCGTCTTTAACAGTTGGCTGATATGACCAGCCGTAACTTCAACAGTCTTAGAGAAGTTATTATGGTTTATCTTGTTTTCTGAAATTAAAAACCAGTCAGTTTCATAATCGTCAACCAAACGAATTCGATAATCAGCGATCAGATAATTAAGACGATAATTAGGTTCTTCATCATTTTCTCCATAACATACTGATGGGATAGAAAAGTTTATAGTTTTCCATCCGTTACGTTCATGCGTAACAACTACATTTGTAGCTTGTCCTGAGATATCAGAATTATTGTCATAAAGATTGCATAACACTTTATTAGTATAATCGCATATATCAAGTGTTAATTTCCTTGTTCGCCCCTTCAATCTTATCGCCTCCTTTATGCGAACGTTGGTTTATACGAAAAATTCAGTTTGTCTAAATTCATTGTTGTCTTTGGAGTAATAATAAGTTCGTTCATAGACACGACCATTGTTTTTTCATTTCCAGAATGTTCAATTTCAGGAGTAACAGTAAACCTATCAACATCGCTGTTAATTTGTTCGACGATCTTTCTCCACCTGTTATCAATATAAATATATTTACCAATCAAATTAATATGAACCTGATTAGTTAGCATAACAGTATTTCCCGGTTCATAACAAGCAAACAACTGTCTCATTGGTTCTCCAGCTGGCTCCAGTTCGATAAACCCTTCGTCATGGTACATAAAAGCTAATTCGCTTTCGGAAGATCCTCTGAGGAGCGTTTTGCCGCTGACACCGTCTATGTAAACTTCTTTATCAGAGTCAGTTGTATCAGCTCTGGAAATAGCTACTAAGCCACAAGTTTGGTTCGTTGTTTTGTTATAGATAGTAACTCCGTCACCAACATCACCAGCTACGATAATGCTGACATGAGCACGTTCAGTTCCGGGGTTTAACAACAGAATTTCTGTTTGTTCTGTTAAGTTAGTAAAAGAAGTTTGCGGAACCATGTCTTCGTTTTCTGGCATAGCTGTATTGCGCATAACTCTAAAATGATCAACATCCGTTAGTTCGTTGTACATTTTATCGCTTCTTGCATATGGATAGTATGCTTTCATGTTGATAGTAACTAATCCGTTCATATAGTTATTCAGTTCAGGATGAGGCACGCTTGTTACAGTTGCATAGTAATAACACCAAGGTCTACGTGCAAATATAAGTTTACCCGCCTTACCAATTCTGAATAGATTATGTATTTTAGCCATAACACCTTCATCCAACGAAGATTCTTCAAACAAACAACGAAGTCTAAACTCCTTTGGTTGTTTTGAAGATCCATAATAGTATCCGCCATTATGTCCTTCGAAGGTTTCTTCGTAGATGTTTGTTTCGGCGGGAGCATATACATATGTATCTTCTTTTTCCGGCACATAGGTTAAGCCGAGATCAGCAATATCTATACCGCAAAAAGAAAAGCCGCCTTCAATTAACTTGTCGCACTGCACAAGTTTGCCCTCCTTCCTATGAATGTGGAGAGAGAAGAGCGTCAAGCCCTTCTCTCTCCTTTATGTCTTTTTTCGAATGGTCACATTTTAAACAATACGAAAAGAAATTATAACAATACGTAAATTACCAAGCATATGCAGCTAAATTGAACCCGTCTTTTTGCAATTCTTTAGTGAATGCTTTACCAACTCTACGAGCGACCTCATCGTAATCAGCATCGCTCTCAAGACGAGCTTCATAAAGATTGACGTTAACATCTCCAACATTAATACCGCCTTTTCCAAATGCGCTTTCATCAAGATGTGTCATGTAAGGTGAAGTTTTAATATACGTAAATTCATCAAGCATTGCACGTAGTAAAGCAGTGTCAGTAGAATCAAGGAAAGCTTCTGGTTTAGTTTTAGTTCCGTCAACCCAAGCTGGTCCAGTATAGTCTACAAGACCGCCGTTTAAGAACGTTCCTACGTTTTTCGCTTTTCTGCCACCCGCATTCACAGTTCCGTTTTTGTCTTCTTGATATATATTACCTGTTTGACGTTGAACGCCACCTTTTTTTGCAAATTCAGATATGGCTGCGTCTTTAGCAGCATTTTTAGATGATTTCCATCCTCCACCAGCCAACAACGTTGTATTATCAGATTTTAAACCAAATGCTGTTGCATAGTAATTTGCATATCCACTAGGACTACTACTAGAACTGCTGCTACTGCTGCTACTTGAACTTTTCTTTTTCTTTGGTTCATCTTTTTTCCCAATACCTTCATATTCACTAAATTGGCTCATGAAGTCAGTATACAAGTCTTTATGGGGTCCGCCGATAATAGCGTCAAAATAATCTTTAAGATTGCCAAAATCAGAATCAGCACTGTCCCATTCAACTTTGTAGGTCCAATCTTGCATATCGTCAATCTTGTCTAATATTTCATGAGTATCGTATAGTTCATATTTATCGTCTTTATCTGCAGCAATCATACGATCATACATATAGTCAAGATTCATTTCAATTGCTTTTTTACCAGCTTCAGAAGCCATTGCATAAGAATCGCTGCCAAGCATATAATCCATAAAGCTTTCTTTAGAAGAACCATATCCTTCTACTTCATCCCAATAGGTTTGAAGCTCATGTTTCATTACATGCCAAGTATCTTCCCAACCTTGTTCAAGCTGTTTGCGACGTTCTTCAGAAGCATTTTTATATTCTTCATCGTCTTGAGCCATGAAATTAACAAAGTCATCAAAAGTACCGGATAAAAGTTCAGTTACTTTATCTCTAAATGTATCATAGTGACTTAGTCTTTCATTTAAATTTTCTTCTTCTGTGGATACGAATTCATCCAGCGCTTTTATCTGATCTTCATAAAGCTTATTTTGAGCAGCAGCTTGTTCATCAGCAATGTTCCAAGCAAGATCTCGTTCAATTTCTTCGATCTTCTTAGAAAGTTCTTTAGCGTCTTTTGTACGAGATTGATCTGCCTGAATTAATGCTAACTGTTGTTTGAGCCGAGAAAGTTCTTCCATTTTATCTTCTTGGTTCATAGCATCTTTCTTTGCTTTTATTCTTTCGTTTAACAAAGCCTTCTGTTCGTTCAAAGCTTCTTTCTGTTTTTGAATTGTTTTCTTAATCAAGGCCCATTCATCTTGGTAATTCTTTTTAATTACGTTTATTATAGTATTTTCCATAGTAACTGTAGCATTTAACATATTCTTTTCTGTTTGTATTCTATTTCTAATTTCTTTATCTATTGCATTTTCAACATCAGTATGAGCTTTTATAATAGCTTCCTGATTCTTTCTGATTTTTTCCGTTAATTGTTCTACAGTATTTATTTCAGATTTACGAGCTTCTTCCAGTTTATAAATTTCAGCTCTTACTTGTTTGTATATCGGAGAACTGCTATCTAATGTATCATAGAAAGCTCTTAATATTTCAAGTTGATTTTCTATATTCGATGTACGTTCATTATGAAGCCCTTGTTCAACCTCAAGAGCTCTACCGTAGTTAGTAAGCTCTCCAAGGTTCTGGAATTTGGTTTCATCGTATTGAACAAGCTTAATTTGGTGTTGATTAAGATCGTCGATTACAGAGAACGCATCAACAATATTTTGGAAACTAACTTGTTCTATCTCATTCTTGAGATCAATTATCGCATTTGAAGCGGATTTAGAACCTTGCTCAAGTTCCCAGATGCCTTCTGTTACTATTTTCCACGCGTCAGAATATTCTTCTATTTCACCATTTCCAATAGCAGTATCAAGCATCTCTTGGAGACTATCTCGTTGGGCTTCCTGTTCAATAGCAATTTGCTCTTGAAGTTCAGCTTGCTCACGAAGCATCTGGAGATATCCCTCATTATTGCTTTCTTTTTTATATGCTTCGCCTTGCAATTGAGCCATTTGAAGCTGTGCCTGAAGAGGTTTAACAGCATCTTCAACTTGATATCTTGCTTGATCAACATAAGACTGCGCAATTGCTTGATCTCTTTCGATCTTGTCGACGTCAAGCTGATGTAGCATTTCATCGTAGCTATACAATGCTTCTTTAGCATTGTACCAAGATTCAGTTTCAGACCATCCATCTTCTTCAAGTTGAGCCATTTGTGCACGAGCACTGTTTGCTGCTTCTTGATAATACTTGTACAACTCTTCATTTTCTGCTTTAATCCCGCGAACAGTATCGCGATATTCATCATACATATGAAGCATTTGATACGCATTACCATAACTTTCAAAGTTATTAATGTTATGTTGCGCATCCATAGAATTGCGTTCAAGCTGAGTAGCAATATTTCCAAGACGTGCTTCATTAAGCGCAATAGTATCTTGCAAGAATTGATTCTCAAGATCAGCATTTTCAGCTTGCAACTGCCAGATATGATCTCTTACGTTCAGCCAATTCTTTGAGTTTTCCTTATACTTTGTAAGAAGATCTTCATATTCTTTTATGTCGTCATTATTCTTTTTAATATCTTCTTTGTATTGACTAAGAATGTCGTTTTGGGTAGATTCATACTTTCCAAATTCTTCAGCAAGCTGATAGTTCTGAGCTTGTTTCTGGAGTATCGTAGCACGTTGAGTAGCTGGTTTTTCTTCGTTTTCTTGCCTTATTTCTACTATTGTTATTTTCTTACCTTCTAAATCATCAAGAACATTCTTAATATTGTTGAGTTCTTCTTCGTAAGAATATAACTGCTCTGTTGCTTTCCACCAGTCATCAGAATATTTAGATAATCCACTTCGATAATTCTTTAATTCTTCTATACTCTTTTGATACTGGGCTTCAAGACGAGATTGAAGGTTTATTTCCTTGTCTACTGTAGATAAATAATTGTCATAATCATTCATCTTTTCGTAGTGTATTTCATCAATCTCGAGCATCTTTTGCTCGTGCTGCAAAGCGGCAAGATCATGCTTTTGTTTTTCAAGAAGCTTATCGAGGCCAGATTTACCTCCACCGCCTCCTCCGCCTCCGCCGCCACCATGAGATCCAGTTCCTTTTACACTATCAATAACAACTTTACCAGATACATGTGTCCCATCGTCGGTGACTTCATAATGAGCGTCAACACCCATGGATTGGAGCAACGCAATTAGCTTTGCTTGCTCTTCAGACATCGCGCTGCCAACGCCTTCAACGATGTCTTCCATTGAAACATTCCATGATCCGCCTTCAAGATTAACAGTTGGTCCTCCAGGAATTGTTAACGTTTCTCCGTTAATATATTCGCCTAAAACATCAGAAAGATCATCTATATAATTGTTTGCAAAATCCTGTAGCCCAGCAATGTCACTTGCTTCGTTTTCCTCTAGCGCTTTTAATATCGCGTCATTAAATTTTCCTGATTTTAATTCTTTATCGCTAAGGTTAAACCCTGTCATTTCTTTTACAGCAGATAATGTATCCTTATCACGTTTTCCTTTTTTAAACTGATCAGTATAATATTGATTTTTAGCAACTTTTGACAATTCTGAACGTAAATTCTTAAAAGCAGATGTTTGTTCTTGTATTGAGCTACTATCATCGTGCATCGCTTTTCTGGCATCACGCAAAGACTTTGTAATATTCTTTTGAGCTTTGTTCCATTCATCTGACGTCTTTCCAGACTTTTTTAGAATTTCATCATAACGCTCATTTGTCTCGTTGAAATCATCTAGCTCAATTCCAGCCTCTTGTACTGCTTCAGCAACAGCAGCCCATGTATCAAATCCTTCTATTCCAGACGTATAAGCCTCAAAAGAACCAATTCTATCGTTATTGCGTATTGCGCTTATGTCGTTAGAATTTATAATTTGTTGTAAACCTTGATACCTCTGGGAATTTGTTAATCCAGACACGCCGTTTGCAGCATTGTTGACAATAGTATTTGCATATAGCTGGTCTAAATCAGAAAGATTCTCGTTTGGATTGAACGTCGCTAAACGTTCTGTCATGTTGCCATCATCTAAAAACCATGATCCGTTTTCGAAATAAGCACCCTCCGGAAGATTTAACCCCACTCCATTTTGGAAATCAATAAGACTATTTCTAACGTAATTAGAATATCGCGTGTTTCCTGTAATTTGACTTAAAGCCTCATATCCGGCTTCTTGATCTGCAATGTCTCCTTGTAAAAACGAGAGCGCTCTATCGTAAGTTTCTCCAGATGTAAGCACTTCTGTTATATTGTTAAAAGATTCAGAAGCTGAAGCAGCTGCTTGAGCAAGCATCAATAAAACTTCAGAAGCTTCATGCCCAGAAGCTTCAACATCGGAAAAGTCTATGTTTCCATTTTCATCTGCTTTAACGCCAATATCGTTGAATTTTTTACGAAGTTCTTCTGAAGAATTTAAGAGATCTGTCCAGTTTTGAACATCAGTATCATTAATTGCGTTTGCAAGATCTACAAACGATTTAATGCTACCATTAGAAAGCGAATTATAAATCTCATTAGCAGCAATTGCGCCTTTGTTTTGTTGTTGATACTGTAATTGCTGATAATTAAAAGCTCCACCAGCAGACGTCGAAGACAGCTTAGCTTTTTCTAAACTCTCTTGTTCTTGTGCAACTCGAAGTGCTTCATTGTTTTCGTTAAACGCTAATTGCCTTAATTCTTCTGATGGAGTTTGCCCGTTTTCTATTGCCCATTGATATTGTTGACCATAAGTTCCAAGACTTGAAACAGCGGCAGAATAAAGATCATAGTCGGTATCTTTTGTTAATACTCCATTTAACAATTGCATCCTTGCATTTGCTAATTCAGAATCTGAGTATTTACGCGTTGTATCAGCAAGCAAGGCAGATCTATCAACAGTACTGCTACTTGGCTTATTATAGTCAGCTAATATTTTTTCGTATCTTTCTTGTATATACGAAGGCACAGAAAAGAACGTGCCATATTGTGCCATATTATCTGATGCAAAACCAATAGTTCCAGTACTCTCATCATATTGATATCTATATTCATTTCCTGTTGTGCCATAAAAATCATTTAACTCTGCTAAAGCAGCTTGGCGAATAGATTCATCTGTTTTTTGATCTTCTTCTGCTATTCTTTGCTCTGTTAACTTTATGGCTTCTTCTCTGTTGTTCTGTATTCTTTCTTTTGACCATCCGGTATACGACATCATCGCATTAAGCTGTTCTTCAGCAGTGCCATTTCTAAATAAAGCAGCTTGTTGCGCATTGTTGTATAAAGTGTTTTCAAATTCAAGCTTCGCTTTAATGGCGAATTCTCCGCCTTTTTGAAGCCCTTCAACTAAGGCCGCAGTTCCTTCAAGTACTTTATTAGCGGATTCTAATTCAGATACTCCTGTAACTGCTATTTGTACGTCTATCTCTCTTTTAAGATTAACCCCTTCTTGAGATCTGCGCTGGAAAAGATCCATTTGCATATATTTCTCAAGGCCAGAAATACTTTTAGCAGCACTCCACTCGTCTTCTGTCCATTGAGTTAATCCTGTTTCAGCTTCTGTAAGAGAATCATATCCTAATACTTTTTTAGCTAATGAAGCTGCTTGTGAATTGGTGTATTGTTTTCCTGTACCAAATGCAATTCCCTTTTCAGCAAGCGTTCTTCTTACAAGGTTTTCATATTCAGAACCAACATATGTTCCTGTTTCAAGAGCATTAAGAATATTATCTGCATTATCTCCAAAATAAGTTTGGAATGATTTATATCCGTCGCTATTTCTGTATCCTTCTATAAGATTTGGTTGCGATGAAAGAAGATTAATTATTTCTCCCCAAGATGAAGATATACTAGCATTAGTTGCTTTACCTGTAACAGCATTTTCCAGTCCGGATTTAACAATATTAATATCGTTACCTAGCCAACCCAATAAAGCTTCTGGAGTATCAAATATAGCATTTGCCAATACAGAATCCAGCCCAGCAGAAGCATAAGCACTTTTTAGCTCGTCAATTGATTCATATTCAGATATTCCTTTAATTCTATATCTCGACAACGAGCTTAAATATGCCTTTTGAAGTCTTTTATCGTATTCCTCATCAGATTCTCCTTGATACTGAGAACCAGTAATTTCTTGAGCAAGCAACATAGCAGCATCTGTACTTATTGGTTGTCCGTTTAATATGCTTGCTATGCTTGTTTGAAGATTGTTTGCATTGGCTTGTTGTATTTTAGCTGATATAAGTCTATCTGCAGTTTGATAAGCAACATTTCCGTTTGCATTTTTTATGCTTGTGTATTCTAAACCGTTTGTTCTGACAAATGCTTTTGCTTCGTCTTCAGTAGTAAAACCTTTTCCGTTAACAAAATACGACCATGCATCTTCCGGGGCATTCTCTTCAACAAAACGATTTATATAAGCGCTTGGATTGTTGCTATTTAAAAAGCCAGTAAACACACGAGAAATTAATGGAGTTATTGCTTCTGTACTTAAAAGACCTTTTTTTGCTCCTTCTTGAATCAGATATTCTGGCAATATTTCGTTAGTTTCTTGGTCTACAACGTTCTTAACTATGTAGTTCTTAAGTGTTTTTTCTAAAAATTCAGAATCATACACATCACTTGCATTTGCCAATGATTCGATAGGAAAGTCTTTTACCATATTTTGAGCAAAATTTAAATCAATTTGCCTTTTAGCAATGTCTAAATTTTCTTGCATTTCCTGGTTCATTAAACCTGTAACTACATTTTGCCAAAAAGAAGTTGCATCTTCATTAGATATTTTATTTTCCTTTTTATTCTTTAAAGCAATTGCAACAGGATCAGTTCCATACATTATATCAATATAATCTTTAAAATCTTTGTTTTCAGAATATAAAGAAACTAATGCATTTACTCTGCTTTGATTATCTTTATTGGCAGCACTTTCTGTGTTAAACTTACGAATAATTTCTTCTGGTGTTTTATCTTTATATATATTATATCTGTCATTTGCTTCTTTGTAATCAGAGTAAGTATATGAACCAGATTCCATACCAGACATTATGGCATAAAGAGAACTTTCATTTGGAACATATTTTGACTTAATCCAACTAGAAATTCCTGTTTTTAAATTTGAGATGCGTTGTGGTGTAAAAGATTCTTCATATAATAAATTTTCATAAGTTTGTTGAGATGTTTTTGCCTCATAATCAACTGCTTCCTGAACTGTTTGACGAGTGTTTTCTTTAAGATACTTTTTGCCTGTTTCGCTAGCGCTTTTTACAGCATTTTCCCAGTTAGAAAGATCTTTAATTGCATTTAGAATTGACGCAGAAACTTCTGGAAACGCATTCTTTAAATCGTATAACCCTTTTGTAAGATTGTTTTCCGCTTGTGACTTAGCTACTGAGTCTTGAGAATCTTTTAAATCATTATATGCTTTTCCTAATCTCGTAACTTCATCTATGACATTTTGTTTGCTGTCATATGATTCATCTCTTATTGCTTTTGATTCTTCGTTGCTTGTTAATAAACTTTCTTTATATTTATTAAACTTTTCTTTTTCACTTTGGAAATTTAAACCTGCAAATAATCCTTCAGACAGAGCACCTCCGGCAAGTCCAGCAACCAACATAATTAATGTGGTAATCGGAGCAAGCTTGCCTCCACTAAGCGCCAATGCAGCAGTAGCAGCTGTAATCGCAGAGATACCTCCAGCAATAACAGAAAATCCATGCTCTATTCCATTATTATTAGATATCATTTGCAAGAATCCAGATATTCCATCAAGAACACCAGTTACAACACCGCCATTAACAAAGCTTTCTACAACAGCGTCCCAAGAACTCTTTAATTCATTCATTGACGCTGAAAGACTCTGCATTGCGACTTCATATTTTGTTTGCGTTATTCCACTAGAGTTTTCAGCTAAGCCAAGATATTTATCTAACGTTGCACCATTATCTTCTGACATGCCCTCCATTAATGTTGCGAACACATTTGTCTGGCGAGTACCAGCCATCGCGTTCATAACAATATTCTTTTGGGCGTCGCTTAAATTTTGCCATACTTTTGATAAGTCAGACAAAACTTCATAAGACGAACGCATTTTACCTAATGTTTTATCGTCCCAAAGATCAATTCCAACAGATTGTAAAGCAGCTTCAGCATCTGACGCCGTAGTTGCTTCGCCGTTCTGATCGGATGTCCATTTACTAAGACTTAGTCTCCTCATTCGAGTAAATACAGTTTGAAGAGCTGTGCCTACTTGTGTTCCGCTTAACTGCGTATCACTTGTACCAATAGTTAAAAGAGCTGTCAATTCAGAATAAGAAACACCTGCAACTTTAGCCGCAGCCGCAGCTTTCTGCATACCTTTGCCAATTTCGGCAGCAGTTGTAGCAGCAGAGTCACCAAGCGCAACAAGAGCATCCATAGCTGCTTCTGCAGATGGAACAAGATCATTTTGTAAAGCTGTTGTAATTATTTTTGTTGCTTCAGTTACGTTTAATTTAGTTACTGTTGCAAACTTAATAATGGACTCTGTACGAGAAGAAACTTCAGTATCACTTAATCCTTGACGATAAAGCGCCGCTTCAACACCTGCAACATTAGATACTGATGTGCGAAGACCCAATGCTTTACTTATTGTTTGTGAACGAATTCCAGTCATATCCTCATCAGACTTTAAAGTTATGGCTTGAATTTCGTTCATTGAAGCGTCAAATTCTTTTACGAAACGTTTTGTTTCCTGAAGCGCTTTTTGGAACAACTGACGTCCAAGACGTGTAGCTAACCTGCCAACAACGTCTCCGAATTGAGAAGTAATAGCCATTGCTGTAGCCATTGGATCAGATAATTGTTCAATAGCTTTTCCGGCCTCAAGCGAAGCAGCTTCAAGTTCTTCAACTTCTTTTTTTGTGTTTTTATACTTATCGCTTGAAGTATCTCCGCTTTTTATATAGCTGTTTAACTGCTCTCTTTTTTTCGTCAGATCTTCATTTATTGATTGCTGTTTATTTTCCCATTGGGATAACGCAGAATCTCTTCTGTCTAAAGCACGAACCAAGAACCCATTGCGAGTACCAAGACCATGCCTTTTCATTTGATCCATTTGACGAATAGACTGTTTTATGCGTAAACTGTCTCGTTGTTCACGGATATCGTTTTCAGCTCTTAATTGTTCAATATAATCGTCTTCATTGTATTGATCATAATAACTAAGCAAAGAATCTAATCTTTCTTGTTGTGCAGCAGACAGTTTTGTTTTACCGTATCTTTTTTGAATACTTGCTTTTTCTTGCTTTATTTTTTCTGTTTGTTCATGAGCCGCAATATTAATTTGTTCATCTGTAGACAATCTTAAGCTACTTACATTACCAGCAATTCTAGCTTTTCTTGATTCAAAATCTGCGAATGATTTGTCAATAATATTATCGCCATATGCTTTCATAGATGATATGGATATCATCTTATCAAGACTTTTCATATAATTGGCATATTCATCAGATTCTTCATCTATGCCAAATTCTTTTGCGTATAATTTAGCATTTGCTTTTAGCTGTTTTACTGATTTTATATAAGATGTCATTTCGTCAGAGATGGAAGTAACATTCGATGTCTTTTCACCAGAAGCAAGATCATCTAAATAATCTCTTGACTGATTAAGTTCGTCCCATACGTCTTTTTCGTTCTTTTTTAAATACTTTGATTTTTCTTTATTTAATTTGTTCTGTAATGCCGCAGCTTCTTTTCGTTTTGGAATGAATATTTCATTCTGCGCTTCTATTTCAGCGATCTCATTCTGAAGCCTTATTTTTTCTTCTTCTGTTTCGGCACCTTTTAGTTCAGCTTTTTTCTTTTTTGCATTAGTTTCATTTGATTCAATTTTGCTTTTAAGAACTTCATATGCATCAGAAGCAGCTTCTATTTGTGCTGTAAGATTTTTAAATTCTTCGACCTTGCTGTTTGCCTTTTTCGATGCGACTTCTTCTGTATTGATATTATGTAATAAATCATACGCATCCTGTAAATTTTTAACAGAAGCATCAGGCAATATCGCGTCTAATCCAGAACGAGCTCTGTCTACTTGATCTCTCAGCATATCTGCTTGAATAAACATTCCAGCATTTTCAAGATCATAAATAGTGCCTTGTTGCATAGCAAGCTGTTCATAGTTTCTAAGCCATGCGTTTCCTCTAAGTCCTTGCTTGCTTGCATCGTTTTTCCAGATAAAACTATTGATTCCGGAAACGGTTTGCATTGCTTTATTATATTCGTCATGCATTACAAGAGCCGCGCCGACACCTTCGCCAGTATTGCTGCCAACTTGAGCTTGCATATGTTCAACACGATTTTGTTCTTGCTGTAACGTATTTGCAATTTCGCTAAATCCGCTATGCCCAAACATATCGTCTAAAGCTTTACTAACCGCTAAAACTTGATCCATTTGGAATCCATTTTCCGCTAAGGTTTGGATAAGACGAGTTCCTTCTTGGGCCTTCTCGAGATTCTTTTGTATTGCTTCTGGAGAAGAATTAATCTGGCTTAGTCTGTTCTGTATCGGTTCAACGATATGGATACCTTCTAGTCCTCCGGCGGCAAGGCCTTTCGACTCTAAATAACCTGGAATAGCGCTTGCATACAACAACTGTTGCATTTGCCACATAGCTCTATCATGCGCTGTTGCATGAGGATAGTTCTTTAAGTCGCCAATTGAATACTGACCAGTTTTCCTGTTGCGTACCAATAAGTCGAAATAGCCTTTGCTTGTTACGTCTTCTTCTTCGCCTTTTTCATTCTTGTTTATTTTTTTACCAAGATTAAACGTAAGAGGAGAATTCTTTTCACCAGGACTTGTCGCGCCTTCTACGGCAACAACCTCATATTCGCTTTCAGGAAATAAGTTCACTAAGCTATTACCAAGATAATTTTTTATATTTTTATAAGAATCTGTATTTTTAAGTTTCTTTACTTCTGCTTTTGATAAACCTTTTTTACCCACATTATCGTCGAAATATTTTTCAAAATCTCCAACAGCTTCTTGTGCGGCTTTTGCTAATTCGTCTTCTGTCATTAATGTTGGGTTTTCTTCTAAGGCTCTTGCCATTCTTTTTCTCATAAATCCTTCAACGGCTTCATGAGTTGCCCAACCAAGATGTGTATACGGAGTAACATCTTGCTCTTTTCCGCCAAGATAATGTTCTGCCCATGCTGTTGGATTTTTCATTAATGATGCAAATAAGCTAGGAGAGAACTGAAGCTGATCAAGCTTTTTTGCGCGTGTTTCTTGATCAAAAGTGGCAATTTGAGATAATGTATCGTTACGTTCTAATAAGCGCTTTGCCTCTGCTTCTTGTTTTAATGCGTTATTAGATAAAACTTCTCCTTGCACATAGCCGCTTAAATCTGTATGACCTATAAGATTTGTTAAACCAATTTGATTAAGCTGACCAAATAAATCTCTATTAGCTCCAAGAATTGAAGAATTTTGAGTTAAAGCATAAGAAACAAGGTTGTCTATTACAGATCCGCCTTGAGAAGCTAATCTTGATTTTGCAATTGCAGCGTCTGAGCGACGTAAATCAGTTCCTTTTAAAAGACCATTTTGTCTTTCTTGAGCTACACGTTTTTCTTCTTCTTCGGTTGCCCTTGCTTTTAATTGCAATAACTGTGCAACCATTACATCAGACGGAGCCAAGTAATCTGCGTTAACAATGCCTAGCATTGTATCACGTAATCCAAGCTTCATTCTTCCAACAGCACTATTAGGATCTATTTCTCCATTAGCCGTCTTAAGAATTTCATCCCAGTTATATCCTTCGTTTATGTCGTACCCGTACACATTCTTCGCAATAAAACGAGCAAGATTTTGAGATCGCATACTGCCACTCATACTTGCAGAAGGAAGATTTATACCGAAGAAATTCTTTTTCCTGAGTTCTTCAGGATCAATGTTTCCAAACTCGTCTCTGGATTTATCTACCATTCTATACCATTCACTGAATGGTTTATATTTTCCAATAATAGATTGTTGTTGGCTACTTGTGTTTCTACCTTCGCCTTTTTTACCTTCTGTTGAGTTTGCATTGTATTGTCTATCAGCATCGATCAATGCAATTGCTATCTCTGAATCTGGTGTCATTTGAAACGCATTTCGAACTGTTGCGTTAGGCGTTCCCATCGAAGACGATTGCAAAGCATAGTCAGACATCCATACTGCCGCGTTCTGTGCACCCTTTTTAGTTCTAAAATCAGTAGAAAAACTGTTTCCATGTTCTCTGAAGCGCCTTAAAACATTGTCTCTTTGCTTAAGTTGTTCTTCGGAAAGATTTCCACTTTCATATAATTTTTTATTATTCTTTACAGTAGCAGTAACTATTTTGTCCATTACTTTTGCAATTGATGCTTTTTTCTCTTCGTTCGTAGCAAGTTCAATAATCTCCATTACGTCGCCGTCGAAATCAGCGCCTTGTAAAAGCTGCATCAATGGAGATGTAGTTGAGATATATAAACCATACGGATCTAATCCTATAGATTCTGCGAATTTTGAAATAGCATTATCGCCTTTCGCATTCATCACAGCTTGAACAGATTGTCCAGTTGCTGGGTATCTGCCAAGACCTAATTTGCTTGCAAGTGTTTTTTGGAACAAGACTCTATTGTCCCCAAGTGTCAATTCATTGAGTCTATTTTGCACTTTCTTTGGAAGTTGCTCAAAAGCCGACATAGTTTCGCCATTACGCTTTGTCTGCATATCAGCATTAAACGCATCAATTAACCATGGAGCAGCCATTCCTTTATATGCAGATGCGTTTTCTGGAAGCATAATGTCTCCACGCAACATTCTTGCCATAATTGCTTGGCGGTAATCAGAAATTCTATTTTGAATAGCTTTGCTTCCAAAAAGTTCTGGATGCTTAGCAAGCAAATCGTGTGTTTCACCTTCGGCAAATAAATGATTCATTGCATAATCGTAGTTACCGACATTTTTATAATGTTCGATAAAAGATCTTGCAAACAACATGCTATCTGATTTATCCATTGAAAGTGTTTGCGCTAACTGTCCAGATATCCATCTTGTTTTACCGTTTGCGTCGCTGTAAAGTTTATTAGCATATATTCCTTTTTGAATATCTTTTTGAACTTCTTTTGTTATTTCTTCATTTGTCATTCCTGCGAAACGAGCGTTTGCATTTTTCAAGTCCGCAGCGTTAACAATCATATCAACGTCTTTGCCAATCTTGATGCGTTTACCAATCTTAATTTCCTTACCTTTATCATCAAGACGAACATTTCCATTTTCATCTAATAAAGCTTCTTTTTCTGCGTCAGATCCAGTATACGACGAAAGATAAAGTTCGCCACCGTAAGCTTCTATAAGTTTCTCAATATCTACAGCAGAAAGTGCAGACTTAATACCATGTGCACGACCTTGGAAACCTTTCTGTACAAATCTGTTAGAAATAATACTAGCACCGTTTAGTCCAGCGCCGCCATTTCCTTTTGTAGTGTCTTCAAGATCAACAACAACAATGTTTTGAGGCATTTCAGACCCAAATAATTTTTGAATGCTTTTGCCTGGCGTTGCGTTTTTATTTCTATATTCCATTGCAGCAGCATATGTTTTCCAATCAGAAAAATCTGTCATTCCTAATCCAGCTGAAAAATATGTAGGATCTTCTTTGTTTATTTTGTCAAAGATGCTTTTCCTAACAAATTCAGCTCCCATTTTAGGATTTATTCTGGATAAGACATATCTTTCATTCGCATCGTTCTTTCCTTTGCCGGAAATACCATGTTGAAACACATCAGCGTATTGATTAATTAAAGCTTTTCTTTCCGCTGCTGGTAAATTTGGATCACCAAGACGCGGATCAACCTCAAGATAAATTACATCGTCTGAATACGCATTATGCTTTTTGATACCGCCTTTGCTATTACGCATAATAGTATTAAGATGCATACTTTCGTCAACTGCAATGTGATGATAGTCTTTGTAATTATCATATGTTTTTCTATCGTTCCAATTTCTATTGTTTTTTATATCATCTAAGTTATAAAAAGCAACTTCATAACTATTCGGAACAGGAGAATAATTAATCTTTCCTGCTGAATACATTACGTTTTGCTTGTTTCTTCTTCCGCTATTTATCTTATTATAATCTTGTTGGGAATATCTTTCTGCTTCAAACCATCCATATTCATCACTTAACCTTCTTGCGGCAGACATTCCACCCATAAATCTTTTGTTTGATTTGCGAGCTATTTTATCCCAGACGGCAGGATCATTAACGTCTGTGATGCCGTACATTCCCATACCCTTTGCTGAATTCACAAGATCATCATATAAATAAGCGCCCATTGACTTGACCATGCCTCTGGACACGTTCTTCTTGACAAAGAGTTCACCATTTTTTCTTTGTACGATTTTAGCTGCTTCAGCAGCGTCAGCTGCAAACTGGTTATTCATCAACAAAGAATATAATGCTTGAGTTTCTTTAGCCGTTAATGATTGCGAATTTGCTTTTAATGCTTTTGCAAAATCAGGACTTGAGACATTTGCTGTACCAGTATTTATTCTTTTAAAACCTGTTGGAAGCATATCCTGAAAACTGTCAAAAAGATGTTTTGCAGATCCTGTGCCAGTTGCTATTCTATTCATGAACGAAGCACGTTGAGTTTGACCTACACCTTTAAGAATTGCCAGTCGGAAAATATCATCAACGTTACCAGAAGTATCATTTCCTAGTAATGCAGAACGCATTGCTTTGTATTTTTGTGTCGCTTTTATAGAAGCTAGGATTTGATCATCAGATGCCAAAGAACCGGTTTGTCTATAAATTTTAGTCGCATCTCTTGCCATTCCCATTAACTGAGGCATTAACGACTTCATTTGCTTTTGAGTATATGCTGTTGTTTGAGAGCCTATCTGCGATGTCAATTTCTGGATGGTTTGCACATCAGAAATAACGGCAGACAAACTTCTTGCCAAATTATTGAACTCTGTTGTTTTAATATCCATTTGATATGAATCAAGTTTTCCAGCTTTTATTTGATCATTTATCAAAGACATATTGTGAAGAGTATTTGTGACGTTTTGAGATGCTTCATCAAATTGAGCACCAGTTTCTGGCAAAATAGATTCCGCATTCTTTTTTGTTTCTTTAATTGTTTTATTAAGTCTTTCACCCGCTGTAACAAGAGAGTTAAAATTCTCAACCGAATTACCAAAATCAATTTCAAAAGAAATTACACTTTGATTCTTTTCTGGCATAATTAACGCCTCCTAAATGTTTATTTATATTTCAAACAGCAAAATGCTGATAATTACAAACTTAAAAAATATATTTAAAACAAAGTAAAATCCTGACTTATAACCCTGGTGGTTTAAATGCCGAGAAAAAATAGCAACTAAGTTCAGGATAAGTTAGGGGAGTGCCTAAGCACTCCCCTTAACGTTAAGAATTTTTAAAATTCTCCCAATCTTCATTTTCACGATTAGCTTTCATGAATTCAGTTACTTGCTTTATGTAAGCCGTTTCTTCTTGCAGCATTGCAGGTTCTACTTGCATTGTTATAATTTCATATAGCCAGTTTAAAACTTCAGGTTTTTTAGAGTTAATGGTGTTTCTTTTTTCAACTTCAAGTTTTAATGTTTCATAAATATTTTCCCAGCTTGCAGTTTCATCTGAAATATCAGATTTATTTAGTCCATTCTCTTTTAGTATTTGGAACCACATCGGCTCAAGATAGAATAATCCATTATCAGCCTGACTAATAGTTAAATCATTTGCCTTATTTATAAAATCAATATATAACATATCATTTCGCCTCACCTTCAAGAGTAACGGTTTTTATTTTTTTCCCAAATAACAACTGTTCTTCAGAATATTCAATCTTATTAATATCTATTCTTCCGTACTTGTTATGTCGATACATGACAACAGAATCTTTTGGCAATTTCTTTAATTCAGTAATAAGCTCTTTAATGGTCATATGATCACCTCAAAACAACAACAGAAGAATAATTATACTGAGAAACAGAGCTGTCTAAAAAATATGAACCGTCGCAAAGTTCTACTTCGCCTATTTCTTTAAGATCGTTTACAACAGGTAAATCCATTGGCATGTTCTCTAATTCTTTAATTAGATCTCTGACTGTCATCAGATCCACCTTCTTTTTTCCAAGGGAACAAGAACTTTAACCAGCTTTTCTTTTCATCTGGAAGAACGCCTAAGACAACTTGTTTTTCCGGTTCGATCTTATTAAGCTGAGCAAACAATTGTTTTCCTACACTAATAACACGTTTAATATTTGAATTGTTGTAGCATATTTTCATTGTTGCAAACATTTCGTATTCATTAGAACCAAACGTGAAAGGATTTTCATCAGCAATATCCATTAAATGAATGACAAACTGTTCGAACGAAGCTTCATTATTAGACAAATATGCTTCGTTAACCAATTTAATTACATATTGAACGTCTTCTGCTTTTTCAGATTTAATTTTTTCTTGTGCGCGTTCAGCTTCTTGGATTTTCTTTTCTTCCTGTTCTGCTTTTTTGTCATAGATATATGGTTGCTTTGGATCTAACTCGCATAACCTTTTTGCGTGTTCAATCATCCTGCGACGATTTATCTTTTGATCTACATATCCTCTTGCCCAAATAGAATAGGCTTTCTGCATTTGGAAAAACTCTTCATATTCGGGTGTGTTATAAGGAAATGGATTCTCGGTTGCAAGCTGCATCCAGCATCTTGCACACTGTTCGACAACGTCCATATTTCCTTCCTTATAACCTTGTTTCATATTGGCAAACATGACATACATTTGATTATTTACGCTCATATAGCACATCTCCTTATATTGGTAATCCATCAGCCCAGCTGATATCACCAAGCTGATCTTTAAGAGCTTTCTGAGAAGCTTCTTTAGATTTTGCTTCAACAACTTTAATTTGTCCCATAAGACCCATAACACCAGTATTTGGTTTTCCACCATTTTTAAGTAATGGATTAGCAGCTTGAACAATTTTTGCACTGTCTTTGGCGAAAGAGTTTCCATATAGGTTGGAAATAGACTCATAATTAATTCTCTTACCAAGTGCTTCCAATACAGCTTGGAACCAAACATATGCCATATTATTGATCTTATTTTCATCTACTTCGCCCAGGTGAGCGGCGACAGCAGCTGCTGCTTCGTCAAGGTTTAACGCTTCGCTGCCTGGGCTTCCCTGTTTTTTCTTGCTTGCTCTTCTTTCTCGTCTATGTGGTTGATACGTCCAAATATTTTACAAATTTTATCTATAGTGTCCGCATCTATTTCATCATAGTTATCCCTTACAAAATCAGAGCTATCAAAAACAGCAACAAGAAAATCATATAATAACTGGTCTGCACTACGTCGTTCGTCTATAACCCCTTTGTCATAAGTTAACAACTCGTGCAACGGAACAGCCTTGATAATTCCATAGCCAGACGCAGCTTTATTTCGAAAATATTTTAATTTGGTTGGTTTGATTTCAATTTTCTCACCGTTAATAACAACACAATTTTCTTCAATTAGATTAGAAGGTTTATCTTCTTTTTCAGGGGAAGCTTCTGGAGTAAAGTCTAATTTTTTTGACTCTATCGGAGTTTCTGTATTTTTTTCTGATTCCTTTGGTTTTTCTTCTTTAAACGGTAAATTATCCGGAGTTGCCGGATTAGTAATAACACTTTCCGGAAGATCCGTAATATCACTTGGAACTGGTAATCTAGGCATTTTCCTTTCTCCCTTCGATAAAAAAAGGGGAATACTGCATGTTACAGTATTCCCCAAACATTATATCCTACTGTAACCTTATATATAAACCTTAAGCAAGATACAATTAAGCAGCAGGAGTCTTGATATAAGCGATGCTATAGCAAGCCTGATCCTGACGCTTTGCGTCCATAGCGGCAATCGTGAACTGGAAGGTATTCGCAGTCTTGTAGGACGCATCGAAACCGGGCTGAGCAGTCACGCGGCACTTGTACACACGGACATACACATGACCGATGATAGAGCTGTCGGTGCAGTCGTCACCGTTACCATACACGGGATAAACCATGACGGCTTCGCCCATAGCAGAGCTCTGGTTGGTGATGTTAGCTTCTTGAGCAGCTTCCCTGTAGAAGTAGTTAACTTCCACTTTGCCACCTTCGACATCGCTAGACGCAAAGGTGATCTTCGCAGGATTCGCGCCAGAAGCAGCAGTAACCTTGAATTTACCTTCGGTAGGAGTCTGCGCAGTCTCTTCCATGCCAGCAATAGACACAGAACCAGACACAGGGTCCTTCAGAAGCTGCACTTCATTCTGACCATCAAGAGTCAGGAACTCAGTCATAGGAACTTCATAGTTCGCGTTAGCTTCGAACTTGGTTGCATTCGTCATAACGAACAGATCAGCTTCAAACTTACCGGAAGTAACCTGCATTTCAAAGGTAGACTGACCAGGTAAGTAAGCAACAGGGAACAGAGACCAACCAGCGTTAATTTCGGTGTAGTTTACCTGAGGGCTAACAGAGGCCTGCGTGAGTTCGTCGAAATAGAACACACGACCATCGCAACGTTTAAACCACCATTATGTTTAATAAAGCTCGCTAGGCTTTATCCATTATGCTCTATATTACTATAGAGTTCAGACTATATCATCATCCTAAAAAGGATGGCTCCCATTTCAGCCGCCAATCGCTTGCGGCTTACGTCTTTCGACTAGTCGTTAGGCATTTACAAATTGTATGTGGAGTCCATTTATCGTGCGATTATTATGACACGCATGACTAATTGAAGATTTGTTTATATTTAGTCTTCTAGCTGCTTCTGAAATAGATTCAAAAACTTCATTAGTTTCAACGACAATTATGCGTTTCATAAAACTTCTTTTTATTTCTCTTGAACGTTCTTTAAACTCTTCAGAACGTTTTTTACCACGATTTTTCTCTGCACTTTTCATTATCGAATCCATAGATATTACTTGTTTAGCTCTTGCAACTTTTATTTTTTGTTTTGTTTCTTCTGAAACAATTTTATTAATATTTGCTTGTCTTATTTTTTCTATTGATTCTTCTGAGTGTTTACAGGCAAATCCACCCGCATCGATATTATATCCATTGTTTATTGTATCAAAGTTTTTAATTAATAATCTTTCCATGTTTGCTGCTTCTTGGACGGTAAGTTTTGAAGCAATGACTTCATGATCAAAACTATCCCATCCATATTTTTTTATAGCTTTATAAAATTTATCACAATGAATATAACCTGATCCGTCTTTACCCCATCTTAAAGAAGGTTTCTTTACACCAGTAATTCCAATATACATTTTCCCGTTAAGTTTATTAATATGGGCATAAACAAAATAAGTATCATTCAAAATAATCATAAAAAGCTCCTTATACAATTTGATTTAGCACGGTAAGTTGTCTTTTTATGGTACCTTTCCTTTATATTTATTTTCGAAAGGCTTCAAAATTAGGCACCTAACTAAAAAGAGTTTCTCCGTTTAGAGAGCTTTATCGATATGCGTTACCGCATAAAGGGACACAATTTTATCCGAGGCACGTCAGCAATATAGCCCTGAAACTCTGGAATATAAGTAGCCATAATACATGACCTCTTTCTGGATATATTTATAACAAATCACAGCCTCCGAGCTTCCCCTCACATTGGCATAGATTAGTTATACTAAGAGAGGCCTTCAAATAACCTTTGATACTTTTGCCTGTATCTAGGCTTAATACACTTTCATATATCTGAAAGCTATAGTATATCGGGCGTAACCAGCAACTCTTGTGCCCATATCCCAATCTCCAGCAACCCAGAATCTATATCCTGTATCAGCAAGATATCTTTCCTGTGTTAAAAGTTTAATAAGTCTATTTGCAATCAAATGTGTTCTCAATTGCAACCTATCGTCTCCGACATTATGTAACTCGCTTTGTTTTACATATATATCAAAAGTCATTAGATTCTTTGTTATATTTGGAACACTTGTTTCAGTTCCTTGTGCATCAGCATAGACTATTCTACAAACTTCGTCTGTTAATAGCTGATTGGTATACCCAGCCCGAATAAAATATTTATCGATAAATTGTAAAATGTTGGTTTTAGGTGGAATTTTCATTAAAACCTTTAAGTCATGATCCGTCCAGATAACTTTACGAATAATAGTATTCCATGCGTTTATCCATCCCATCATGACGCAACACCTCCCAACATTTTCTTTATTTCGCCCATAGCGAATTCTTTTGCAGCATTCTGAATTTCATCCATAGTTGGTCCATTAATAGAAACATTTACATATATCGAATCAATTACTTGATTCGTAGCTTCTATTTCATCTGGATTGTCTTTAAATTCAGAAGCTATTTTTATATATTCGTTTTTTACGATGTTCGTAAGAAACATTTCAATATCATTTGCAGAACCTCCGCTTAAAAGTTCTGTTATGTGATCTTGAATTTCTTCGTTTATAACAGAAGATATTATTTTTTTAGAATTTTCTTCAGCATATCCAGCAGCTTCAGAACCTTCTGTAAAAATACCTCCAGTAACAGCGGCTCTAGAAGGTCTGGTTCCTCCTTGTGGAAGTATTATATCTCCACCAGTAACAGAAGGAGGAGAAATACCTTCATCCATTAACTCTCTCCATGACTCATTCGAAGATGTGATTTCATAGGATACGGTTACTGTAAAATTACTCGTACTCATGTAAACCACCAGCCGCTCTTTTAGCCTGAAGTTTTAACGTTCCATGTGTGCTTGTAATATCAACACCTACAAAATTGACATCAACAATTTCATATGTTGCGTTTTGCCAATCAAAATGCTGTCCAATTTTTATGTTTTTAGTTTGATTATTATATTGAACAGTCATCAAAGTTAAGGCATCCGCAATTGTGCCGGGAGTCCCTGATACAGCTACATAGCCAGGTCTTCCATCATATCTGCAAGCATTAGCAGGAATATCTTCGCATATTATTTTCAAATTTTCAGACATGTCATCAGACGCGTATGTTTCGTTTGATATAACATATCCTTCATCATCTATTACATATCCTTCCTCGTCAACTGTAGAGTCTTTATATTCATATACTTTCAAATATAAATTACATCTTAAAGCACGAGATGGAATATTGTTAGACTCTTTATGCCCATCCCAGTCAAGAATATAAATAGTCTGATCTGGTTCTATAACAATATCACCTTTTTGTATCCCGCTTGTAAGAGAACATCTGATATTCATATTGTTATCTGTGTTCTCATAACGGCTTTTAGTAGAATCAGGATATAACTCGCCACGAACATAAGTTGGTTCATAGTTGTCGTTAAATTTGTCATACCAGTTATGTAGAAGTTCAAAATCCATAACTGTATTTGGAATGTCATTATTTAAGAAAGCGTCGAAATCTGCGGCAAGTGTCCTTGGGACCCTAAACCGCTTGGATGTACCTTGCGGTACGTAGGGAATAGACATATTGCCACCTTCTTATTTGTTTAATGTTTTTGCGAGAAATTCGCTAAATGACATTGTAGATCCTTTGATCCCTTTGTAAGATAAATTTTCAGGCAAACGTTTTATTGAATTTGCCTGATCTAATATCTTATGCCTGATTTTGTTAAACTTTTCAGTTAACTCAGGAGGCCATTCATTTTTCTGTTTGTTCCCAGAAAAACAATAAAAAGCATCTTCAATGTCCATTAGAACTCGTTTCAGTTCAAGACTGAGCATTTCAGTATAATCTATAAAACCGTATTCCTTTTCAACAACAGTTTCAAGATCTTTGTTTTTATACTCAATTTTCACTTTAAAATCACTCATTTTCCTTCACCCTTCATCACGAGCCATCATTTTATGAAAAACACGAATCCGTTCTCTTTCAAGAGTATCGAGCTCTTGTTGAATTGATTTGTATCCTTCTTTTGCTCCGGTTACAGATAAAGCATTGGTTGTATAACTTACAGCTCCATCACCAGACAAGTCGCTTAATACAAGATTTAAAAATCTCATATTGCTAATAATGCGAATATATTCCTCTTGAAGAATGTTAAAATCAAAATCATAAAACAGAGTATCGGCTTCGTCAGTTGTGAACAAAGTTTGGTCATAATAATCAGGATGGTTGATATCAACAAACAATTTCTTAATAGAATGCACAATGATCTTAACGTAATCCTTTTCGCTTAAAGGATACGGAGTGTTACGCCATGCGTTTTCATTTTCAAGCTCGTCAGCAGCTTCATAGATGTTGTACAAATCAACCACTCCATTCCTAATTATTCTTCGCTTTCTTCTTCATCTAAAAGATCGCGGTTCGGCATTTTAGAATTTAAGACCTTCAGTTTGCTTGCTGGAAGATCCATCTTTTTGCCAACTTCCCAGATCTCATGAAGTTCAACGGGATCGTCAATTTTACTAATCCACGTCTTGAAAGCATTAAAAGGTTTCTTAAGATTAGTCTCAATTTCTTTAGCGTTGTGATGTACTTCGGTAGATTCATCGGTGAATCCACCAACGTCTTCAAGCGCTAAATCCTTACCAGAATCATCTACTGGTACAAGCATTTTCGCAGAGAAAAATTTCTTGCGATTGCAAATGCTCTCAATGTAAAGAATATCGTTTACGGACAAAACAGCAAAACTGCCCGGCTTAATGTTGATAGATTGTTGTCCGTTGTTTACGTACACACCAATTGCATGATTGCACCGATTATACACACGGTACCTTGCATCTCCATTAATCATAATTCCTTCTTACCTTTCATTAAAATAAGGAGCGGGGCTTTTACACCCCGCTCCGGTTTTGTTAGCCAATTTCGTAAGCACCGATAGTAGGAATGCTTCCAACAACAAACGCAGCACCGAAGCGCTGAGTAAGTTCGGTTTCAAACGTATGATCATCAATCGTCTGCTGAGTCATGCTGTAGGTCGGACCCTCATTCAGAACTTTCAGATTCTTTTGATCATTGCCAACACCAGAAGAAATAATATAGATCCAATCCTCATTCAGAATAGGAGTGGTCTTACCATCTTCATAAGCGTTGACCATAGAAATAACGCTAGCACCATTGTAACGTCCAAGGTAACCAGTGTTATTCTTCTCGTCGATCATGCTACCGCTGTACTGTATGCTCGTGTTAGACACAGGAGCACCAGCCAGAGCAAACAGACCTTCGACAGCAGCAGCGTCACCAACGAGTGACACGCCGCCAAGACGCTTAAAGTACATCAGCTGGTCATCCAGCGTAGCCTTCACGATACCGGTACCAGTGCCATAGAACGGACTCTGATACTGAGAAATAGCATTGTGCAGAACCTGCTCCACATACTTCAGTTTCAGCATGGTGAATTCCTTGTTCGCATCGCGAATCAGGTCAGGCATGTTGATACGATTCATGCGAATATCCCAGATGTTGATAGCGGGACGGCTCGCAATTTCAAAAGTATTAATGGAGAACTGACGGTCAGTCACATAGCTACGAGCAGTCGTAGCACCAGTAGCCTGAATGAACGCCTTGATACCAGCGGTCTTCATCCGATACATAGGCCTGTCGCCAAGCGCCACGTTACGAATATCACCGAAGGTTTCCATGAAGTTCAGAGAATTCTGCTGCAGTTCGTTAATAGTGAACGCAATGATCTGACCAATTTCGTGCTGATGCTGAGGAGACATGTCCTGAGCCAGTTCATTCACGATAGCGGAAGCTTCTTCGACCTTATCGGAGTCGACCCGTTCATTACGGACCTGAGCAGCCATTACTTTAATAAGCTTGCTGTCCTTATCCACTTTAATTTCAGCCATTGTCATTCACCTCCTTAACCAATAGTACCATCGGCTTTAACGCCATACGCAGTGCCAACAACAGGAGTCCCGGTCACGTTATTAGTAACGAATTCTTCACCAACAAGGATGGGATGGGCACGCATAAGCTCGCCAACGGGTTGCGTGTAATCACGCTTGTCATATTCTTGATAATCCTCAACGTTGAATTGACGCTCATTTTCAACGAAGTAATACCTCTTCGCCAGAGTGTCAGCAACAAAACGATAAGCAGTCACACCGCCATAGATGTCAGTCACTTCCGTGCAAACAAACTTGGTAGTAGTGTCAGCCGCACCCGGCAGCACCAGCTTATCAGCATTAGCGCCAGTTCCCTGAACCATCAGAAGTCCGTTGGGCACAGCAGCAGCAGCGCCGTTAGACCACCGACCTTCATAAACATAGCCCTGAAGCTTTGTCATATAGCCACTAGCCATATTCGGTCATTCCTTTCAAAAGAATTTCTTTGCTTAGGCTTTCTCAAGCAAAGAGTATGAAATATTTTTTGTGTCCTTTTCCAGAAGACTATATTTGTTCTCCGTGGAAATAGTACCCATGAACGGATTAATTTCACCGACTACTGACTTGGCTTCAGTTGCTTTCTGCTCTTTCAGTTCGGCTACTTCGTTCTTAAGACTGTTAACAACTTCCATTAATTCAGCGATAAGTTGTTCAGCGGTCTTCTTTTTGGAGTCATAACTATCCTGATTAATCTCATCAGGAGTTTCATCGTCGCTTTCATCGCCGTCTTCGGGATCATCATCTGCGGCAACTTCCTTTTTAGCGTCTCCGGAGTCTTCTTCTGCCACAACAGAAGGATCGCTATCAGACGCTTCAGCAACGTGTACACCGTCGACTGTCTCCACGAGATTTCCTTCAACTACGTTACTTGTCTGAGTTTCAACAGTTACTGCCTGGAAAACTTCTTTTCCGGTTTCAGTATCATAGGCACTCTGAGTAGTGCGTTCTACATGATTCTCGTGCATAATAACAGCAGCGGTTTCGTCTTCAGCCTTTTCCTTTTTCTTGCAGGCTGCTTCTTCTTGTTTTTCCTCCTCAGACTGCACTTCTTGTGCAGTTTCTAGAGAAGATTCGTTTTCAGCCAGTTCAGGCTGATCAGTTTCAACAACTTCAGCCTTGTTTTCGACTTCTGCCATTTCCTCATCACCCTTTCTGGTCTCATCTGCTTGCTGTGCAACTAATTCAAGTGCTACAGCATCTTCGCAGGCGGGGTAGGTCACAATGGCTGTGCCTTCCAAATAATTGTTTTCAGACGCATCGATTAAGATCGTATCATCATCAAGTTCTTCATATTCACCAACAGAAAGCTCAAAAGAAAACTTTAAGTTTCCTTCTGCGAATAATTCAGATATTGCTTTACTAAGTTTTTTATTACGCTTAGGAATTCTTGCATATCCGATTAATGCGCATCCGCTTTCAATAGGTTGTTTTTCGAACTTATAGAAAGATCCAATCTGCGTAGAATGAAATTCGCCTGTTTTTGTGTCATACAGATGACCAAGGCGAGTGTAGTTTCCGCCTATTAATGCTTTTTTGTCAGCATACAGCGGAAGCCCAACATACCGCGTTTCATTACCTACGATTTCATCAATGAAAGCTTCGGTAACTCTAGCTCCATTAAGATTAGCCTCAGGAGCTTCGCAGATGCGAGCCTTTACAGTCATGAACACATCAGACTGCTGGATTTCGGAGATGACAGAAGCAAATGTAATTTTGCTCATAAACATTCTCCCTTTGCTTTGCGTTCAGTGGGGGAAGACAAAGAGCGCAAGGCTAATCTATGATAAACACCGTAAGGTGTTATCATTAAAATATAATTGGGTATACACATCTACGTCCATACCCTTCTTCGACTAGTATCGCTGTAGCGCCAGGTAAGGCTCCGTATCCTTTGCTTTGAGCATAAGGATCTATTCCGCAAAAACTTGGAACACGTTCAACGAATACGTTTCCGTCCGGAATTATTCCGGTTGTGAAAGATTGCGTTTTGTGTAAATGTCCGATGATAAAAGCATCAATTGGTCTTTGATATAAATTGACATAATCTTTAGCCATTGATTCTATATCTGTGTTTTGACCATGCAGCAATAAATATTTATATCCGCATACGTCTATCAATTTTGTCATAGGAGCATCGTTGTCTTCAATCAAAACAGATACTTGATCTTCGAACCTCGCATATAAATAATGCATCACAATGCGCTCCATGTTTTCTTCAGGAAACTGTCCTGCTTTTGACCCAAGAGGACGTATTTCTCCATGGTTTCCTCTGACAGCGTATACGCGAATCGGTATATTAACAGACTCTTCAAGTTTGACTAACCATAAGGTAAATGTTTCAGCAAATCTCATAGAACTTTCAACAACTCCAAACTCTAACCTTTGAAGCTGGCTCGCTCTTAAAATACCGTCCAGCATATCACCTACAATCATAATAGTAAGCTGATCTGGATTTTCTTTTTCGCATATTTGAATAATATGCCTTAAAAGCTGACCTATACGTTTTTCAAAAACTTGCGAGTCATATTCGTTAATTATTTTTCCATCCAATCCCATGACGCTAAAATTAGCACCATAATGGAAGTCACCCATACAAACAAGAAGATCTTTTCTTACTTTTGTTTGCTTTTTATGTGGAATATTAATTTCTATTTTAGGCAAAAGCTTTATTGCCTCACGAACACTTTCACATATCAATTCGGTACGGGAAAATTCGCGCATGTTTCTATTAATATCTCTTTGAATATCGTATAGCTTCTGACGCTCTGTAAAACCTCTGTCAATATGTTTCTGGCTTTCTGTATCGAATACCATTCCTGCAGTTTGTGCAAGATCAATACCGACGCCTATTTTTCTTAAAGTGTCAGTGCTGCAATCAAGATCGTATTCTTTAACAAGATCAATCCAACTTTTACTGCTATGCCTGCATTTTTTATCGATTATTTCTTTTACAAGCATTTGCATTTCCTGTTGACCTAACTCGTCAATATTCTTGCCCAAAAAATCCACATCCTTTTTAAAAGAGGAAAATGCCGGGGCTTACATCGTTCGAATGCCCGGCATACCTCCAAAATGTACGCATTGCAACAGCGCTAATAAAAAATGGTGGTCGCTTGCAAGAGGCGTTGGTAGGTCATTCTTCCATAGATCCTTCAGGGTTAGATGGTTTAGGTTGTTTACCCCTGATTGCATTTTCAGGATCTGATGTTCGCTCGGTCTCGTCCATTTCCGGACGTCCGACTTTTTCCTGAACATATTCAGTGTTGCCTATTTCACGAGGAAGCATAGCTTCGTCTGTTCCATCAGACTTTTCTTTCTCACGGTTTTCTCTTTCAACTTCAAGAGAATAACCTTGAGTCTTAAGCATATGATCAGTAGAAATAACACCTTTCTCCCAAAGTTCAACAGCTTTTTCACGCAAAGCCTTTTTGCCTTCGATAGAAAGAGGCTGAAAATGGAATTCAGGAGTTTCTTTTAAGTTATATGTGCCTGGAATTACTTCGGCAAGACGCTTGTTGATTTGCGTCATCATGTCACAGAATTCGTCCCTGATGGCATTAATACGAGCCTCTGCCGTTTCTGTTGAAATCTGAGCAGAAGCAAACGTAGAACCGTCTTCCGATATACCAGTAACCAATAATCCGCTAATGCCTCCGGCAGCTAATATATCATTATTAACATTGCGATACTTGTCCCATTGGAACAAGTCATCCATGTCAAACTGAATTGTTTCTGCAGAAGCTAAATGATTAGTAACAGCTAAAGGAGTGCCGCTCATAGCCGCAAGGAAAATTCTTCTCACCGCAGACAATTGAGCCTGATCTGGAAGAATGTCGTTTGTTTTAGAACTCTCGCCGTATTTAACATGGACAAAACTTCTCTTGCCAATATTAAGCATTGCGTCTTCATAACTTGAAATAAGTTCCTTTTTAGATAACGCTCTTAAAGCAGCCGCAATAAACGGAATGGCGTATCTCTGCCAGCTTTCCTTCGATCCTTGTAATACAAATGTGTTAGCGGGATCAAGCTGCGCATACTGCTGACCAGCTTTAACTGCTTTTTGAACTTCTTCCGGATAACCCTTTAAAATATAATCCGTGTTGCTGTCTTTTACATACTTTTCAGTAATACTGTAAGACTTCATCTGAATTTCGTTGATAATGCTTTGGCAGTCATAATCAACAATAGGAGTTCCGTTAAACATAGTGTTACCGATTCTCCATTTGTTTATCGGTAATGTTATAAGATCTCCATCCTTTAGATAACAACACACATTATTGTATTTAGTAAACTCAAGCATAATAGCATCGAGTTTTTCTCTTAGCCGCATACGCTTATATTGTTCTTCGTATAAAGCGTATGTTTTTTTCTTAGACCCTGTTAAGTACCATTCAGAACAAGTAAGAAAAGGAACAAATACATGTTTCACGATTCCGTGAATAATAGGATCAGCATCTGTATAATAATCAGCAAGCTGATAAAAACTTTGAATGTTGTCCTGCTTATTACGTAAAATGTTTACATAATCATAGCTTGATAATTCGCCTGAAAATGTAAAATTAGAATTAGTAAAGCTTTGAATCGTTTCCTGATCCTGTTCCTTGCTTGCGCCAACTGCAATAGTTTTCTGGGGCTGAACAGCCACAGTTGTCTTAGTTCGACCAAATAACTGGTCAATCAATCCCATTGGAACTCAGCCCCTTTCATTAAAACTTTCCAAACGTTCTTGCGATACGTTTAGATTCCACGTCGTCAAATCCACCTGTAATGCCAACACATACAGGGCCGTGTTTATGTAAACGAATGCTTTCCTTTTCAAGTTCTGAAATGTAATCGTTGCCCATAGCCAAAGATGAATACCTATCCTTGTGCATAGTTGACTTAGGAACATCGTACAAAACATTTCCGCTTGCGCCTATTTTTCCTACAACGTTACCCATCTCTATCTGTAAAGCATCCGCTTCAATAAAATTAGCAAACTCTTCTTTGGACATTCTGTCTTTTTTCTCTTTTATCGCTCTTGAAGAAGAAGGAAGCTCTATCGTCTGTTTTTCAAGAGCAACCCTTAAATTCGTATAGATTCTTTGGTTTAAAGTATTTACAGCTCTAAACGGGTGTAAAGCTTGTTGAGCATCTGGATTAGCCAACGGCTCATCATCAACTACTAATGGAGGATATTCTCTTCCAGACTCTATATCTATCCATGGCTTGTCAAAGAATCTATCGAAACTATCTCCGATTCCTCGTGCGTCGTATACTATTTTTTCGGAATTGGGAAATTTGACATGAAAATATTTTCTGACTTCTTCAGCCAGAAAATCTAACGGTTCACCGTTATATGAACGTATATGGACGACTTGTTTATTAAACGAGCCGTCTTTTTTTTCAGTAAATTTTTGTATCATAAGAACGCTGTTATCAGAACCTTTTGCTTTTGACGTAGCTATGTCTAAAGAAATAATATATCGAGATTTGGAACCTTTAGGTTGTTCCATCTCAATGTTATTTAAAGTTCTGCAGCTTTGAACCAGATCGTAAGGAAACGCAGAGTCTTCTGCTGCTCCTATGAATTTTGATTCATATTCCATTTGGAAAGTAATGTCCGGTAAGCTTCTGCGTTCTTCTTCGTAATATTCTTCAGTCGTTAAACCTTCGTTGATAGGGGTATGGTAATCCAAAACACAGGCAAAATATCTTTTATCTCCTCTTGCTCTGCGTTGGATAATCCTTTCAAACTCTGTAAAAAACTCAAACGACTTAGGACAAGCCGATGTAATATAAACCAGTTTGGAAGGGAAGTCATCGAAGCCATAAGCCCTGCAATTGTATCTTGTCTCATTACGAGTAGGAGATACTACAGATTTTAATACTTCCATGTTTACATCACGGGCTTCGTCTACAATAACCAACTTAGCTCTTCGAGAACGAGCGCTTCCAATTGCAACAGACTCAATCATGCTTCCGTTTTTCAAAGTACAAGTTGAACTGTCTTTGGAAATAGAAACATAAGTCCTTGCGTTTGTAGGTTTAATTTCGTTGGCGAAGTTCTCGTTTTCATTGGCTAAGTCTCGTATTTTCTCGGCAACTCTTGTTGCTTGATCAGCTGTAGGAGCTACTACTAAAACTTTAGTTCCTGGATATAAAGAACCTAATGATACAGCAATAAATGCTATTAACCATGTTTTACCGTATCCACGAGGAGCAACTACGGCGGACACCATAGCGTTCCCGACTTCTCTTGCTATAACATGCTGAACAGGAGTTAATTTAACAGGCGCAAATGCATTTTCAATAAACATATCCATATGCGTCCTGAAATAAATTATCTGTTGCTCAATAACATTCCATGAATTTATCTGCCCAGGTCGTGCAATCAAATTGCATCACCTTCGTCTTCCCTTAAAGACTCAACAACGTAGTTTAAACTTTCAATAGTCATGTCCACTACGTCTTTAGGCCAATCTATAGGTTTAACACACGGATACCCATGTGTTTCACAATACATAGTTGTTTCTGCCCAATTGTTTAATGTGTTTTTATCTCCGGGTTTACGCTTACATGCTGCGAAATTACCAGTTTTCATAAGTAAGTCAAGTTGGGCAGTTGCGTCTTTAACGTCCTGTAATGAACACCTTCCAGCCATATAATCATTCTGAACCTTATCTGCCATTAAAGAAGCCTTGGCTACTTTTTTAGCCGTATCTCTTAAAGCAGTGTCAGAAAGATCAAAGTCCTCCTGTAAACCATTGTAATAGTTTTCAAGGTATTCAATTTCAAGTTCCTTGAATTCTCCGTTAAAGAACTCGTTGTATGTTTTTATATTTTTGTCTTTTGTTTCTGTGATCTTACCATTCTCTTTGGCTTCATCGTAAGAATTGGTGTGCGGATCATTTAAATGTTCTTCATATTGATAGTTCTGGGTTAATCTAAAAAGCTCAGGCATAATTGAACATGCTATATGCTCAAGCAAAATATTCTTCCTGTCTTCATTAGACTTTTGATAAACAGCAGACTTTGACGCTTCGAGCTTTGCTTTTTCTATAGCATTCTCCCAAACATTTTCTTTCCATTGCCTGTTATTTTCCCAAAAGTATCTTCGCATTTCATCTTTAGTTTGGATCTTGGCTACACAGTTTTTGCACCATTTATCCTTTTTACCGTTTTCTACCCAGTCTTTGTTTGAAAAGAATTTTGTTAAAGGATAAGTCTGGTTACAGTGTAAACATAAACGTGTCTGAACTGGCGGCTTTGACTTTGGCGTTTTAGATAAGATGTAAGGCATCAGTCTCACTCCGTATCATCATTAAAAACTTTAAGTACGTCGTCTTCTCCAATTAACTTTCTCTCGGCTGGAGTTAAGTCTTCAGATTTTAAGCTAATGTAACCGTCTTCTAAAGACTTCACAGCATCTTCAACATCTCTGAAGAACTGCTGGTTACGAACCTGATTATAAAACTCGGCTAAAGCCAAAAACAGTTCAGGTGTTTTAGTGTACTTATATTTAACTATTGGATATTCATTATTTTTCTTTGCGTAGGTATACCTGATACCTTTGTCTTTAAGAAATTCAACTTCACGTTTCCATTGCGTGGAATATTCCTTATCGAACACGTTTTTTGGAATCTTGTCGTACATAATAATCACTCCATTAATCTTATTTTGTTCACTTATGCGTAAAAGGACGAGATGCGCTAGCATCTCTCCCTTATAACGGTTTTCGAAAGACACGCTAAAAAAAGATAAAAAAAGATACATTTTTCCCCAATGTGTTTTTTGTTTTGTTGTTGTTTTTTTATTTGTTGTGGGACGAAGTTTTTATTTGGCGTAATCTTTTTTGGATATATAAATGCAAAAGTATTACGCCAAAAAGGGAACATTCATATTAACACATGGGAATGTTCCTTTTTTTGTTTTGAATGAGCTTTGAATTAGTTTTGAATTGGTTTTGAAAAATGAGTTGGAAGGGAACATATGTGAAACTTTGAGCGAAGCGAAAAGTTTCACAGCGTAAATTAACGCGGAGCGAGCGAAGCGAGCGGAGCGTCACGCTGCAACGGAGATGTTTGGAACAAGCACACACGTTGCTTCGGACATCTACGGAACAAGAATGGCTGCTGGATGCACCCGTGCCAGCGAGCACACTGCCAATGCGGGTTGTTTGGCAAACCGAGTAGCGCACGATACGCGCACAACATGGAGAAACGAATGGAGGAAAGCAAAATGATGTACACGGTTAACTACGTATACTCCGAAATCGGAAGAATTTCTATTGTGAACCACATTGGTTCTGCAGTTGAGATCGCAGAACGTACTGTAATTAAGTTTGCATGTCTGGAAGATGCGCTTGCCATAGCACGAATGATGAAAACAAAAGGATATAACGTCTTCGTCGGTGACACTAATGACTCTGAGGCGAGATATCTCATTCCTCGTGAGTCTATGGAATTCTAAACCCGTCTGATGATGGCTGGTTGGTCACCAGCCGAAACATGCGTTGGAATGTCACTGGAAACCGTCATGTCTCAAAAACATGAATAAAAAATGGACACGGGTACCAGCCGTGTCCAAGGAAAGGGGTATTACTACTATGTCTACCACCAACAATGTTACCAACAATGGTAACAAAAATCAAGTAGTTCTATCTTGGGACTACATGGATAAAGAAAACTTTGTCCATAAAAACAGCATGTGTTGTTCTTATGAAGCAGCTCTTGCGTTTTGTGAGCAACTCAAGAGCTCACCAGATGTAACTAACGTCTTCATCACAAACGGTGAAGAAAAGTTCGTTACCGTCGTGTGCGTGTTTAGCAACAGCACTAAACAGTACACGTATCTTTGCAAAAAGCCCGTTAAAGCTGGTTCTTCAGTCCTAGTTGATACAACTTATGGGCTGAAGATTGTCAAGGCTATCAGGAGCGAGATCAAAACTCGTTCCGAACTTACAAAGGTAATGCCTATGTGTAATTATCGTTACATCGTAGGCACAGTCTACCTTGATAAGGAGGTGTAACAATGATCTATTGGATCGTTGCCATAATCCTTATTGTTGTTCTTGTTCCTGATGTGGTCAAGTACTACAAGGAATACTACAAATAAATGTAAATATTGAGAGTAGGAGATCCACTTGGGTCTCCCTCTTTCAGTACTTACTGACGTTTAGTTGCAGATTAACGTAACTGTAACAGTTCAACTCGGCTAAAGAGAATTAAATTATTTTGGAGGTTGCACTATGTTTAATTCTATCAAACCTTTAACTTATCTCGAAGCTCGTTCAAACCTTTCCATCTACGAAAAGAATATGGCTTTATCTGGATTACTGTCGAGTTTGTCTAAAAACCGCTTAACTAATGAAGAAAACTTTGATGGCATTGGTATCACGCTTGCAGATACAGAAGACTATGTATATGCAGTAATTCCCTGCGTTGGAGCAAAATTCATTTGGAAAGTTTCTCGTTCTTTTGCAATATCAAACAACTATACTTATTGGGAAATAAACAAAGCTGATAAATATTTAAAGCCAACTAAAAAGGATATTCACATTGCGCAGAAAAAATTCAAGAAATATCTTGATATCATTTACAAATAAACCTTAACACACAAGGCCTCCGCTGGAGACCTTGTAGTTAGGGCTTATGCTCTAAAATATTATTTAGGAGGTGCTTCTCATGAAGAAGCTGGTTGCTATCATTATTATTCTTGTGTCTCTTGGATCTACTGCTCAAGCTGTAGAAATTTATCCTCGTTGCGGCATCATCGTCGATTTCGATTACGACACAGACATTGTTGTCGTAGAAGATTCAGTGGGCTTTATATGGGAATTCTATGGAATAGAAGATTATTGCATAGGAGATCTTGTTATCATGACTCTTTGCAACGTTGGAGAACCTGAATACATCATAGACGATGAGATAATAGAAGTCGTCTATGGTGGGTATAACTTTAATTAATCTATTACTGGAGGTATCTTATGTATACTCATTTTGCATCGTTAACATACATTGATCCTTCTGATAATGGCATACACACTGTAGAAACAAAACGAGCATGCTGCAAAGAACTTGCTTGTATGTGGCTTGCCGATGTTGCTAAGCAATTTATTGATAAATCGATTATCGAAATGTCGGTTGACAAAAATGTTTTCTGGAAAGCACCAGAAGAAGATATACCAAGAATCAGAAAACTTCTTAGAGATAATTATATTAAAGTCGGATGCAATATGCATAAACTGAAAGCTTTATATGATTATTATGAAGCAGATTTCAACAAACATTAAGTAAGATTCAGTGTAGAAGCCGTAGCAATACGGCTTTTTAATTGAGTCTTATTGGACTCAATAATTTTATGGGTTGCGGCCTACCGCAGGAGGTGTCTTATGTCTTTTTCTCTCTTTAATCGTATCCGTATTTTAAACGATCAAGAATTCAAGGTCGTTGGATGCGATGGTCTAAAATTCTGTGTTGGCAATTACTCATCGGATCACAGGTACCATGGAGTTGACGTTGAGTTAAGCGATGGGAAAAGGTATAACAATTATCTCTGCAGCCTTAGCACAAAAGCTTTTGTTGACAAGTTTAGCATTCATCCAGATGATCAAGAGTGGCTCAGAAAGAAAATAGTTAACCGAAACAAAATGGAAGATGATCGTACTGAAATAGATAATGTTGAATTTTCTATTTTTCACAATGACCGTGAATATAGTATCGTTATTTGGTATGATGGACAAGTGTTTAAGACTGAGTTTTACCCCGTTCTTGATGTTGTTTTATCTTGGGCGGCTGGGAAGATTATGGATTCAAATATGTATTATGGTGATAAATTTATTGCGTTTAATGCGTTAAAGAAACTTGCAAAAGAACGCGGGTGCGATTCAAATTTCGAAAGAGAAGAAACAATGCTTGAAGAAATAGCGAAGGAGTATTATGAGGGTTGTATGTAAAAGAAACTTTAATTAAATAAAACAACAGCCAGTCCTGAGCATGACGTTAAACTGCTCATTAACTTTGAAATTTCGAGCTTTATGCTCTTGATATAAATTGCGAAGCTGCTGTCGCGTAGAGTTCAGCAGTCGGTTAAAGCTCCGTTAAAAGCTCTTTTTGTTTACCAAAAAAGATGAGGCAAAGCCTCGAAAGGAGAACACTATGAATACTATTTATAAGCTTAACCTGGCAGAAAACAAGATGGAGGAGATCACCATGTTTGACTCCCCTCTGACCCGCAAACTCAAGAAGATGGGCGTCGATCCCAAAGACGCCATAATAAAAGTTTGCGCTGAATGCGCAAAAGAGGAAAACGCAGAAGCCATGATCCGTAACACTCTTACGGACATGTTGGCATCTCAATTTATGGTGAACGGAAGCAACTACAAGCCGTTTATGGCTGGTGCTTCCGATGCTCGCAAAGCAACTTCTTCATGGGTGATGGAAGATATTCTTGCCGATCTCGGAAGATGGGCGATGTGCGGTCTTCGCACAAAGTATATGAAGTTAGCCATAAACAAATATATGGCATATATTGGACTGTTGTCTTCGGCCTCGAAGCCCTGGTCCGAGGTATTCGGCACGAAGATTGATGTTCGCCGTGTTGCGTTCATCAAAGATGCCGAAGTAGAAGTTACGTCCAATGTCGATCTCCAGACAATGACCGACACAACACAAAATGTTAAACGCACCATCAAGATTAACGCGTTTGACGGCTGTGGTATTCACAGAGGTGAACTTTCCAACTGGGAAGCTTGCACAGGCAGAGATGCCTGGTGGAAGTTCCTGTCCATTCCTGTTGACTTCAATAAGCTCAACGGGAAAACGTTCGTTGACTTCTGGGGAAATACTGTGCGTATTGAAGATGTGGACATGATCCTTACTGAGTCCTGCTTCAAAACGATCAAACTCTACGAGAGCTACGAGCAGTATTGCGCGGCTCACGAAGAACTGGATCACGAAGTCTGCGTGTGTGTAAAAGAACACGCTCCGCATCTGAAGGGTATGCCCTATCAACAGGGGCAGACCCTCATGGGAACCGAAGACGACGCGACCGCTTTCATGCAGCACGCAAAGAAAACGGTTTATAAGTACAGCGATCCTAAGGAAGCAGCATCTCTGCTGTACGGCTCTCATCGTCAAGCAGCGAAGATGTATCCGGCGATGTTGAACGAAGGATACACCAAGCGCACTATTCAGGAGAAATATACCACTAAGCGAAACGATATGCTCGGTGGACGTATTCCTGAATTGGGATACAACGCATTCTTAGCGCCTGACCTTGTAGCATTTGAAGAGCATCTCTTTGGACGTCCGATCAAGGGCTTCCTCAAAGCAGGTGAATGCTTCTGCGCTGCAGCAAAGCCTGGTCGTGTTGATATCACTAGGAATCCCCATCTTGACAACGCACACGTTGTGCTGAACAACGTGAAGTTCATGCCTCTGGCTAAAGGTCCTACGATGTATATAAACATCTGGGACATGACAACTATTCAGCTTCGTGCTGATTATGACGGAGACCATGTGTGGTATTCTCAGGATTCACACCTGTTGGATCTTGTAAACCGGACTTACGAAGCTCTTAAGAATATCCCTGTTGACTGGGATGTTGATAAGGCTCCAAAGTCTGACATCAACACCGTAACCATCGCTGCGTTTATCACTAATCTGATCCATGGCTCAGAGATCGGTCTGTATGCCGACGCTCTTACGAAGATGTGGAACACAAAGTATAACCGTGATGTTTGCGATTGGCTGACTTATGCAGCCAACGTGTTGATCGATGCGGCAAAACATGCAGCCGTCAAGATCAAGAAGCCTGATGCCGTAAAAGCTCTTAACATGATGTCTCTGCCGCTCTTCGCGATGTATGCGAAAGCTGACGCCGACCGCCCTGTTAATAGCGATTATTGGCTCAAGGAGCGCACCACCAAGTCTGGCATGACTCTGCCTCCGCGGTGCAAGTACTCCGGATCTTTCCTGGATATGTATTCCAAGAAGATCAAGGAAAACATTCCTGAAGTTATCGAAGTGAAGGGAATTGAAGAGGACATCTTCAATCCTTGCACGATGATGATTGATCCGCATCGAAAGATCGGAAACTTTACTGGTTTGTCCAAGAAAGGCATCTACGACCCTGAAACAAACACATTCAAAGAATGTGGAAAATTCCAGGAGATCGCATTCCGTCACAGTACGGAATGGAACAAGTTGGTCGGAGACGCGTCCTTCTTCCGCAATCGTCGTGAGTGGGAAGAAGAAACTGGTCGTGCTGCTCGTAAAGAGCTCCTCGACTGGGGTTACGCTCAGTATCCTGAAGTCCAGCGCTCTGAAGAGATGGATAAGCGTATCGATGACGCTCTGTTCGACATCGTTACTCGTAACATCTTTAATACGAGAATGTCCGACGGAATGGACACCGTTATTAAGCAGGCCTATTGGAGAATCTATGGTGATAAGGCCGTGGATACTCTGAAGACCAATCTGAACGCTTCTATCCCGGACTTTGAAGGCGAAGACTGGGATGAACTGTTCGACACTGACGACATGGATTAATGTCGTTAAAGCTGCGCTATCGGCTATACGGGCAGAAAGGAGTTACAACATGTTAAAAACTAAAGTACAAGTAAATAACACTGCTATTGGTTATTACTACGGCGAGTTTCGAATTTTCGATAACGGTCATGTTCTGCTTGGTTATATACATACAAAAGATTACAACACTGAAACCGAAGCGTTGGAAGCCGCAAAAGATATTGCGAAAAACGTTTACGACTATCTTCCAGAATAATACTAAAGATTCATACACGGGAGCTCCGCTGGGGCTCTCGTAATGAGTCCTTAGTGACTCTAAACGTCCAATACAGGGCGATATACATTTCAGGGCGGGGGAATTTTTTCGGCTTCGCAACGCTACGCAGAAGTCAAGATACGGGAACGTCACGGCGCAAGCGCCTGTAGATGCTGTGAAGATTACGGTCTTCAGAAATTTAATATTGGAGGTATCCCATCATGACTATGCGTAGAGAAACAAAGGCTCAGGAAATTGAACTCATCAAGAATGAACTCGAAACCAAGAAGATGTTCCTTGAAAAGATCGTCCGCAAATTCGAGGTAACAGGCTACCTCACCAAAGAGGAACGTGAAACAGCTGGTGCCTATGCCAACTGGATAGAAAAACATGCGAAAATTGTCAAAGACTTCTACAAACCTGCGATGGTGATCGCTGACTAACCTGTATGCGTTGTACTGCACTCGGGCTACTGCTATGCGCTGGCGGTGAGTGCAGAATTGTGCACACAGGGACGCTTGAGATGTGGACTGGCTAAGAAGCATCTCCAGACATGTCCTACAAGAAAAACTGTGTTCAGGATTGTTGCCAGCATGAATGGACACAGCTTGATTGGGTCGCTGGGGTTTAGGGGACCCCGGCGATTTCCATCGACATTTTCCACACTTTTGTGTTCATGGGACTCCTCCTTTCAACGGGGCTGGCGTGGGAAACCAGCCCTAACGTTTATTCGGGCTTCAGTGAGCTGCGCCTTTAAGCAGCTCATATTTTTTGTGGCGGGCGATGTTTTTGGCCTCCCGGCTTGGTCGCGCTCCCCTCACTATACGGAGCCGACGGCGCAAGCGCCTGCTAATGCTGTGAAAAATACGCTTAATAGCGAAAGGAGAAAAATATGTTCGACGTAACCATCTACACGGATGGCGCGTGTTCCGGCAACCCCGGCGTGGGTGGCTACGGCGCTATCCTCAACTTCAACGGCTACAAAAAAGTAGTCTGTGGTTGCTGCCCTGATGTAACAACTAACAATCGTATGGAGCTTACGGCTGTAATTGAAGCTATCAAAGCTCTAAAGAAACCCAGTAACGTAACTGTCTACACTGACTCGCAGTATATCTGCGACGGCAGTCTTAAAGACAAGGACTGGTTCAAGACTGCTGAACGTAAGAACAAAGACTTATGGATTGAACTCATCACTGTCAGCTGGAAAGGTGAACACAAGATCAAGTTTGTCAAAGTCGCTGGTCATGCTGGCGACAAGATGAACGAAGAGTGTGATCGCATTGCCAAAGAGCAGTGCATCAAAGCAAAGCATCAGTTGATTAAATAAGGAGGTTTTTCTAATGAAAGGTCCTGTTGTTGAAGAACCCGTTGTGATCGATCTCGATGAATATTTCGCTGAACATCCCGACGAAGAAGACGAGTTCATTGATGAAATGGCTCGTCTTTCCAATGTTGACGAAGTTCTTGAGTATCCGGAGGACTGGTGACAATGCAGATACTGGACAATCTGATTATCTTGACACTTCCTGTTCTTGCATTTATCGCTGGGAAGATCGTCTCTGATAACTACAACGATAAAGTCATCTCCTATCTTCAGTATCAAATCAGGTTATTGTCTGCAAAGGAAGGTGTTGGATACGTCGCACCTCCTGCAAAGAAATATGTCCCGATAGGTCAGCCTTTCATGGACAAACTGAAAGAACAAGGCCGCGCTATCCAACAAATCCGCTCCGACAAAGGTGCGGAAACGTGACGGCGCAAGCGCCTGTTAATTCCGTGAAAAGGGGAACCCATCACCCTTTTATAAGTGGCGTCCACTACCCACGTTAAATACCGCCGGTGGATAGACTGTCTCGGTCGATAATTGAGGGGCCGCATACGGGTCGAACAGTATGCCTCGAACAACAGAAATTAATTAATAAAAGAAATTATTGGAGGTACTAAAATGAATCGCACTACTATTATTGGACACGTTACCAAGGATGCCGAAACCCGCACTGTTAAGGTTGGCGGAATTGATACTCTGGTTACCGACTTCACCGTTGCCGCTAACGAAGGCTTCGGTGAGAACCAGAAGACCGCCTATTTCCGCATCACGATCTGGCGTGAGCGTGGAGCTAAGATGGCTCCGCATCTCGTGAAGGGCCGTGCTGTGGCTGCTACTGGCGTGGTTTCCGCTCGTGGCTGGAAGGACAACGAGGGTAACGCCCGTGCTCAGCTGGAACTGAACAACGCGTCTGTGGAGTTCATCGGCAAGAAGCCTGGTGAACCTGACGACCTGCCGTTCGTTCCGGACGAAGAGATCGCGTAATAATAAGGGAGTCGAGCTGATGGGAGCTCGGCTCCTATTTTTTGTTTTTACGGGGCTGTTTTTTTCGGGCACCCGCTTTTTCCCCACGGCGCACTTTTACCCACGGGGCGACTGCTTCGGTACCGAACAATAAAGCACTTCGAAAAACACTATAAAGGAAACACCCTATTGCATGCCCTATTTCTGTATGTCAGGACGACATGCTTTTTTTGAACGACTATTTATTCACCCGTGAATCTGGATATCGACGTGACCCTTGATCTTTGAGGGTGACATTTAATAAAGGAGGCCTATTTATGAGGGCGAAAATATCTATCCCGTATGCCGAACAGGAAATGGTTATTAACTATACTCCCGACATGGGCAAAGAATGCGAAATATATACTACCATTCCCTGGATGATGAAACATCTGGAAACTATGGTTGAAAAATACCCTGATATATATATTCTTGTTAAAGACGATCAGTATTCTTATACTGTACGACTGCCTTATAAACTTATTAAGCCGCGTGCTCCTAAAGTAATGACTGAAGAAGAAAAGACTGTGTTGGCAACACGACTGGCTGAAGCGAGGAAGAAGAATGGACGTACTTGAAGCTTGGTATAAAATTAGTAACAGTATTCCTTGTGGTGAATTTACCTGTGAAGAATGCGCTAAATACTATGGAGTAGACAGCAATGTATGTGAGCGTGGTGTTATCGACAGAAAAGAAGCCTTGAAGTTTATTAAATCCGTGACTGAAAAGCTTAAAGAAAGATATAATGACCCTGTATGTAATGTTTCTGAAGATGATTTAGTGGATATTATATTGTCCTGTGACTGAAATCTATCATTATAGTTATTATATATATTAATATAATAAGAAGAAACAGAATTATTTATCTTTAGTCTGAATAATTGATTATTGGACTGGAATTATATTCTTTTTAAAGGAAATAATGACTGGAATATATATGGTATTGATAGATTATTGTAGAGAATATAGTTGCTGATGGAATAATTATATCATCGTCATCATCATTATATCATCATCATTTTTATCATCATTATATTCCCCTTTCAATTACAACAATAATTTTATATTCCCTTTTCTTTCAATTACAATAACAATTACATTCTTTTTTCAATCAAAATAACAACAAATATTATATATTCTGCAGTAACTGCTATATAGGAGAAATAAATGAAAATACATACTATTACATGGTACGAATCTATAGATAGTAAATTATTTACAGATGAATTTGAATGTATAATGCATGATATTAACATTCTTTATAAAAACAGTGGAGTAGTATTTTATAAAAACAAAAAGAAAATAGAATACTTAGAAGATGATAATACTTATAACTACATGACTGATGTATACATAGATAGAGATAAAGCCGCGAGTAACAAAAGGTTTCGTAACGCCGTTGAATATGGTCTGGGATGGTCTCTTGTAATTGAAGCGCTTGATGGTGATGGAACTCATTACAAGCTTACAGATAAGGCCGTGAAAATTGAATGAACGATAAATTAAACGAATTTTTAAACAGTAAATGTTGTGTAAAAATTACCCTGAATGATTTTTGCTGCCTGGATGAATTTCAGGAAACAGTTAAGGTTAAGTTTTCTTCGGGACATTCTTTAAATGATCATTACATTAAAAGCCTTGTTGAAGATAAAGATATTATTTATGTTTATTGCAAATACGGAAAAATTTTCTATCAGACTTTACAAACTTTTGAATGCAAAAGACGAGTTTACTCAATGACTGAATTTCTTGAATATAATAATTTCGAACTGAACGACAATGAAATAATGAGTGTGCTCAATGGATGAATTTTTAAGTGGTGAAAAATATCTTCGTTTAACTGTTGATGATATTCCGCATTTGGATAAATTAGCCTCTTTGGATGTAAAGTTTGTATCAGGTGATACATTGTATGGTGATTACATAAAGAAAACTCTCAAAAAATATAATGTGATTTATCTGAAAAACAACAAAAAAGGAGTTACGTTTTTAAGCGTTGGATTTTTACCGTCTGAAGAACATACTATTTGCATATCTGATATAAAAATATTCGATGTTTCTGAAAATGAACTAATGGAGATTTTAAATGATAGATAAGTTTTTATCTGGAGAATGTTGTGTATTAATAACAAAAGAAGATCTTCCTATTCTTGGTGAATTTGTTAAAGCCGCTGGGGATATTAAGTGGGCAGATGGAAGAAAATTTAACAGTTCTCTTGTGTATGATTTAGCCAATAGATATGAAAAAATATGGGTTGGATATTCTGACGAAGTAACGTTTTCAACTCATGGATCATGGAAAGAATATGAATATCCTGTTTGTGATTTTAAACAAAGGTCAATTGAAATAACCGAAGAAGAAATAATCGGATTGATGGGTGACTGAAAATGAATATCATCGTAGCGGGTGGAAGAACGTTTGATAATTATTCTCTGTTAAAAGAGCGACTGGATTTTTATTTCAAAGGCATTAAGCCGACAATTATATGCGGAGAAGCAAAAGGCGCTGATACATTAGGTCGGAAATACGCGACTGAAAATGGACTTAGGATTTTATCATGCCCTGCTAACTGGAAGATGTATGGTAAAGCCGCTGGATATATCAGAAACGAACAGATGGCTGATATGGCTGACGGACTGGTAGCATTTTGGAACGGAAAGTCTCGTGGTACAAAACATATGATTGATACTATGTGTAAAGCCGGAAAACAAGTGAGGATTGTAAAATATGAATGAAATAATTATCCGTATTTATTGGGACGATTTGTCTGAAAATATGAAGCAGAGACTTCTTGATGTTTTTGGTGACAATATGAACTGGGACGTAATTCCAATGTGTACGTTTGAAATTAACAATGAGTTTTCTAATTATCCAAATCAAAATATCACATTGGATTCTTTTCTTGGAGACGTTTATGAAGCGAATGATTGAATATATTAATGAATATATTTCAATAGACAGACCGCAACAATTAAAGAAGTGCAAAAGATGCAAGGCTGAGTTTGCTGTTTTAAGAAATTCTAATTTTTATAAAACAGTATGCTTCTGCCCTTATTGCGGACAACAGTCTGTAAAGAATAAAAGCCGCATTGATTATGATGAAAAGTAATTTATAAAAGCTGTTATAACAAAATGCTTAATAGGTGACTGATATGTATAATATTGGAGATAAAGTACGCATAAAAGAAAACGCAAATGTAATTTACGTAAAAGGCATAGCCTGGGTTCCGCCAATGAACAAATATCTTGGTACGGAAACTACTGTTATCGGCATCGAACAAGATAAATTTTATTTGCTTGATGGTTGTCATATTTGCGAAGGTGCTAGTAAATCAGATTATTATTGGTTCGGCTCTGAGTGGCTTGAACTGGTTGAAGACTGTTTTATAAATGAAATTGAAACCAATGATTTATTAAGTTTATTTCAATGATGGAAAAAGGAGTTAATATGCTATACGAAATAAAAGGAGATATAGTGACTGGAAATTTTAATTTCTTTGTCCAGCAAGTAAACTGCAAAGGTGTGATGGGTGCTGGACTGGCAAAACAAATTCGTGACAAATATCCTGCAGTATATTACGACTATATAAATGCAATTAAATATGAAAACGCAACGCTTGGGCATGTATTGTTTTCGCCCGCAAATGGAAGAATATGTGTATGTCTGTTTTCCCAATATGGATACGGTCGGGATAAACGATATACGGACTATAAAGCGTTTAACAAATGTCTGACAGTTCTGCAAAGAATGATTAGTGACTACCCGGCAGAATATACAATTGCGTTTCCGTATGGAATTGGCTGTGGATTGGCGGGTGGTGACTGGAATATCATTCGTCCAATGCTTGAGCAGTTTTCAGAAAATGTAAAACAAAAAGTATATATCGTAATGAAATGAGTGACTAGAATGTTTAAAGTAGGCGATATTGTTGAAATTCATTATCATGGAGAAGAAAACGGTTGGTTTCCGATGGAAGGAAGCCCTGTTAAGAATTTGGAAGGAAGTATAGCCAGGATTTCAGAAATAAAAGAGCTTGCGTTTAAAGGTGGCAGCTATTATTGTCTGGAATTCATTGAAATTAACGCGAAAGATCCCGCAAAGTTTGAAAGCTCAATGGGCGATTTAATATGGAAAGACAGGCATCTCATACCGCATACCAATATCAATATTAACACTGATGATCTATTAAAATTACTTTAAATTGTTGACGACGGCCTCGTAAACTCGGCCTATAAAAATGAAATACCTTTCTATCCTACAATGCCATTTTCAACTACCGATAAAGGAGAGTTATGAGTGCTATTTTAGAATTTTTAGATAAAGAAGCTTGTATTGATTTAACCCTTGAAGAAAATTTTGATGTTGAAAAGTTAGCTTCAGTTTTAAGTGAAGCTGGAGTTCATACAAACATTGAAAGACTTGGTGGGTTGAACAAATATATAGACGAGTGTATATCTCAAGGTTGGGAAGTTATTTTTTGCGAAAATGATCTTGATATAAACGCTGGCAGAGGATCGTTTGCTAAAGAAATAAGAGAATCAAAAAATGTTTATCCGCCATCTCGTTTTATAGGTTTTGATGCAAAAATAGAAGATGAAGATATAAACAAAATATTTGGGTGGTAGTATGAGATTTAAAGCTGGCGACTATGTTATGGTTAAACCAAGAGACGAAATAGAGTATGACGATTGTATTGGTTGGGATTCAGAAATGGACCAATATTGCGGAAAGTGCTTTATTGTTCGTTCTGTGTATAACAATTATTATAACCTTGAAAGTGCAGGTTCTGGGAATATAAACGGAAACGGATATTGGATGTTTGTAGATAAATGGCTGGATTATGCAGACAGAGTTGAGTTTGATTTATCTGAAGACGAATTAATAGGAGTTTTAAATGTATGAAAAAGGCGATTACGTTACCGTAAAAGATGGAACTGGAAGTCGTTATTGGAACAAACAAATGGAAAAATATGTAGGTCGTGTATTTCAAGTTCTTGATCGTGTCGGAGAAGAATATGTTTTAGAAGATTGTTTAGAAAATGAAATATTAAATGATATTGAAATATACGGCTATTACTGGTTGTTTGATGAATCATGGCTTGAACCAGCACAATCTTGCGAAATTGATTTAAAAGAACAAGAAATAATGGAAATATTTAAATAAAAAAGGGAACATATATATTATATATTTTTGTGTTCCCTTTTTAATAGAAATTAATTACAAAAGAAAGGATATTGTTATGTGGAAAATGGATAAAGAAACTATTAGAGTGTTGAACAAGTGTATGATGGAGACTGATCCTCGAAATGGTTGGTACGGTGTTACGCCAGAACTTGCTAAACTATTGCTTGAATATAATGTAAACAATTACAGAGTGTTTAACAAAAATGTTCTTGAGAAATATGCTAAAGATATGAAAAATGGTCTTTGGCAGAAAAACGGAGAACCAATTGTTTTCAGTAAAGAAGGAATCCTAAATAATGGACAGCATAGATTAAAAAGCATCATTAAAAGCGGTGTAGCCGTTATTATATACTTGATTTTTGATGCGGACAAATCTGATATTTATGATAGTCAATATAAACGTACAATTACTCAAATTCTCCGTTCCGTTGGCTACAGTGTTACAACTGCCGTCCCTGCAACTGCACGCGTAATGATGGCTGGAAAGTTTTCTAAAATGAATGTTGGTGAAGGACAGATTATTGAGTATTGTATTGATCATATGGATCATCTGAAGCTTGCAGAAAATATCGTGTGTACAAATGGTTTAATGTGTCGTAAGGCCGCATGTGAAACTATTGTTTATTGCATTTTGAAGACTGGAGAAATGACAGAACGCGAAATGCGCGACTTCTTTAAGGTTGTAAACAGCGGTAAGAAATGCAGACTTCGTAGAGAAGTAGGATCAGCTCTTGCAATTAATAAATATTTTAAGAGCAACCCTTATGGAAGTTATGATGAACGTAATAGAATGCTTGAATATGTATATAAGGCCATGCTTGACTTCCACTCTAACGTATATCATGACCCTAAAGAACCATATACTTCAGATACCAATTTGGCTGATCGGTTAATTAAAATGGTGCAGTGTATGGATGGACATTGTCCAATTGCTGCTTGATGGTATTATACAACAAACGACTGGCAATAAAGTTTAGTTGTAGTAAACGATATATTTAGGTAAAGGTTACCGAAACATATAAGATGCCTGAAAGCTTTATATTACAATGGTTTCAGACGTTATTGCAATGTTGGTATTATGGCATTTATTAACTTGCATGCAACGTTGTTTTACTTATATTTACAACAGATTTTTTGTCATGGTTTTAAAACGTTTTTTAAACATTATACGTTGAAACAAAATAAACTGCACGTATATTTATAAAATTTATCAAACAAAAGAAATTATTTTACAAAAGAAAAGGAGTGTATATTTATGCAGAAAATTATCATTTGTGGCAATCTTACTGCCGATCCGATTATTAATGAACGGGAATATGTGGTTAAAGATACGGCAGAAATTAAAAAGACAAAGGTTGCTAATTTTACTGTGGCTGTTGACAGTGGCTATGGTGAAAGGAAAACTACACAGTTCTTCAGGGTAAATGCATGGCGCGGACTTGGCGAAACTTGTGCAAAGTATCTTGAGAAGGGTCGTCAGGTTATGGTTGAAGGCGTTGTCTCTCTTAACAATTACGTTGACAAGAACAATAACCTTCGTGCTGTAATGGAAATTCGTGCAAATGAAGTACAGTTTCTTGGCAGCAAGGGCGTTGAGACTCCTGAAGAACTTCCTCCTGAAGAAGAGGAAATGCTTTATTAAGACATTATCTAATTGCTGGGGAGCAGGTTTGATGGGAGCCTGCTCCTGTTTTTTAAAAGGAGTTCAGAATGAGATATCACGTTAAAGATACTGATATGTATTTTGATGATTACGAAGAAGCTGTTGATTATTGCTTAGATGATGACTATCACTGGGATGATGAATGGACTTTTAAAGATTATGTAAATGAAGCATATGGTAGCATCGAAATTTGTGGCAGAACCTTTTATGCGTATGACATTCTTGAAGGAATAGATGACAATCTGTTAGACGACTTGCATAGAGATTTCTGCAATGACGAAAACGACAGAGATCGAGAAGATGCTTTGTATGAATTACGCAATGCAGATGCTGGAGAAGAAATTGAATGTCAAAGCTACACTATCGTAGTAGTTGAAGATGAAGAAGAATTAAACGAAGAAGATCAAGAAGATTATATTGAAGCAACGCGCAGATACTACGATGAACAATCTGCAATCGCTAAAGAAATTGAAACAAACGAAAAGAACATGGAAAAAGATATGATTAGCTTGTTTCAAGTAATCGGAGGTTAATGTGGGATATTATACTGAACACACAATGACCGTAAGAAACGTTTTAAATAAAGATCAATATGAAGCACTCAAAGAAGAAATGGAAAGCCGTGATTTAATCGGGTATGCTTTTGATGAAGGATCTTACGATGAAAAAAATCACGAAGTATTTTTTGGATGCTATGACAGCGCAAAATGGTACGATCATCCAACTGATATGGTAGCAATTGCAGAAAAGTTTCCGAATATGTTTTTCGAACTTTGTGGAGCTGGCGAGGAATTTGGAGACTTTTGGAAAGAATATTATCATGATATGGATGTTGAGACTTGTAGAGGCGACGTTGTATTTGAAAAGCCTCATAAAATTCCATGGAATAGACTGATTAAATTTTAAATTAATTCGGTACCGAAATTTGAAGCCTTTCGAAAATTAGTATAAGGGGAGAAAGATCTCCCTTGTCCGGGTTTAGCGCAGTTTGGTAGCGCATATATAGGGAAAAGGAGGATGTTTATGAGTAAACCTGGATGTAAACCATATAAATGGGTTAAAGCACCAGCAGAACATCCGTATGCAACAAAGAAAGGCTTAATTCAACAACATAGACTTGTTGCAGAAACAATGGTCGATAGATACCTAAAACCAGAAGAAGTAGTACATCATATAGACGGAAACACATTAAATAACGATGTTTCAAACTTGATGATATTCGCTACAGCAAAAGAACATAACGCTTTTCATCTTGGGGGAGCTGCTTGGAGTAATGACTTAATTATTTGGCATTCATCAAATGTTTTACATGTAAAAAAATGTGATTATTGCGGAAAGTTATATATTCCAAAAGACTCAGCATTGTCAAAAATAGAAGAATCAAAATACTGTTCTAAAAAATGTATGGATAAATCAAAATTTATCAAGACACAAAATAAAATACCAGAAATAATTAATTTAATATATAAAAACAATGGCAACTTTTCGAAAACAGCTAAAATCATAGGTATAACATCGACTGGACTATCAAAAATTTTAAAAACACATGGAGAAAAATATCACTCAAAAGATTATAAAAATATCTTTTAATTCGCTGGTTTTGAAGCTATGGTGAGATAGGCTTCATGTAATAGGTTCGGTATGATTCCTTCCAGCGTTTGTCGAGGATGTAGTGTAACGGTAACACGCGTCGCTTGGGACGACGAGTAGCAGTTCGACTCTGACATCTTCGACTTTAAACCGAGTGTATGGGACGAGGCTACACATTCCCATTCGAAACGCACAAAAACTCTCGCCCAGTGTAGGGGTAGGTGAACGGTAACGCGTAGCGCTACCGACACGAAGAAGAGAGTTGCTGGGTTTATATTCCTGCGGTTTGCCGGCTTTGTTATTATTTTATGACTTACTGATAATGGAGAAAACGTATGAAAACAAATTATGTTGCTTCTTGGCGTCCAGGTGCAGATAAGGTTTATAGCAAAAATATTGATGTTCAAAAGGTAGCTCAAGAAATGCTTGCTATTAAAGGTGAAAATAGTCTTGAAACAACTACTGCTGAAGAGATTGTTAATATGGCAAGAGACGAAAATACAGAGAGCCATAAAATTTTTGAGTGGGATGATTCTATAGCGGCTGAAAAATATAGAGTTACTCAAGCTCGTTACTTAATGCACGATGTGCACATTATATGGACAAAGACTGGCAAAAAGAAAGAAAATAAAACAGTTGTTCCTGTAAGAATGTTTTATAACTTGAAAGGCGAACTTGGATATCATCCAACACCAGTTATTATGAAGAACGATGATCTTCATAAGAAGCTTTTAATGACCGCAAGAGCTGAACTTGAAGCTTTTAAAAAGAAGTATGAAATACTTTCAGAATTAAAGCCATTACTTGTTGAAATTGATAAAGTTATTTATGAATTAAAGATATTTGAAGAAACTGCCTAATAATCATGCGGTTAGTACAATTAGGAGCTTATTACTTCTTTTGCATAGCTTATAATAGAATAGAAAAGGACAGCAAATAGATAAAACACTATAAAATATAATAAGCTTCTTATTGTGCTAACCGCACAGAACCTTACAATAAAACAGAAAAGCAAACAATAGTTCCATGTAAAATACGTTAGCCTAATACAGAACACGAAAGCATATCTACCGGTCTGAATAAGGATGCAATGCATCCTGTAAGTTAATTTATGATATTATAAGTTAAATTACTATATAATATGATTTTATACCACAGTATACTATATAACATTGCATCTTTATTCAGGCTGGTAGTGATACCAGTTGTAGGTCATGACAGCAAAATATAGGATAGTTAAGAAAACCTTATGATTGGACAGGACACAATAATGTGTACCAACTATGTGGTTGGTACAATTGGAGACTTGTGAAAGTCTTTCAGCATATGACAAACTAGGACACTTTAGGCTAGAAAAACATATGACACAATAAAATACGACATAAGTCTTCAATTGTGCTAATCGCACAACTATATTGCAATATAGCAAAACAAAGGTCAACCTAGGAAAAAACAACACATAATATTTAAAGGAGTAAAAGAAATGAAAAAGAAAGAAATCAAAGCAAACAATGAAGTAGAACTGATGAACATTCAAGCAAACATTAAGCATATGATTGTCACTGTTGAAGGTGATGGCGATCTTATTCTTAATAAAATGAATGCTCGAAATGAACGCTGGCTTCTTGGTGGACGAGATAGCGGTGTTGAAGAACGTTCAAACGTGTGGGAAGATATCATTACGTCTATTCATTGGTATAAACCACTTGAATGCGAAGACACTTATAAAGAATGTAATGAAGAAATGATGATGTCTCTTCTTAAGGAAAATAAACCGTGTATTTCTGCGTTTGCATTTAAGAAAAGCTTTGGAGATGCAACAGTACGGAACGAAATTGATACATATGCAACGAAGATTAATACAGCTGTTAATGTAGTTGCTGTTGGAGGACTTATTCCGATTGAATTCGGTGGTTGGAGCGTAGAAAAACGGCTGATGAGCCCGAAGAAAGGCAAGCCGCTTACTGTGCATCTTAATCATTTTCATAATTGGAGTGCTAAGATTCAAATTGATTATATGGATCATGTATTTAGCCGTGATCAAATTCTGAATATTATCAATCTGGCTGGCTTTGGTCTTGGCATTGGAAGTGGACGAACTTCTGGATATGGGCGTTATCACATTACTAACGTAGATATGATTGAAGAAGCAGAAGCAGCATAAAAATAATTGATGAAAAACATCTGACAGCTCGGAAAGACGAGCATTTTATCGGCTAGTGGCGCAATAGGCAGATTCGCAGGAGACTTAAAATCTCCCGGAGGTAACTCCATGTGGGTTCGAGTCCCACCTAGCCGACTTATTTTTAGGAGGATCAAATATGATTGAATATATTGTTCCGGTAGATGAAAACCAACTAGAAAAAGAAGACTATGAATGGTTTAAAGAAAATTCACATGGAAGACTGATAAGATGTAAAGAGTGTAAGTACGCATTCTTTAAAGAAGGTCTTGTTCTTGAGAATCATGTTTTCTGTACAAAGGCTGGAACAGAACGAGGTAACGCGGTGAAACCGAATGACTGGTTTTGCGCAGACGGGAGATAAGGATGACACATGAAATAAAATTGCATGAGACTTTTGCCGAAGCCGTGTTAAATGGTGATAAAACGTTTGAAGTGCGATTTAATGATCGTGGTTACAGAATTGGAGACTATGTAAAATTTATAGTACTTAGCGATCTAAATAATGAAATATTAGATCATCCATTGAATAATAACAAATACATAATTACATACCTTTTATCTGGTTGGGGAATTAAAGATGGATATGTAATATTTAGTATAAAGAAGGTAGAAGAATGAAAGTAACTAAATGGACATATTGGAATAATAATAAATATAAAGATATTAATGAACTTACAGACGATGAATTTAAAGAAGTAGAAGAAACTATTATCAAAGAAATAAAAGATAAAGGATATAAATTCTGCGGATCTGCTCATCAGAACATTGAAACTGGATGCCCAGTAATTGACGATAAATATATCTACTGCGTTTCGATGAGAAAATGGGGAGACATTATGGCAAGAGCTTACGACCTTCCAAACGAAGATGGACTGGCATATGTATTATGGTCATGGGCTGTTCCTGATGGAGAAACTTCTGTATATCCATAAGATCAATATTTATTTACAAAAACCATATTAATGAACAAAAATAATAACATTATAGTTTAAAAATGAACTAAAAAGTAAAAATTATAAACACGGACAATAATATTACGATGTAGAGACGAAAACAATGAATGACATACAAGAACTTGCGAATATAGCAGGAATGACTGCAAAAGCAATTGAAAGCGGTAAATTTGTTTGGGTTGTTCGATGCAAAAACTGTATCTTTGGAAAGCCCGAAGAAGACAATAAAACAAACAAGAAATGGGTCTACTGCTATCATTATAAGGAAAACCGACCAGAAGAATGGTTTTGTGCAGACGGAAAACGAAAGTAGAGCGTCATTTCGGCACACGAATACAAGCCGTGTGTGGCACGTATGATGATGGAGGGATACTGGCCAACACAGCCGGAAGAGGGGGTAGGGCTTCCGGATTTTATAAGGAGGATATTGTTATGAAAAGTAAGCTGTTTGAAGTTATTATCATAGCACTTATTCTCGCCTTTTGTGCTAGCGCATGGATTTATGTATTAAATTACTTGTGAGGTAAAAATGAAGATTGTGCATTTTAACAAAATGTCAGTTCGTGTTCCGTTGAAAAACGACGAGAATGTTAAGGACGTTGAGAATAGATTGATTGAAGCAGTTGACTCTATAGGCGACGGTGTTGCCATGTACTTTAGTATTGAAATCGAAGATGAAGAATCATCATTCAATGAATGATAAATGTGTTGTCTTTAAAAACTTAATGGGGTGTAGCCAAGACGGTTAAGGCACAGGACTTTGACTCCTGCATCGTAGGTTCGAGCCCTACCACCCCAGCTTATTTTAACAGAACTCTGCAGGTTTTAAGTTTTGCAGAATCCTATTGAAAAGGAGCAGTTTGCAATGTTAATAGAAAACCAAAAACCAGTTTGGAATGTATACATAGAAGACTACAACAAAAGAGAAATAAAAGTATTCAATGTATTTAATCATTATACGTTCTTTGAAAATTGCAAAAAAGAATTTAGAAGATATAGCAGACATAAAGATATTGAAAAACTGGAACATGAAATTAAAGGTTGGGCAATGTATTGTTTCTGGTCGAAGTGTGAATATGAAATTATATTGACTTCATGGCCTGAAAAAAAGGATTTTAAAGATATGAAGATTGATATTTACGATCAGCTTAATCTTAATTGGGATTCGTTCTTTAAGTATGTCATGGAACATAAAGCCGATTTTTTAAGAAAAGAATAAAAATATGCGGTGGCGAAATAGGTAGACGCTTAGAACGTAAGGTGAACATAAGGTCGAAGCTCGCATTGATCAGCGACTCCGCAGTACCATCATGTAAGGTGCAAATCCTTACCCGCATTTATATGTTAGGTCTGCCGTGTCTGCGGACATAGAGCAGTTGTGCAAGGCATGAGTGCCGAAAACATAATCCTCAAATTAATACTGTTGCTCGTCCCCGGGGCATAGAGTTACAGTAGCTTACGACATTCCGATGCACATAGAGGATTTGGTGTCAAAACCTTTGGGAATGATTCGTGAGCATAGATACGGTGGCGGAATAGATTCCATCATTCCTGCGGGTAGTAGATAAGGGCGTGGTTACCTATTATAATCACCTGAAAAGACAGGAGCGCAGGTCACGGTAAAGTAGACGCTATCAATATTCAGTTCGTGGCCCGCAGTAATGGGCGAGAGACCGAAACTGTAAGGTTATGTGGGGTGCAAATCCCCACCCGTATTATTATGAAAGGATGATTATTATGGACGAAGAATATGCCATTTCCTATGATACACTTATTCATCCGGATTTGGAAGCTATTAAAAAGCGTGATGCTTTTCTGTCCGATAAAAACGGCAAGAAATTACGGGAAATGATAGACCAGATTCACTTAATGGAAGAGATTTTAGATTGTAATAACTGTGAATATCCCAATGAATGTGAAAATTGCGCCCGCGCAATAGAAGATAGAGAAAGGTGATAAAAAACAATGACAGATCATACTCTTAATCTAATTTACGCTATTAAAAAGAGCGGTAAATCATGGAATCAAGCAGTTAGTGAATATATGTCTGCATATTCTGGTTCTCCCATTGAAAGATATGATGAGTATAGTCTTAATCATATTTTAAGAGAAGCATATTGCGATTATATATCTACTTGTGATAATCCCGCGGTAGAGGCACATAAATTGTTAGAAATGATGGATAGTTATCCAATGTATTCGCGCGCCCATCATTTGGCAAATTGTATGGGATTGGCGCAAGTAAAAGATAAAGGAAAGTTCGTTAATGGCTTTAGAGAATATAATAATGAAATTAAGGATGGATAAAATAGGATGCTTGCAGTCAGACTTGGAAAATTGCTGAAAGAGCAAGAAGAACAAATAAAAAGCCGTGATGAATCACTTGAAAAAGCATGGGAAGAAATCAAATGGCTTCGGGGAATGCTAAAAGAGCAGGAAACAGTAAAACCGATAGTAATGGATCATATAGTTTTTGGAACAAATAGAAAATGTTCAAAATGTAATCAGGCACTTTTTCCTGCTGGAAAATACTGCCCACATTGCGGACAGGCGGTGAAGTGGGATGAAGGTTGCTGAATTTGAAAAATGCTTTATTGGGATTCCGATGAAGGACGGGGAAACCCGTGAAGAAATTGAGGATAGGTTTATATCCGCATTGGAGTCGGTCAACGAGGATTGCGTTGCGACATACACGCTGAAAATCACAGAATACGATGATTAAAAGGTCGGTGAAGTGAATGAGGCTGTTTAAGAAACGCAAAAGAAAACACTACAATTTGAGAGAAGAACTTGCAAAGTGGGTTGAAAAAACTATCGGTGCTGAATATGTAGAAGAAGCGCTCGATAAGTATGACAAAATAAACAGTGGTATTCCGATTGGTGGTATGGCTGAAACAGTTGCGTTTGTCGGTATGGTTGAAACTGTAAAAGCTGAAGTAGAAGGTCGGTGAAATGACAATGGAACAAATCATAGAAATGTTAGCACATGTGGAAATGTGCGTAACAGGAATGACAATATGCGTAGTTTTGATAATGGTTGCCACGCTTTTAACAGCAATTAATTCTTTTTTCAAGTAACTTATTAAAGTAGACAATAAAGTCGGTGAAGCGAATGAATGAACTTATTGATGTTCTTAACTGGATTCACAGAGATTTGCTGGTTATTGCCACTATTCTGATTTGTTTTGTGCTGTTTAAGGATTGCCACGGTTATAGTAATTCTGGAATAGTTGACGAATTAAAAAACATCAAATCGATCATTCAGCACAAGAAATAAGAAGGTCGGTGAAGTTATAATGGGACTGACTGAAAGGCATTGGTTTGAAGATGAAGAGCCGGAATTAACAGATCGACAATTAGAAGATATAGTATATGAAAACAAAAAGGCGTATGACAATGGTTATGTAAAAGGCTTCCATGATGCTAAAACACTTGAGGAATATTTTGTTGAACTTGGAGTAAAAATAGGGTTTTTGACACCGGAAAAAGCAGAACAACTATTAAAAGAACATCCACAAATAATCCGATGCAAGGATTGCAAGCACGGGAAGAGCAGGAAAAATGCTAAAGGCGAAGACATGATTGATTGTTTGCTTGCGGATAATTGGTTAAAGTCTCCTGATTGGTTCTGTGCTGACGGAAAACACAAATGAATAACGGGGTGATGGGATGGACAGGGAAAAGGTAATTAAAGGACTTGAAATTTGCACAAGCCCAGGAACAAAGGGATGTGTGTATGATATGTATGAATCAGCAATTGAATGTCCATATGCCCATCATGGGTGCAGAGTGCAAATGGAAAACGACGCTCTTGCTCTGTTGAAAGAGCAAGGAAAAACAGGACATTGGATATACAAAAAATATGATGATATGTTCATGTGTTCATGTTGCAAGAAGTATAGCATTCGTAATAACTATCCGTATTGTCATTGGTGCGGCGCAAAGATGAAAGGTCGGTGAAGTAATTGGACAGAAAGAACGTTATGAAAGGGCTTGAATGTTGTTCTGATGTTGGTGGGAAACATTGTTATGAAGGTAAATGTCCGTATGCTTCAATGTCTGGACCGTGCAGAGAACAACTTGCACAGGATGCCCTTGAACTGTTAAAAGAGCAGGAAGCAGTTGAACCTATCCCGCCAACAGACGAATCAGAAATGTGGAGATGCGGAAACTGTCATCATCAAATCTTTAGATGTAGACATCAACGGTTCTGTGAGAAGTGTGGAAGACAGGTGAAATGGGAATGAATCCGTGGAGATTAAGACCGATAACGGATAAGCAAAAAAATATATTGACGAAATGCAGAACTATAGCCCATATCCGTTGCCAAAGTTTGAAGGGCAAACAAGAGGAGAAGCTGCTGATTACATCGACAAATATGGAAAGCTTGCACACGAAAACGAATGGGCAATTGAACATGGATATAATTGATAGAAGGTCAGTGAAATTGGCGTTAGGTTATCAGATAGGAAGAGGAAGGTAATAAATGAAGCACGATATTGAAAAGACCATTAAAGGTCTATATGATATCAGCGGCTGGATTACAGGACGACTAGGTTATGAGCAGGCAAAGAACTTTCTAAAGACAATTGATAATGCCGTTGAATTGCTAAAAGATCAGATTGTTTCCGATGAAATTCACGAAACAGCAAAACAGTTTCGCAGAACAATTATCCTGTGTAAAGATTGTATGCATCGTGATCCGGAAGATAACAAATGTGATTGCGGGCATGATATCCAATGGCAATTGCCACGAAAGGACGATTGGTTCTGCGCCGATGGAAAACACAGAGATTAAAGTGCAACAATAACTTTAGGAGTAAAAAACGATGGACGAGAAAAAAGCCAGTTTGCTGACAAATCCATATGGAGAGACAAAAAGCGAGTTTATTGAAAAGTATAAGAGCATTGAAAACATTGCCGAAATTTGCTGGTACTTTGGAGTAAGGCCGGAGAAATTACAGGATGAACTGAAGATATTACTTAAAGACAGCGTAAATGAAATGAATAAATAAAACGCTAATGGGGTGATGAAATGGCAGACACAATAACTGTAATGTCATGGCTTGAAGGTTTGGCACAGGACGATTGGAGGATGTTCCACTCTGACAGCGAGGTGCAAGAGATCGCACGGTCTGCCATTAAACTGCTGAAAGAGCAGACAGACGAGATTAAAGAACTGCGGTCAATAGTTGAGTTTTGGAAAGAGAAAGCATTACGCACTTAAAGGAGAAAACAAAATGATTAAAGTAAAACAGCATACTGAAGGGGACAGTAGAGTATCAAAAACAATACCAACTTTTCGTGATTTTCATACGGCAAATGTTGACCATATTGATGATGTTAAGCATCTATCAGTGTTTTTTGCCGAAGAGTTGAAAAGAAGAATACTAAGTCATGATTGGACAAAAATAACGGAACCTTACGAAAGTATGTTTTATCGTGATTTATGTGCTGTGCTTGAAGGACGAATGGATTTTTTTGATGGTGAGTGGTCAAATCTTCATTACAACGAATTGGAAAGACATCACCTTAAAAGACATTGCCCGGAAGACGTAGATATGTTTGATGTAATAGAAATGCTATGCGATTGTGTAGCTGCTGGCATGGCAAGATCAGGGAATGTGTATGATGTTGATATTCCTGCTGAAGTGCTGACTAAAGCAGTTGGAAACACAGTAAAAGTCTTGGAATCACAGATTGAAGTAATAGAGAAGTAATGCGTTAAAGGCAACAATTTACTGCGTATTTTCTCCATGAAATTGTGTTTTACACAATTTGAAGATGAAAATAACTACAAATTATGCCTTCTTAGCTCAATGGCAGAGCATTCGGCTGTTAACCGAAGGGTTGTAGGTTCGAGCCCTACAGAAGGCGCTACAGGGGTTCCCGTGCGGTGTGGGAACTTAATGTTGTCCGCTGTTGATGCTTGCGCAGGCTAAATACAGAACCAATCCCTGTTCTCTTCTTTCTTTTCTCGGCGGACGCGAAAGAAGAATCCATTATGGTTGTATTTGCATGGAGTACAACTGAAAATCTAATCCAGTGCGCAAACACGGTGTGTGGTTCTCTATGATTGAAACGAGCAATTTATGAGGCCTTACGTAAATTAGTCGCGACAATAGCACTTAATTGGACGTTCGATTCGTTCAGCCGTATAGCTATGCTCCGCTTGGCATAGCAGTGATTCGCGTAGCACCTTATCAAGCATAACAGGGTGGTTCCCAACTCCGAAGTTACAGCACGGATTCATAGTAAGTTATAGTTTTATAGCTAACCATTATATATAATTCTATAACACTAAGAAGCGTTAGTAAGACTGGTTAGTAGGAGTATTATTACGGGATGTGGTGTAGCGGTAGCGCACCTGGCTTATATCCAGTAAGTGGGAGTTCGACTCTCTCCATCCCGACATCGTTGCTTCGTTCGAATCGAACCGGGACTACTTTCGCCGTCGCAAGCTCCGGCGATACCGAGAAAACGCGCTATCTTGCGCTACGCATTTTCAACTTTCCGCTTATCCATATTGGGTAAGCTTTATGCGCTTGCGTGTAAGCATTAATATCAAGCTCACCACTTGATGGCGTAAAGATCATCATCTAAAGAAAAAATGATTAAGGAGTGTGATTAAAAGATGATCAAGGTGTTTATGACTACTACTGCTGGACGGAAGAGCGATCTTTTCGATGAGGGAACTACTATTCGTGAGATCTTCGACCATTTCGATGTTGACTATTCTGTTGCGACAAATTGTATCGATGGTACCAAGATCGATCCCGCTGGGATGAATAAGACCCTTCGTGAGTGGGGCGTTGACAAGGAATGCCGTCTGTCTTCCATCGTTAAGATTGATAACGCGGCCCATGTCGACATTTCTGGCGCTTCTGCTGTTCTTGTTTCCGATGTAAAGCTGGAAGACTGGAAGCGTGTAGAAAAGTTTGCTCCGGAAATTCTTAAAATTGTCGACGAAGACGATGATCCTCTGTTCCTGGTGAAAACTTGCTGTGGTGGTGGGTCAATTAATAAGTATGGCGTATGCTTTGGCGCTCATACAAACGAGGGTGGACTTGCAACTGTGACTGTTCTTCTGGACGAAGAAGTAGAAGACAAGCTTGAGGCTGTCAAAGAGATTATGGGTTCTGCTCTGCTTGATCTGAACAGCATTGAAAAGGAAATTCCTGATGTGCTGAAGGAGATTGCAGATAAGGAAGCGGAGATCGAAAAGCTGATTATTGCTAAGTGATCTCCATACGGGGCTGGGTGAAATATCCCAGCCCCTTTTATAACAGAAAAGGAGATTGCAAAAGAAATGTTTAGAGAGTATATAAACAATCCAATTGATCCCATCCCTGTAGAATATGTTAATAAACTTAAAAGAATTTCAAATGAACCAGACTATTCACTAACTTGTCTTGGTATTGCGCTGTTAAAGCATAGAATTGAAGATTATCAAGGTATCGATGGAGTATATAATTCTTTTACAACAGAAAGAGACTGTGTAGCAAACTTCATTGAAGACTATAAAGATGTAGATAGTTATCCGCGATTCTGTTATTATGCATATTCAGTAAAAAGTGATGATAATGAAATTAAAACAAAGTTAACAGAACACGGTTTTGAAATTAAGGAGAGCATTGGGGCTCTTCTTAAAGATAAAGCAGATACAAAATGTATTGCCGCATATCATAAAACAATGAATTGCGCTGCAATATTCATTAACTCAAAAGATATTCGGTTTTATCATATGTTGATTTCTTTCCTTTCGTTGCTGTTTCCAAATCTGTTTGCAGAAAAGCCTTTGGAAGAAAGAGATTATAATATTATCAAAGCCCTATCTAAAACCAGTAAAAATGCATTTACAGATAAAATTCGTGAAGCAGTAGAACCGTATGCAATGGAATTTAGACGGATGATGCTTTGCAGCTTAATGAAAAGAATGCATGAAGTTAAAATTGTTCGGGCACAAGGCGATGTAGATAGTCAACGCAATGTTGTTAGAGATCTGTCTAATAGATATGCCCAGGCAATGAAACAATTAAAAGATCTTATTGTTATCTTTGAGGGAATGAAAGCTACTGAATCGTATGATCAGGCCGAAGAAGATCTTGTAGAATATCTTGCAACAAATAAGCTGATTCATAATTTGAACATTGATAACAATAAGCTTACGTTTACTGTAGCAACGTTGCTCAATAATTATAACGAAAATGCATGGAGCACATTCGATGATCGTGGATATATTTACGACGGAAATTACACGAATGACGGAAGACACACAATTAATTTGCTTGATGTCTTCAAGAAAAGAGAGAATAGAAAGATTCTTCTTAATAATATTTTCTCTGCTGCTCCTGAATTTGTTGTTAAAATTGCCGGAAATTATTGTCTAAACTTTGAAGAATGCAGAATTACAACCAATAGAAACTTTGATTATAACCTTGCTGATCCTCTCTATCACTCTTATATGCCTAATCCGCATTTAAAGATCTTTGGATGTCTTGGAGGATATGAAACAAGAGTAAACAAGGCACTGCAAGAAAGAAACTATATTGGAGCAATAGAAATGTGTTGTGCTTCTGCTGGATCTGTTGACCTTGATGAAACGGAACAGACTTTTAGACCGTTTATTGGATGGCTTATGAGTAGCCGTGAAAAGGTTTTGAAGCGCAAGGACGGCAATGACATGACTCCAGAAGAAGCATTGCTTTATCTTATCGATAAGGAGAAAACAAATGAGACCGATACGAATGACTAAAGAAGCAGAAGAAAAAATGCTTAAACTTTTCTTTGAAAAGTTCCAGAAAGAATGGAAAACCTTTAAGGAGAACGTAAACGATAAAAAGTTTACGTTCTCAGTCGACTTTTCAGAGCCAATAAAAGACAAGATTGAAATTATGTTTACTCCACAGGCGTTCCTTAGGATGCGTGCTCTTGTCGAATATTATGGCACTGAAGTTGGATGGTATGGTTTAGTAGAAAAGCTTGATAATATGTTGTATCGAGTATACGACGTTAAGATTTGCAAACAATATGTAAATGGATCTAAAGTTGATACGGAAGATGAAGATACTCTTGAATTCTTTAATAGTCTGACTAACGAAGAAGCGGAGCATATGCATTTTCAGGCTCATTCGCATGTAAAGATGAGCACAGAAGCATCAGGCGTAGATCTTCAGAATCAGTTGGATGTTGTTCGTAACATGGGGAAAGAAGGATTTTATATCTTCCAGATTTGGAATAAGAATGAAGATATAAATACTTATTTGTATGATCTTGATAACAACATGTTTTACGATAAAAAGGATGTTATTATTACAATTGAAGACGAAGATCAGACAATAGCAGACTGGGTAGCAGATACTAAAAAGTTAGTACAGGAAAAGAAAGTGAAGACGTATTATCCTGCTCAGTACTATGGCAAAGGAAATGAGCCAAAGAAAGATCCTGTATATCTGCAAGATGGATATTGGGATGGCACTAATTATGATCAGAGGTGGGATTGGTGAACTTAGCAAAAAGTTCTGAATTTTTTGATCCACAGTCCTGTAAAGAAGCAATTCACGTAATAGGATGTGGTTCTGTAGGATCTTGTGTGTGCGAGCTGCTTGCACGATTTGGACTAACAAATGTAAGTTTGTACGATTTTGACACCGTAGAAGAACATAATCTTGCTAATCAGAATTTTACAACAGAAGATCTTTATAAACCAAAGCTTGAAGGTGTTTACAGCAGGTGGGTTAAAATCAATCCTGAAGCTACAAAAGAAATTAAACTGTATCCTGACGGATGGAATGGACAGAAACTTTCCGGATATGTGTTTCTTTGTGTAGATAACATTGATTTACGGAGAAAGATTGTTGAAGATAATAAATACAATATGAACATTAAAGCAATGTTCGACTTCAGAACGGCTTTGACGTCTGCTCAGCACTATGCTGCCGACTGGTCTGACGATGATAGTATTAATTATCTTCTTGATCAAATGGACTTTTCTCACGAAGAAGCTGAAAAGAACGTCCCAGTAAGTGCTTGCAAAGTATCTCTTTGTGTAATGCCTACTGTTTGGAGTGTAAGCATGGCTGGAGTAATAAACTTTGTAAACTTTGTTAAAACTGGAACACTGGAGAAAGCAATGATTCTAAAGCCGTTTGATTTTGAAACTTTGGTTCTTTGACGCGTAAAGTAGTTCAACATCACAAATGTTGATCAATTTATGTCATAAATTGAATAATTTTGCTCGACGAATAGACGACGCCTCCAGAGCCCTGCAGCTGAGCGGAGAACCGTCGCTGGTTATAACGAAACTCAAATATAACCTAATAATACACATAAATAAAAGAAAATTAAAATTCGAGCGATAATAAA